CCGCAGCGCTCCGGATCTTTGCCGATACCTGGATGCAATACATGGCCATGATCGAGGCGGACACGTTCGATCCACGCACGCTCGACTTCATCATGGACGTCGAGCAACAGATGCGCCGGCTCCTGCCGACGCCCGATGATTTCAAGTATATCCACGGCCGGCTGCTCCACAGTCCGGCCTGCCCGCGGCTGAAGGCGACGCGCCTGGCGCTGGGCGAGGCCTTTCTCGATAACGGGATGTGGCCGATCAAAAACTATTTCACGACAGGGAGGAATGGAAAATGAGTAACACCAATCTACGATTCAGCGAACGGAAATGCGAGAACTGCGGGAATAAATTCACCATCGACCGCTCGAATTCGGTCCAATCGCGGGACCGCTGGAAGTGTGACGCTTGCGTGGCGAAGCCTGATGAGGATCAGACTCCGCTCGATATTTACAGGATCGGCAAACTCGCAACCACGAACCAGGTCGGAGCCCGCGGGATACGGTCGATGGTGCGCCGAGGTGGCTCTTGACATGATGCCCATCCGGCAGAGGAGAGAATTGTGGGCGATGGACCTACTGCATTGGTCACTCAAGATCTGCCCGAAAGGGTTCCGCCGCGACTTTCTTGAATACATGAAGCAGTACGCTGAGATGCATCAGAGGTGCGATGGGAATTCGGGGACGTAGCGGCCGTCGCCCGCAACGTTTCTGCGGAAATGGCCACGACAAGCACGCCGCGCACGGTGTTTACGAGGACGGCCGCTGTGCCAACTGCCGGCGGGTTCAAAACGCAAAAGACTACCTGAAACGAAAAAGGCGCGGTAAAAACCGCGCCAGAATCGTCCCAGGCAAACGTTCATAGGTCCGCCCGACCCATAACACCCCTCCTTTTTAGTTTACCGCCTCGTGCAGTTCGGCACATGCCGCAACCTGCCCTTGATGATTGATGCAATAGGGAATTCCGGACTCCTGATCGTAGCGAACCACAATCGGTCCACCCTGCCGCTCGATGAACGTCCCGTCCTCGATCACTCCCCAGATCGGATCGCTCCACGTCACGTCCGGGAGTTTCGGCGCCGGCCGTCCCTTGAGCGCGTACTTGATCGCGTTCGGACTGACACCTAAAGCTTTCGCCGTCGCCCGGTAGCTCTTCGTCTTCGAGTAGACCGACTGCGCCCGCTTGATGTCGATGATGTTGGGCCGACCAATCGGTTTCCCGCTCCGGGTTCCCATGACGGCTGCCCGCTGCAGACCGGCCCTGGTGTTCTCGGAGATGCGGAGCCGCTGCTGCTTTGCCAGCGCCGCCATGATCGCGATAATCGCATCCTTGAAGAGGCCAGTGGAATCCAGGTACTGTTCGGTGTACGACTTCCAGTCCGCTCTGGCGTTGGTAATGTTGCGCAAATGCTGCAGCGTCTCGAAGACGCCCTCACGGCTCAGTCGATCGAGCGCCCAGAACCCGATTAGCACCCGCGGCGCTGTCTTCGGTCGCGCCCGCAGGTCGGTCATCATCTTGTTGAATTGCTCCCGGTCGCTGGTCTTGCCGCTCGCCCGGTCAACGTACTCGGCCACCACCTCGTGACCTAACCCGTGCATCCATTGCCGCAGGATGCGGATCTGATTCTGCGGGTCTTGCGACCGCTCAACCTTTTTACCGGTTTCGCCGCAGGCCGGGCACTCCGCTACATCGTCGGCGCTCAGGAACTTCTTCCCGCAGGCCGTGCATCCACACTTGGCCGTCGAAACTCGGGCATAAAGCCATGCCTTACTCATCTTCGGGTACCTCCAGAGTCGGCAGGGACAGTACCTGCCGCTTTCTGCCTTCCGGCGTCGTCAGTGGAGGGTCGGGTTCAACCGCACGTTGTGCCGGGCGAGGATCTCGTCGAACTCCGGTCCCATCCGGTGACGGATCTCGTCCAGAGCTCCGTCCGTCCGCATCAGCCCGTCGTTCGCCATCGCCCCGGCCGCAATCTGGGAAGCCGTCCAGAAATCGTTGCCGGCCGCTATCGCTCGCGACCGTGTCGCGTAGAAGACGTTGTAATCGTTCTGGAAGATCAGCCGCACGGTCGCGTAATCCCAGCCGACCGGCAAAGACGGCGCCTGCGCTTCCAGACTGCCGGCGACCATCAACAATGCGTAGAGTGCCAGTTTCCGCTTCATGCTCGTACCTCCACTTTCCTTCCGACAATCGTTGGTGTTCTGGTGTCCGGCCCCACGGTCTCGATGATCCGGTTCGCTGCGTTGTGAAACTCAAACAAGTAATCCGCGATTCCCATTTTCCTTTTCTCCTTCTGCTGGTCTAAAGCCCCGCGCCGACTCTGACATCGGATCGCTTCGCGGGGTGCGGGCTATTCGTCCTCGGTCGGCTCCTCTCCTTCCGCCAGAAAATAGCCGTCTTCGCTCATGTCGTCCTGAAATAAATCCTGAATTGCGTCGCTGTCCATTTCTGGCGAGCGGGCGAGGGTTAGCGCGAAGTCCCGAAGCACTTCCGGGTCGTTTGTTTCGTTGAGCCGCTCCTCGAGCCACTCGAGCGGATATTCCCATTTGTACTTTTTCTCTGTGGTCGTCATGGTCTCTACTCCTGTCGTTTGAATTGAGCGACTAATTGAAACTCCACCGCAATACCGCAAGGTACTGGCCTGTCTGTTGTTTCGCCATTACGCACCCCCGATCATGCCGTGCAGTTCCATCAGTTCCATCGCGGCCGGCACGACCGCAAGGAACTCCTCCGCGCTCATGCGCCCAAGTTTCGCGAACGCCCAGCCGTTTTTCGTACGGGTCTCGCGCTTCAGTTGCAACTTGTTCGGGCCGCCGTTATAGGCGGCAATCTGAACCAGCACCCGGGTACTCTCACCGGCGAGGACCTCACGGCTCTCCACGACCTTATCTTTGGACTCATCGAAAACTGACATATGCTTTCCACTCCTGCGGTTGGATTAGAACGGGCTTAGGACCGCTCTGCCGCATTAGGTGGCGAGGATCGCCACCCCTTCTGCGTTAATTCCCGCAAACCCCCCAGAAAGCTCCCAAGATTTCTAATTCAGGTTTCATCGTTTCCAACCCTAATTCTCGTAGTCGAAAAACATGAAATCGCAGTTGGTGAAGAAGTCGCGGTAATCCAACTCCTGACAAATCTGAAGCGCGGTTTCAGGGAAAAGTGTGATGTGATTGTATTTCTCGTTTTCAGTCATTTCCATTCTGTCCTTTCGAGCGGTTGAGTTTGCCCCCGGGCTACCGACCGGGCTGCCGCATTAACGGGAGGACCGCCCTCCCGCCGGTCTGCGTGGTTACTCGCTGCCGTCCACGAAACATGGCACCGGCTCACGAAGGTCGGAGAGCCTCCGTATCGCGCCGGTAGCCACGAACACCTTCAGCGCCTCGCGGCACGCCTCACGGCCCTCCAGCCGGTAAATTTCGGCAAACGTCGCCACGTGCGCGTCAAGCCGCGCCGCCTGGTCCGCTAACGGTCTGGGCGCGGACCATTTCAGCGGCAATGTGAGCGCCGCTGCGTGCGTCATCAGCACGCACGACTCGATCCCGTCTTCGATCTCCCACGGTTGCACCGTCACATAGATCCCCCGCTGACTCTCCGTCAACGTCTTCATGTAATGCACGGTGACGCGTATCACCTTGCCGGCCGCTGCCGTCTGCCAGCGGAACTCGTCCCGCGTCTTCTGTTTGAGATTGTCCATAGTCCATTCACTCCTAAGCGGTTTGATTTTGGCATCGGGTTTCGGACCGACCGCCGACCGCATTAGCGGGCATCGCTGCCCGCCCGTCTGCGTTTAACACCTCCGGCGTTTTGAAGTCTTCGGCCGAACCGTTTCAGCGGCAATGTGACCAACAATAGCTCGCTCAATGACCTCTAACCTCAGTTCAGCACTCTCAATCCGGCAGTCACAGTGTTTGGGATAGCAGGTAAACCGTACACCCGTGTCCGTCACCTCGACGCGATCACATTCGGTTCGTTGTGGTTCCCCGAACACAAAGCTATCCGGAACCTCGAAGACATTCTCTTTGTCTGGATCGGCAACTTCTTCGATTTCCTCCGTCCATCCCAGCATGTCCGCCGAAGCATCCCAATACACCATCGTGTCCAGGCTCGTTTCGGCCTGTTTTAAGATCTTGAACTGTGTAATCCTGCGTTCCAGGATCGTCGCCAGTTCTGGCGTTAGATCCACGGCAGCATAGTCACAGTCCCCGTTGAAGTTCTCGTTGGTGGACCACGTTTTCAGTAGGAGTTTCATAAGGACACCTGCGCTTCGATATCTTCCGGCGTGCACGTGCATTCGGTCGTCAAGTGGATGGTGCAGCGCAAAACGGCCGGTAGAACGGTCGGCATGACTCCCAATTCAAAGAGCGATACCAGCGCCGCCTGCGTCACATCCTTCCCGTGCGTCAAGAACATGGCGGCCAAGGCCGGCGCGTGAAGATCGACCTTCTGCGCGATCTCCTGCATTTTCCTGGGCGTCGCGCGTGCCAGGTGCTCGACAAACAATCCTTTCGTGCCGCTGCACAGCACCGTCGATTCGCCCGACCAGCCCCGTCCGTTGTCCGGCTCGATCTCCCACGGGTCCACGTTTACGTAGATACCTCGGCGTGACAGACTCATCGTCTTCATGTACTTCACCGTCACCCGGGCTATTTTGCCCACGGTTCCGCTGTCGTAGCGGTATTCGTCGTTCGATCTCAGTTTCAGGTTCACTAAATTAGCCATCAGGTCCTCCAAAGAGCGGTTTGATTTGGTGCGCGATTTGGGACGCGCCACCGACCGCATTCCGGACCGTCCTCGCCGAGAAACGGTCCGCCCTCTGCGTTTTATCCCTCGGTACCACCTCCTTCGTCCGTCGTTTCAGCATCGTAGTGCATCTGCGCCCGCGACAACGCCGTTTCGAAACTCCCGTATTCCTCCGATTCCCTGTCGCATAGGTGCATCAGATCGGCCAGAAGATCGCAGATCGCGTCTCCGGCATCCACTCCCGTGGAGTCCATGAACACCTTCAAGGATTGCTCTGCCCATTCGGCCCGCTCCGGATTCATGTCGTCCGGGTCCGGCGGCAGCCCGGTTTCATCGTCAACTTCCCGGGTTTCCGGTCCTTCAACGGTCGTCGGTTCGTTTAGAAGACCGTAGCCTTCACTGATCCATTGCCCCATCGCGCCCACTCGATCCACGTACTCAGGCGCATCCGTGTAAACGTCCTGTGAGCCAAGGTTGACGATCTCTGCCAGGATCTCCCGCATTGAATACTTACGATTGGCTTCCGGGCGTGTCGGTGGAATGTAGTCGTCGTCATCCATTTCCTTATCCACGAGGCACCCCCAGCGCGTTCAGCGCGTCGCAGACCGCCTGCGCCTGCACCACATGCTTCGATTTGGTATCCGATCCCGCACCTTCCCATCCGTCCTCGTTGTACCAGACGGTCGCCATGACCTTGTTTGACGTCTCCGCCGATCCATCTTCCGGCAGCACCCGCACGATCTCGTACGCCGCCTGCACCCCATTGCCGTTTCGCGCTCCCCGACCGATGCGTACCACGTAGCGGCTATCCACGGTCCACCTCGATCTCCTTCCGGCTCGCCCAATCGCCGCGACGTGGATCTCCCTCCCACACCCGCCCGTTGTACGACACGTAGGCGATACGCTTCCCCGCATCATCCAGGAGGACTCCCGCGTCGCCCGTCCAATTTCCCATCCCTAAATGATTGGTCGCGATGTACTGCCGGACGATCCGGCTCGCATCTGCGTATGTCCGCACGTCCAGGCGCGTCTCGCGCCCGCTATGCACCGGCTTCTGCCAGTACCCACCCACGATGTCCGGATTCTTTCGATGTCTCAATATGAGCTTCATTGCGAACTCCCAGCGGTATGATTGGACTCGGCTTTGGACGAGTCTGCCGCATTACGGGGCATCGCTGCCCCGCCATCTGCGTTATGCGAGATACCCACCGCTAGATCGTGCTTGCGCCACTTCTCGCCCCGCGCCGCGGGTGAGCGCGGTTGCGTGGTGCCGCGGGGTTGGGGTTAATCGTCAAGCGTCCTGATATCTGCAAACCAGTTCAACCCCTGCGATGCAAAAGTTGAGTTGAGCTCGTTTGAAATAGTCTCAGCCTGCTCCTTACTCAGTTTCGCGCGGATCTTTGTCACGACTCGCTGAGTCCGATCGTTTACACGTACTAAAACGGCGTGCTCGTTCTGCTTCGTCTTCATATCGTCCCTCCTACTTCTTCTTGAATAGAATCGTTTGGTTCATCCTGTACAGCTGCTGGTCATCCCAGCACAACCGGCAATTCACGCACGGTATCCCCTTTGTATCGTGCGGACACTCCACAAACTTCGGTGCCCCCGGCAATCCGATCACCGACCGCACCAACTCACCATGCGACACCATCTCACTGTCGTACGTATACGCTGTCGCGTACCCACGAGCGCGAGCTTGCGCCATCTGGCCAACCGTATCGCACGAGGCCAGCACGCTCACCCCGGCCCACGACGACCGCTCCACCCGATCCCACGAGTGTGTATACGTCCACGCTGGTGACCCAGCACGCTTCCTGTACGCCCTCGCCGCCGCCGATACAATCCGCGCCGCGCCATTCGTCCGGCAATCCCCCGACACGTGCAGTCTCAACGGTCGCCAGCCGCTCAATCGTCGTATCCCTGCCGCCTCCGCCCGGGCAATCTCCACCGGGTTCCCGCCATCCAACCGCGCTGTCTGCGCCGCCACCATGCCTCGTTCCGCATAGCACCCATTCCCCATCAACGGGCAATCCATCGGACACGATTCCAGGTTGACGTACGTCGCGGATACCGGACCAGTCTTCCGGTTATCCGAATTCTCGACCGCTATCGCCCGCTTCCGGATCATCGGCTTCTCCCGCCTTCGACCAATCCGCAATGCGCCAATAACCGCGCCCGCAGCGGTTTCAACTCTTCCACCAAGTACCCATAATCCACGTCTGCCGCGCCGACAATCGCCGACACGTCGTCTCGCGACAAACCCAGCATCATGCCCTCGTAGGCGAAACTGCCGGAACCTTCCACTCCCGCCACACAATTGATCGGGCAGGCATCGCCTTTCGTGTTTCGGATGAACCTGCCGAGTTTCAACGTCCAGCCCGTTTGGGGCAATCGGGCAAAGAAGTCATCCAGCGTCATCGCCCCTCGTTCTTTCCGCGTATGGCACGTGCACGCGCAATCGGGATCGACACAGCGGTCGTGATGGTAGGCTTCGCAGACGGTCGTGATGTTGAGTCTCATTAGAATGCCTCCACTTCTTCGTGCCGTTTCACGTCGATGACCAGCCCATGCGCCCGACCGACCGTGAAGTCGTTACGGTAGTCCGCGTCGGGCACGAGGAAGTACCTGTGCGCGACGTCTCCACGTTTTCCACCAAGGGTGCACGTTGAACCGACAAACCCGGGAGGCACGTTCTTGTGCCAATCGCCAACATTCGCGATCGCCACCCATTTATCGGCAGTCTGCTCCTCAAATGCCTTTCGATCACGGATGTACGATTCGCCGATCTGGATCGTCTCGCCCGTGAACCGCTCGTATTCGTCCGGGTTCCAGTTCTTCACCGTGCCCGCCACCGTTTCCAGGTTTACCGTCTCTTTGGTCTGAAACTCCGGCCAGAACACCAGATACGGCATGGCCCAATGACAATCTTCCTCGTACCAGCCACCCGCCTGCCGCATGTACGGCGGCATCTGCGCATTCCGCTCTCTCGATAACTTCACGCCACCATGTGACGGCGTACCGACAAACCACGCGCCTGGAATTAACTCCTTTACGTGATCCGCGCGGCCCCACGGCGTGCTCATACCCTCCCGTGGTTCAGCCGATCTTTCCGCCTTTTCCGGACGAACAAACATGAACGGGACCATCTTGATTTCACTCATCGAATACTCCCAGCGGTTGAATTTGGCGCAGGTTGTGGACTGCCGCCGACCGCATTAACGCACCCCATCGGGTGCGCCCATCTGCGTCTACGCGTTATCCGTCCAATTCGTGACGTGACACGCACACTCGCAATTCTTCATCTTGATCTCCTTAGTCATGTTTGTTTGCCTCTGTCTAGACACAGGGAATTTTTCCCCCGTGTCTACCTGCTCTTCGCCGCGTCAAGCGACAGCAACGCCGTCACCGCCATCGCGACCGCCAATACAAGAAACGCCGTCTCCCCCTCGAATTGGCACCACACCAATGCCAAGCACAGCGCACTCGTTAATGTCCCTATCCCTACTATCGTCAATCCCACGGCGCGTAACCGAAGCGCGGCATGCTCCCGGCGGGAGAGCACGATGAAAGTTTTCTGTGTTCTGTCCTTCATAAGAGAGTCCTCCGATTGAGAACTATATACCCACTTTAAGAACTTAAACGATTCGTGAGTTAGTGCGCGCATGGAAATGTGGATAGGCTCATGTAATCATTGCATTTACATTGCTTCACTTTTTTTCTTCTCCCCCCTTGACAACGGTTTAAGCACACTGCGAAGCCGTTTCTAGGGTTTTCAATGGGTTACGAGGTTTGTCGGAGAGGGATACAAAACGGTCGTTTTGTGCGCATGTTTGATTCGATCTAAGCCGGACGGTAGATCAACTAGTTAGGACGCGGGTTTGAGGCATATCGGCAGGTAGGTTTGTGCGCATGCCGGATTCGTCCCCGGGATCTCCTTCTTTACTTCCCGCCGACCAGCTGCCCGGGTTTCTGGATCGGAAGCTCGCCGACCCGTGGCCTGGATCGCTGGATCTTCCTTCCTTCACGACTCCGGTTCCGATCCGCCGATCGGCCCCAGTGCTCGAAACCGCCGGCACTCACCTGGCGATGCGACGGCCGCTGGATTCCTCAGCCGGAGCCGGAGTCCCCTCCCGAGGATTCAATCGCATCCTCATAGCCGTTGGGGATAAAAAAAAAATGGAAATACAGGCAGAGGGAGACGAGGCATAGGGAGTCTGGGATACAAAGGGAACGGTAAGTGCGCGGACAGGTGGAAAGTATTGGGGTTATCGGCAGGGAGTACAGGAAATTGGGAAAAACGCCCCTAGGTGTACAATGAGGATTTTCAGCGATGTGGCCGACCCTACTATCTTCTTTATATATATATATTATATATAAGTATATATATATCATATAGGTGTAGGTAGGCCTACCCGGAATGGGCGTTTGCCCAAAAGAAATACGAAGTACGTATTAGGACGGAGGCTACGTAGGCTGGCACAGGAGGGGGGTGGAGGGTGGGGGCAGACGTAGGCCCGTATATGGAAGTATAGGAAACGGGGGTATTACCGCTCATGTTGGTTTTGTACTGGTGTTATAAATGGCATTGACTGAGTGGGGATATGATGATACGGTGCGTTTGGTGTTACAAGGAATCGAGTATAGACGGGCACAGGAGGCGAAAATGGGTCGACGGACGCTGGAGCAGAAGCAGAATGAGATGCATGGTCGATTGAGTGTGAAGATCAGGAACCAGAAGGCGCGGATGATGAGGAAACTGGAGGAGGGGCGCCGGGTGTTGGCGGAGTTGGATGCGCTGAGGGATCGGGTCCGGGAGCATATGAGGGAGACGCAGATCGATATTGGGGAGTACCGGGAGAGGCCGGAGTTGTTCTTTCCAGGGCCAGACGATCGGGAGGTGGTGAGGCGGCATCTGGAGGATTGGAAGATCGCGCCGAGCCGGTTCGCGCGGGAGATTGGGGTGTTGAGGCAGCAGGTGGTGAGGGTGATCTCGGAGCGGGAGTCGGTGCAGGTGTCGAAGCAGGCGTTTCTGAAGATGTTGAATGAGGCGCGGGTGGGGTTGCCGCCGAAGTCGCTGCGGGAGTTGCGGCGGGAAGGGAAGGGGCGGGTCGGTCGGTACGTGGCGGAGAAGGACCCTGGCGCGGTGGGCGTCGGGCAGTTTACGGTCGTCAACACGGGATATCGAACACGGGAGGACGGAGTAAAGATGCATGGAGATCACACGGTGCGGGAATGCACGGGGGCATGCCGATGAACGGCGGGGTGGAAGAGCACGAGCACGAATTTGCCCCGTTCGGGGTGACGCAGGAGATATGCAGGTGCGGGGTCACGAGGACGCGGGTGGCGCCTGCGGTCCTGGGGGTGCGGCCGATCTCGGTCACCTCGGCGGATATCCAAGAGCTCCGGATGAAGACGATGGGGAAGAACGTCCGGGCGTTGCCGACCGGGGAGGGACTCGAGATCACAAACGAGCGGATGCTGGCGGTCCGGGACGATTTGATGCAGTTCGTCAATAACCAGTTCCGGAATTTGGCGGTCGGCTTCCAGAACGAGATGAACCGGATGATTGGGGGATTCCAGAAGGTCTTCGAGGAACAGGAGAAGCGGGCCGAGCGGACGGCGAAGTTGATGGAGGACCTCAGGGAGGAGGTGGCGGGGAAGCGGAGACCCCGCTGCGCGACGTGCCGCCGGCAGATCGCCCGGAAGAAGAAGTGAGGCAGTTGTCGTTTCCAGGTCCGGTCTGGGTGCCGGTCAAGGACGGTGATGCGACGGCGCGCGCGATCTTCGATCGGCATTACTCCCGGATCCGGTATCGGGACGGCCGGGATCCGGTCCTGTTCGTCGGGCCGGGTGAGAAACTCGTCCTGCTGACGCCGGATGCCCTGGCACTCTTTGTGTGGCGGAAGTTCATCGACGACTCCGGACAGAAGGGGGTCAACTGCGCCGTCTTCCGGAACGAAGGGCCGGCGCTGTCGAGCGGATTGATCCTAGAGGCCGAGCGCTGGGCGGACGAGCGGTGGCCCGGGGAACGGTTGTATACGTACGTCAACCCGCGGAAGGTGCGGTCGTCGAACCCGGGGTATTGCTTCACCATGGCCGGGTGGCGGCCGTGCGGATATACGAAGAGGCGGGGCTACCGTATCCTCGAGAAGTGGCTTAAGAAATTAAATTGACGTGGGGCGTGTTCGGATTTAGGATGCCTGCACGGAGGTCACTATGGAAGATTTGATTGCGATCGAAGAGTTGGAAACGAAGCGGGTCCCGAACGTTCCAGTCGTCACGCCTCAGAATTCGAGCGCGGGGTTCCTGGATTAACCATGAACGGCACCACCGTCGAGCGGGTGCAGGGTGTGGCGAGGGATCAATTGCGCATAGGGGACGTGCCGGCGCCGGCGTCCAGGGTTTATGCGGATCTCGCGGCGGACTCACTGGACGGCGTCGAGTTGCTGCTCGCGCTCGAGGAAGAATTCAGGGTGGAGATCTCGGACGTGGAGTGGGAGTCGCTCGGGAAAGACCCGACGCTGACGGATATCGCCGCTCTGATCGATCGGTGTTTAACGGTTTAACGGAGGGGCGTATATGTGGGATGCGATCGCAACGGTGGGATGGATCGGATTGGCGGCGGCCGGCGTCACGGTGGTCGGGCTGGTGCTGCTGTACCGGTGGAGGGACCGGTCGTGAGCGAGGCGGAGATACAAACAGTTATGGTAGCCGCCAACTGGATCGCCCTGATCGTGGCGTTCATCGCGCTCGTGGTTGAACTGAGGAAGCGCAAATGACCCCATCCGAGATTCGCGCCCTTGAAGAGTGGATATCGACGGCGTTGGATGTCGCCCGTAACCTTCACTGGGCCACCGACGAAGTACAAAACGCGGAACTGCTGGAGATGATGCGGAGGCCTCTGCTCGTTTCAGATTGGCCGGGATGTGAAGGCTGGCGCGTCGATATCGGCGTTGAGCCGTTGACGCCATTGAAAGGATTTCCGAATGCCGTTGGCGGAAGACCGCTCGGTCCAACAAATCTTGACCGTAAATTAGCCGTCTGTCTCGCCTGGCGTGTCTGGTGGGAGAGCCTGTCGGAGGAGAAGAGAGCATCGTGTCTGAAATGACAGACGAGAAGAAGAAGCCGCTACGACAATGTAACCGACACCAGGATTGCGACGCTGCTGAAGAGGAAGTAATGAAACGTCGAGGCATCCAGCGCCACGAGATTAGCTACTCTTTTCACTGCCACGACGAAGACTGTGAGGACTGCTTTGGCTGCTGAAATGACAGACGAGAGGGCGGCGAAGTGCCGGGTACGGCTTGCCAAGGAAGCCCTGAAGGGCCAGGGCTGATGACACCGGTATTCCAAACACGATACGGAATAGGTCGAGGCAACTGCCTGACAGCCTGCGTCGCTAGCGTCCTCGACCTGCCTATCGATGCACTCCCTGAGTTCTGCGACGCTGAGGGCGGTGGTTGGTTCGATCGACTCTATGACTATTGTCGCCGCAACGGACTGTTTCTGATTTACTGGAATCATTCCGAGGACGTGCCGATGATTGCGGTCGAGGCGTATCTGATCATGGAGCTTAAACTTGAGGGCGTCGAATCGGAACATCATTCAGTTGTCGGGCGATGTTACCGGACATCGACATATCTACAGCCGGACGGCAGTAAGCGATGGGAGTGGGCGACCGAAGTCGTTCACGATCCAAATGAGCACGGTCGCCCGGACACAGAGTCCGTACTTTCGTACATACTGATCGGGAAGCGAGGAGTGGAACTTAATGCCTGAGAACAAACCGAAGCCGGACATCCTGAAGGCGATCCTCGCGGACGCACTCGATATCTACCGCGCTATCCATACCGATACGATCCGCTACGACCGGGAATTTAGCGAGGAGTGGGAAAAGAAGTTCGGCGTCTCGGTCGAAGCCGGCCTGATGCTGATCAACGGGCTGATCGAACAGCACCACGAAGATGGCCGACCACAAGGTCCGTCATTGCTCGATGGGCTGGTGGACCAGATCTGCGATCGGGTGGAAGAGGCGATGATGGCGCGCACGGACATGCGGCTCGTGAGCGTATCCGACGTCGGCTTCTGGCCGCGTTCCAGTTCTCCGCCTCCGCCCAACTGGCCACTCCCTGTGCCGCCGCCTGGTCCGCCGCCTGAAATGACCGCCGGTCCGGAGTCGACCGTCGATGAAGTCGTCGAAGAGTTTGCCCCGGCGATACAACTCGAGCCGGTAAAGATCGAACTACTGGCTGAGGCCATCATGGCCCAAGCCCCTCCGAAAGGTGAGCGCTCTGTTCCTCGCGGATCGCCGCGCTCGTTCTCGAGCCTTGCTAAGGAGATCCTGCGGGACAAGGGAACCCCGATGTCGGTCCAGGAGGTGGACGCGATCGTCCGGACGAAGTACAAGCGGACTCCGGCGCCGGCCACGATCGGGGTGGAGCTTTGCGCGATGGCGCGCAAGGATCCGTCGATTGTCCGGGTGCGTGAAGGCACGTTCGTGTACGTGTATCAGCCGCCGGAGCCAATGCCCCACGTCCCGACCGTGGAGTGCAATCATTGCCAGGAGCAGGTACCGACGGCGCAGTTGTCACAACACAAGCGGGAGCAGCATCCGGTGACGGACAATCCGAACGGCCGCCGCGAAGAGCAGAGCGCTGGACTTGGGGGTACGCTCGGGCGTATTAATTTCTAATGAAAGCGCGCGCCTGGTGGGGTGGACTCACCGATGAAGACTTTACATGCATGCCCGTGATCACGGATCCGACAATACCCATCGATCAGTTGGCTGTCGTGCCGACGGTGCTACCGGCGGACTGGGCGCAGATGTCCGAGCAAGAGCAGCACGAGTGGCTGGGCCGCCACGCCATCCTCGTGAAAAACATCAAGAGGGTCGAATGAAGCGTTGGTTCCAGGGCGATGAATCCGAACGTAACGAAGTTATTCTCGAGTGTAAGCTCTGCCCGCCGTACAAGCCGGCAAAGTGGAGCGGCATGCTCACGAACGGACGGATCCTCGAGCAGCCGGCGGTCGGGCATCACACGTACAGCCTGCGGGTGCTGATCGCGCATTACGCGCACTACCATCCGAGCACCATGGAAAACTTCGTCTCGATGCATCAGTTCCGCGAGCAGACCATCACATGGCTCTACGACTACTACAGGTTCCACGGCACAGAACCATTCATCGTGTTGGGCGACGTCCACCGTAATGTGTATACCGGCGCTTTCGGCGCAAACATCACCTCGTAACCGTTTAAAAAATTAAATTGACAGGCGTTTCGCCGGGTGCCAATATGCCTCGCGGAGGCAATGAATATGGGCGACGTCGATAAGATGCTGGAAGAGACCAACCGGCAAATGGAGCAGTCCAAGAAACTACTGCAGGATCTCGCGAACGAGGTTGTCAATCTTGGCGAAGTGATACAGCCGGCGCTGGAACGGCAGATCGGAGTGCTGCGATCGGCGAGGATGTCCACGATCTCGGAGATCTCGCAGAGCCTGACCGCCTTTCGAGACCTGCGTCAGTTCTTCCTCGCCGATGAACATGAACACGAGATGGCGCGGCTGAAAGAATTCGTGGATGTTTGCGAACGACTGCTTACGCTGAAAAACAGCGGGATGCTTGATGCGCTGGCCGACACGATCTTGAAACTCGGTGGGCTGTGACAAAGAAGTACGCGCGGGACTATGAAATGGACGAGAAATTCGAAGAGTTCATGGAGGCGTATGGCGTAGGGTCCCCGAGGGCGGCCGCCGAGGCCTATGGCCGGCTACTGAGGGCGCAGCGGACGCTCGTGCATCTTCAGGTGCTGATGGGTCGCGTGAAGTTGTCGCTGATTTCACACATCGTGAACCAGACGAGGATCGCCTCCATTCTCGGCCTCGAGACACACAGGACGGACGCGCTGATGCGGAGGATTTCCAATGCGGACTAAGTGGACGAAAGAGCTCGTAGCGCTCGAGGCCACCCGCCAGATGTGGGGCGACGCGACGGTCCGGGCAGTTGCGGAGGCGGCTCGTACCGTGACGCACACACGGATGCTCGTGTACTCGCTGCATCAGGCCATGGCGGTCCACCTGGCGATTACTGGCCATATCGGCTACGTCATGGATCCAACCTTCGGCGGCTTGCCGGCCGTTAAGGCGATAGTCGAACGATTCAAGGGAATGACGCCATGAAAAAAGTTCTAAATAAAGAGCAGGCAGAATGGAATGACGCTCTCCGTGAGGCGTTGACTCGGCTTGGGCGGGATGTAGACATGGAGTCCGCTAAGGCGTTTTTCCGGGCCGGTCGGACGCTTAGCAAACTCCGGGAACTAATGGACGTGCTCGCACGCCAATTGATCTGCGCCGCGTTCGACGAAACTGGAATTGGGGCCGCAGTTCATCCGTTGGAGTCTGAGGTCGGTCGTCAGATACGGAGGCGACATAGTGAGCATGTGGACAGTCTGCATGCTCGATGGAAGAGTTACATGGCCGAATCGGATACAGCAAGAAACGGAAACTGGAGGTAATCGATGTCTGGAAACAAAGCAATGCGTCGCGCGCTGGAAACCGGCGACGCCATCCGAGTGAACGCCGATCTTCCGCTGATCACCGACCGGACGGAGATGATCACGCCGGAGATCGCGCAGGAGATGTTGAAGCATAATCGAAAGAACCGCCCGATCAACTGGCGGAAAGTGGAGGAATACGCGGAGATCATGCGCGCGGGCCACTGGAAGCTCCACGCGCAGGGTATCGTGCTGGATCGAGACGGGAACATCCTGACCGGACAGAAACGCCTCTGGGCGGTCATCAAGTCGGGAATAGCGGTCTATTTCCGGGTGAGCCGCGGCAACCTTCCGGAGACGGCCACGCTGCTGGACAGAGGCACGCCACAGACTGCCCGTGATCTGGCTGCCCGTGAGACCGAACGCCGGCACTCGCCGACGGAATCGAGCATTGCCCGGGCGATCTCCGTGATGACCGGAGTACCGCGCCCCTCGGTCGACGATCTGGCGTTGATCATGACGACATACGCCAGCGTCGTGCAGGAATTACTGAACCAGGCGCACCGGACGAAGAAATCGCGCGGCGTATTGATGATCCTCGCCGCCATCGCTTACGATCACGGTGACCTCGACCGCAGCAAACTCCTGCCGCAGGTAGCCGATCTCGCCGTACGATTGGACGAGCAGTTGGCGCCGCATACGGCGGAACAGTGTTGGGGCCGCGGCGCGGCGTTCGGTCTGGCGATGGCCCGCGCGCGGGAGATCGTGAAGGCGGTGAAGTAAGATGGACAAGACAACTTTTATTAGAATTCCAAACGTGCCGCGCCGTGTCCGGTATATCCGCGACCATCCGGACTTCAATGTCCATTCGATCGCGAGTTTCTGGTGCGGTGTTGCTTCGGCGGACGAGGAGATCCATCTTTCGACGGTCATGGCGCTGGTTGGGGCTACGAAGGAAAATCCTCTCGCATTTACAACTCGGCACAATGGTATCGAGGTCGAGTTCGCTCGATATCCGAACTGTCTTCCGCTCTCGATCGCTAAAGCCGTCATGCAGACGGTAGAGATCGCGTCCGGAGTGAGCAATCTATTTGCGATGATGCGCGGCCACATGGATGCCATGGTGTCGATCTCGGAGACCGTGTCAAGAGGGAGACTTTGAAATGTTTGGTTGGTTCACGCATGCGGTGTTGGAGCTCTGGGCGTTCGAGCGGAAGCGCCCGCGCGCCCGGCAACCCCGCGTCTCGCAGCGCCGGCTGAAGCAGCGGCTCTACTGGCGCGACAACGGCATGTGCCGCTACTGCGGTGACAAGGTCTCGTTTGAGAAGGCGACGATCGACGAGGTTGTACCGCGGGTCCATGGTGGGCAGCGCAGGCTTCAGAACTGTGTGCTGGCATGCTGGTTCTGCAATCAGGCCAAGGGACCACTCCTGCTCGAGGATCCCGACGATCTGACTGTCGATGGGTTGCGTGCGCGCTGGGCGTCGCTGGATCGCGTCCGCCAGGCCGAGAGGGATCCGGAAAGGTTGCCACGATGATTCAATTGGGAAACAGAGGAACGGTCGTCCGTGAGGTCGTCGTCAACGGCGGCGAGGGTAAGTTCGCGTACTACATCGGGTTCACCTCGAACGGCCTGCCGGAGGTTGGCCTCGAGGAGGAACTAAGAGTAGGGAGCCCACGATTGGCTGGATACCACTTCAATCACGCCGATCGCGACTGGGTTATCGTTTATGGCGTACCGGCCGCGCCGGCCGCAGAGGAGTTGGCTGCACTCGACACGTTCTTATATGTCGATCAGTTGAAGGACTTCTTTTGTCCGGAGTGCGGTATCCGATATCAGATGCATTCCAAGGAGATCTTCTATCGCGAGGCCGACGGACAGAAGACCTATGAACTCTGGTGTCGTGTATGCCAAGAACAGAATGACGGCACCGCCGCCGACAAGTTCAGGCTCAGGCGATTGAGAAAGCCGTGATCTTCTACTTCACCGACGACGAGATGCGATGGGTTCGCCGATGGGCCGAGGAGCGCCACGGCAGCCACCGCCCGGAGGATGAACGTAAGTTCACCAAGAAATACACAGGCATCCAAATCCACACTCTTGGCATCAAGGCGGAGTTTGCGATCTATCAGACGATCGGCGGCAAATGGCTACGCTACGATGAGTCAAAGACAGATCCTGGCTGGGAAATTGTCGATCCGTTCGGGCTGAAGATCCAGGTGAAGGGGAGCTTCACGCCACGCGCCGATTTCTATCCGCGCAACGGGGAAGCTAAAAAGTGGGATATTGGCGTCGGTGTGTCGGCCATCCGGGACGTCGAGCACATGACGATCAATGGATTCATCAGGCTTGATAAGTTCAAAAAACTGGCGAGGGATAAGAGGTTCGGCAAGGAATCGGACGGATATAACGTCGTCAAGACCGTCGGCGCCGAGCATCTAACGCCGATTCAGGAGTTGCATCCCGGCGAGTCGAGATTACCACCAAACATTTGGGAATTACATACTTAACTCCTGAGGAGAAAACAAATGAACGAAGTTGATGCAGTTCCGGATCTTTATCGATTGGCCTATATGCCGGGCCAGTTTCGTTGCCCCATTTGCAAGTTCCAGCTTTCAAAACAGACGATGTTTGTTCAATCCGGATCGATTGGTGTCAGTGAGACTGATCTGGAATCTGAGGAATGCCCGAATGACGGAACGCCAATGATTCACGTCACCTACAGAGAGCAAATATCGGCCTATGATGATCGACTCAAGGAAGAATTCGACCGCGTTGACCGGATAAAAGCCGCAGCTGAAGCGCTTCTACTGGCAATGGAAACCTGTCACATCTGTAAGGGTATTCTCTTGTTTCCCGAAGTAGCTCCACACTGCGAGGACTGTTCTTGGGACTGCGAAGATCACGAGGAACCAAGCTGTAATCCCATCCAGTCTCTGAGTCAGGCACTTAGAAATGCAATCGGGAATTAAGTATATAAATCCCAAACATTTACCTGCACGATTATCTGATGCCGTGTAGTGTCCCATTTCGAGAGGAGCCTTATGTGGAAAGTGGACCCATCCGACAAGTATCCGGAACCGAGCAAAGAGCACTTAATCAACCGCCGCCAGATCAAGTTCGCGACGATCCCGAATGAATACGCCTGTGGCATCCTCTCTGGTCGCACGCGAATCATCAACCTGCCGGAGGACGCGGAGATCGCCGGCTACTTCCATGACTGGCTCCGTGACGGCCTTGGTGTCTATATCTACTCGTCGACATATCCCCGTGTCGAACCATGCCTCGAGATCGGCCGGGTGGAACTCATTTACCAGCGCGTTGACAACCCGGCGCCGGCAGTGGTAGATTCTGGGTCGGCGGGTGGGTGAAGCGGTTTCCACGATGGTCTCATAAGCCATAGATACTGAGGTTCGATTCCTCAGATCCGCCATATAGACTTACCCTATACAACGACGAAGGCGCACCAGACCGACAGTTCTCGAGAGTCGGTAAGCAGACCCCCCGGAGCACCATGGAATTCCGGGGGTTTCGCTTTTTATAGCCAGTTGCGCGCGGCACCGCAATTGCCACAGAACTTCGATCGTGACTTGTTGACGTGGCCGCAGACCGTACATTTCGGTTTGTACTTCACGGTCACGGCCTTCGCCGCCAGCACCCGGCCAACCTGCCCGCGCAATCGCAACACGATCACTCGAGACTGGAACTCAAGCGGGAAGCCGGACACCGTATGGAATGTTTGACTACTCTCACTGCCGGGCACGGTGATACCGGCATCACAACTATCCTGACTGATCTGTGCGCCGACGTTAAAATTGGCCGATCGTAGGACTCCGGTTTTGCCGCTATTGCCGGTATGTGCGCCATACGATGCTGTGTTATTGCACCACGGCTGCGTATCCCACGGCCACTGCTGTACCGGGATGAACTGGATGACCGGAGGCTGACCATGCCAGTACGGGATCGGCCGCTCGTAATAGCGAATGATCGGTACATCGAGCACCGGTTGAACGCGTTCCGCCCATGCCTCAACGCGAATCAGCCCATCATCGACCTTAGCGCCGCGGTGAGTTTCGATCTGATCGGTCCGCTCAATAAACTTGAAGCGATTGCCGGCGAGCAGATTCCCGTTGCGGATGAACCGCTCGAGTTCAATGTCGGAGTTCGGCGCGATCACGAGGTGCGTGCTCTCGGTCGCGTCTATACCGTCGACCGACACTTTCACTTGCGCGCGGACGGAATTCAGATTCTTGATCAGGATGGAATATTCGGAACCGAAGGGAAGGGTGACCGTGCTGTCGATCTCGCGAAGCACCTTGCCGCCGCATTTGACGACGACGACGAAATTTTCCTTAAACGTCATACTTTTCCTTTCAACAGCGCACCGGCTAAGCGCTCGAGTGTTTAAAGCCGGTTGAATTTGCAGACGCCATGAACTATAACGTGTACGGAGGTTGAAATGATAGTTGAAATCCGAGCCGCCGAGGGCGGCGATGACGCCAAATTACTCGTCCTGGATCAGTGCCGCATCTACGCGAAACGATGTCTCAGGAACGGTCTTTGACTTTGCGATCGTCGATCAACGGCCAGGTATTATCGTTACGATTATTCGTGGCGCGAAAGAACACATCTTCCAATCTGAATCCGGTGGCCATCGCTGGCAGCGGATCCCACCGACCGAAAAGCGCGGCCGCGTTCAAACCAGCACCATCACGGTAGCCGTCTTACCCGAACCCACTGCCGTCGAAGATCCATTGAAATTACACGATCTGGACTGGATGACTTGTCGCTCTGGCGGTAAGGGCGGCCAGAACGTGAACAAAGTCGAATCGGCGGTGCAGATCCGTCATCGTCCCACCGGTCTGATTGTGCGGTGTGAATCGGAACGCTCGCAGCTGCTGAACAAACAGTCGGCGCTGGAGATCATGCGGGCAAAGCTCTGGGATGCGGCACGTACGCAGCAGAGTAACGCGATAGCCAGTGATCGTAAACAGCAGGTCGGCGCCGGCATGCGTGGCGACAAGCGACGGACGATCCGGGTGAGGGATGGGGCGGTCGTCGACCACGTGACGGGACAGCGCTGGAAATTCGATGACTACATTGCGGGACGATGGTAATTGACATCGTCCACAGAACGTGGATAATCGAACCGTGAACATCACGTACATCATGGACGCACGAGCCGCCGCGAGACCGTGGCCACCCGTGTGTCTGGGAGGCGGTATGTAGCGCGCGAACTACAAATTCCACTCCTCTCAGGCTGACAGCAATGTCAGCCTTTTTTGTTTTCCGGGATGTAGGAAAGTGGGTATCCACTCCGTTTGGGGCGGAGGAATCGCCAGTTCGAATCTGGTCATCCCGACTTGTTTATGGGCCGGTAGCTCAACGGGAGAGCGTCTCACTTGCAATGAGAAAGATGGGGTTCGATTCCCCCCGTGTCCACTTTACGGACGTGGCCGAGTGGTTGAAGGCTCCGGATTCCAGACCCGGATGACCGTAATGGTCGCATCGTTGGTTCGAATCCAACCGTCCGTGCTTCAGATTGGCGGTCCCTGTGCAACCAAGCACGAGGCGCTCCTCTGGTCGAGGGTGGGGCTGGGTTTCGAATCTCCGGCCCGGCGCTGTTGGGACGGGGCCGCCAATGTCTTTCGGGATGTAGGAAAGCCTGGAAATCCGTCTGCCTCGGGCGCAGAAGATCGCCGGTTCAAATCCGGCCATCCCGACTTTGCCCGCGTAGCTCAGCCTGGATAGAGCGACGAGCTTCTAACTCGAGGGCCGCAGGTCCGAATCCTGCCGCGGGTACTATATACTGGCCGCATGTGGCTAATCATCGAAACCGATTCCACGGTCGAGATCGTCCCCGACTTCGGTCGGCAGCATGTGCTGGTCGGAGATAACGATGGACCGTGCTGGTGCGTGCCTCGAATCGAAGAGAACGATCGCGATCTCGTCATCCACGAAGCGGACAACTGACTTGACAACCGATCGGCAGTGTGCATAATCGGATCTGAACTTGATAGGGTTTGCGAATCGTCCAGTTTCACTCATTACCTCTCTGGGAACGGCAGTCGAGCAATCGCTGCCGACCCGGCACTTATAAAATGCGATTTATAAAACAACACGAACACATCCAGACACGCGGTAGGAATACCGTCGGAATGGATACGTTCGTGCCGGAGGTCACCGGGTAAAGAACCAAAACCCGAATGACCGACCGGCCGGAGACACAAGGTTCTCCGGCCTTTCTGTTTTCTGCCCCGTGGCGCAGTGGTAGCGCGGCGCTCTCATAAGGCGACGGTCGGGAGTCCGAATCTCCCCGGGGCGATGGGATGGTGGGACAATAGGAAAATGCCTTGTTTCCCGAGGAAAATGCCTAACGTGCAGCCATCCTAGCTTTTGCCGCGGTAGCACAGTTGGTAGTGCAGCTGACCCGTAATCAGCAGGTCGTGAGTCCGAATCTCACCCGTGGCTTAGGTCTGTCGTTAAGCGGGGCGGTAACGTTCCGGGTTGACCGGCTCGCACACACTTCCGTAAAGCGATAGACCTTTCGCCGCAGTAGCCGAGGGGTAAGGCGCCGAGTTGGTATCTCGGAGATCGTGGGATCATTCCCCACCTGTGGCTTTGGCCCGGCACCATGTACTGATGGAGCGCCCGTTCCGGGTAGTCATCGGAGACGGCTGGGCCTTCGCTCGCGTAGCACAATTGGCGGTGCGCCACCCTTGTAGCGTGGAGGTTGCCGGATCGTTGCCGGCCGCGAGCTTTTGTTTGGGCGGTTAGTTCAGCCTGGAAGAACGCGGAGCTTACATCTCCGATGCCGCGGGTTCAAATCCTGCACCGCCTATCGCTGTCGTAGCTCAACTGGCAGAAGCATCCGGCTCTTAACCGGAAGGTTGTGGGATCGTTGCCCACCGACAGCATGGGGCATAGCTCAACTGGCAGAGCGCTGGATTCTGAATCCAGAGGTTTAAGGTTCGAAGCCTTATGCCCTAGTCGTAGCTCGGTAGCACAACTGGCGGTGCGCGCGCCTTTGGAGCGCGAGGCTGCAGGTTCGAAGCCTGCCCGGGCTGCCATTCGGCTCGTAGTTCAGCGGACTAGAACATCGGTCTCCGAAACCGAAAGTCAGGAGTTCGAATCTCCTCGAGTCGACTTGTTGACAGGTGGCAGACATTTGGTAATGCGCGCGGCTGTTAACCGCGGTCGATTTGGGTTCGAAACCCAACCTGTCAGCCAAAATGCCCGCGTGGTCTAATGGAAGGGCCCTTGACTACGAATCAAGTGACATGCAGGTCCGAGTCCTGCCGCGGGTACTCTGCCTCGGTCGGTTAGTGGTAAACCATCTGGCTTCCAACCAGAAACTGCGGGTCCGATTCCCGCTCGGGGCATTGGGCGCGAAGGAGCTAAAGCAGGGTATAGGTTTGACTCGACCCACGATGAGTGATGAATCGGGTACCTGCCAGGCGTCGCGTCCACTTTGTGGTCGTCGTCCAATTGGCAGGATGGGACGTTGCCAACGTCCAGACGCCGGATCATTCCCGGTCGACCACTCTTGGGACCGGCGCATAACGGCTGGTGCGCTCCGCTGTCTACGGATGCTTTAGGGGGTTCAACTCCCCTCGGTCCCGTCTGGCCCCGTCTTCCAAGGGTAGGAACGCGGATTTTCACTCCGCGAATTGGAGCTCGACTCTCCACGGGGCTATCTGTCGCGTTCGGCTAGAGGCTAGGCCGTCGCCCTCTCGAGACGAAGACGCCGGTTCGACTCCGGCACGCGACGTCGCTCGAGTAACTCAGTGGTTTCAGAGATCGCGTCTGATAAGCGCGAGGTCGGGAGTTCGATTCTCCCCTCGAGCACTTTGCCGCGGTAGCTCAGACGGTAGAGCGCGGCCCTGAAAAGGCCGGCGTCGGGAGTCCGACTCTCCCCCGTGGCACTATGGAAACACATAAACGTCTGGTGATTCACTTCGCCAGCCTAACTCAAACGGATAGAGTATCGGTCTTTTAAACCGAAGGTTGTGGGATCATACCCCACGGCTGGCATACGCCGAGTTCGTCCAGCGGAAGGACGTCTGATTGTGGATCAGAAGACTGGGGTTCGAGCCCCCAACTCGGTATCGGACCTGTAGCTCAGATGGACAGAGCGCTTGTTTCCTAAACAAGGCTGCCGCGAGTTCGAATCTCGCCAGGTCCACTTGACAGAACCAAACCCGATCGTCTAGGATGACCCATCATGAAAGTGCAAATCTTTCGCCACGTGATCGCTGCTTTAGCCAGTTCTTCCCGCTTGCGCCTCTCCTCGTTACGACTCAGTTATTGTTCATCTCTGTAAACCAAAACTAAACTCGCCCCTGTACGCAAACTGGCAAAGCGATCCCGCTCAAAACGGGCTGTTTGTGGGTCCGACTCCCACCGGGGGTATTGGCGATGTAGACGTGTACGGCGCACGGGCGCTCTGTAAAAGCGTTTTGGGCAACTGACCACTGAGTTCGATTCTCAGCATCGCCACTTGGAAGCGTGGTCGAGCGGTTTATGACACCGGCCCCGAAACCCGGCGGGTAGTTGAAAGGCTATCTCGTGAGTTCGAATCTCACCGCTTCCTCTTGGCCCCTTGGTGAAACGGCATACACGCCGGTCTTAGGAACCGGTTCCTTCGGGAGTGAGAGTTCAAGTCTCTCAGGGGCTATTCGGACGTCTGCCGGAATGGTTAACGGGCTGGGCTGCAAACCCAGTTTTTAGGAGTTCGATCCTCCTGGCGTCCTCTTGGAGAGATGGCCGAGTCTGGCTGAAGGCACCGGTTTGCTAAACCGGCAGGCAGTGATGTCTCGCGGGTTCAAATCCCGCTCTCTCCGCTTATTTGGGCCGCGGTGGCATCGGATCGCCGGTGCGCGTGGCGACAAGGCAGTCGCCTACCCATGCGGTCAGTTCGGTGTTTTTGCACATGTCGTGCTTGAGGTCGGCAAAGCGGGTGTCGTCTTTCAAATCGTGCTGCACCACGCGCTGATCGAGCAGCGCCACGGATTGGCCAAGCGCGGCATTCTTCGCGATTTGCGCGTCGTAGGTCTTCATCCTATCCCTTATAAAAAAACCTACGATCGTTCCGAGCGTCATCATAATGCTCACCAGAACCGTAAGAACGATATCGATTTCACTATAGTGACTAACGGCTGCGGTGTCCAGTTGCACATGCTCCTCCTGATCACAGGTCTCAGACCTCTGCGTGTGGACGGACATTCATCTGTTGGGTTTATTGTAGGTTAGACGTCAACGCTGCTCGAATGGAGCGGAGATTCGGCCGGCGCGCCCGGCAGACCGCGCAATACATCATGCGGACGGCGCCAGCGATGAATTCATAGATCGTGCGGCGGAGATCGCAGCCGGGGCAGACTTCTGTCTTAACGGACGCTTCGTTCATGGATCCTCCAGGTGGCGACGATTTCGTCAAGCATCTCCCGGATGTCGTATCGCGGGCGCCACCCGATCAGCCGGTCGATTTTAGCGAGATCGGGTTGCCGGCGCTCGATATCGTGGAACTTCGCGCCGAGCGCGGTAGCGCGCGGGACGTATTCAATACTGGACGTGGACTGCGTGATTTCCTTGATCAGATCAGCAAGATCGCGGATCTCGATGAAATTCGGAGCTCCGATGTTCACGATCTCACCGAAGGCTTCTGGTGTTCGGGAGAGACGCTCGAGGGCGTCGACGGTATCGCCGACCCATGTGAACGCGCGCTCCTGCCGGCCGTCCCCGTAGACCGTGATCGGATGTCCGGCGAGCGCCTGGCTGAGCATCGTGGGCACGACGGATCCGAGTTCTGGCCGCTGGCGCGGACCGATCGTATTGAACAGCCGGGTAATCACGACCGGGACTTCTTTTGTGGCGAAGCGGGCGAGTGCGATGAACTCCTCGACGAGCTTGGCCGCCGCATAACCCCAGCGTCCGTTCGGCGAGATTCGGAGATCGTCGGACTCGGAGAGCAGGATCTCTTCGGAGCGCCCGTAGACTTCGGAACTCGACGTGAGGACCGTCGGTACGCCGCGACTGGCCGCGCAGTGTAGCACGCAGGCCGTGGCCTGCACGTTCTGCTCAACGGTCTCGAGCGGCATCTCGAGCACCCGCTTCACTCCGACGATGGCGGCGAGGTGGAAGATGACATCGGCTCGCTTGACCAGAGGCGTTAGGATCGGCGGATACTGGGCGGAGCCGAAATGCAGGAGGACGCGCGGAGATTCCTGCAGGTTTACCCGTAGTCCGGTTGATAGGTTGTCGAGGATGTCGACGTCGTAGCCGAGGCTGACGAGATGGTCGACGAGTGTTGAACCGATAAAGCCGGCACCGCCGGTAACGAGCGCTCTCATATGGTTAACCTACCAGACCGGTCAATTTTTTCAGCGCCACGTACTTGCCGGGCAGTCCGCAGCTTTTCAAGAGCAGCGCATTATACGCGCCATAGGCGATCAGAACGGACGGACCGCCGGCATTATGGATGGGCCGTTGTCCGTCAGGACGGATAAACGCCAGTCGGCCTTTAAAGAAAAATAGAGCATGAGCGATCGGGAAAACGTACGTCTGAAACCAGACGGTGTCGCTCCGTAGATAGACCAGCGCTATGCCGTTCCCGTGCTCGGAAAGCCGGCGCATCCATTCAGAGGTGTGTTTACCATAGGGTGGATTCAGCCAGACGCGGCCAAACCACTGTCGTAGAAAACCCTGATCGGTGATCGTCCACATCGTTCTGGCGGTCCGATGGATCTGATGGAGCGAGGCACTGGGATCCAGGTCAAACCGACCAAGCGGTTCAATGATCTCCGGGGGTGTCTGCCAGTCGTCCGTCCAGTCGGAATTACGTGGTGCTGGCCCGCGCTGCCGGTAGTTGGTGGCGATACTTGTCATTTCAATCGGCATACGCAAACGGCACGGGCCGCAGTAGGGAACTGAGATATAGGGGATGGCTGGGGTGGCCAGACTTCGTGACCTGCAACGCGTGCAGATCAGGAATCTCTTTCGCGATGTCTCGCCCGCGGTAGATATGCCGCCAGCCACGCTCGGTGATGTGCGCGCCCCAGCAGGCGATAACGAACGTGCCGTCGCACATATCGTGCAGGAACTCGAGCGTATTCTCCGGGCCGACCGGATCCTCGGCGCGGAAGAGCGCCTTGTAGTCGGTCGATCGGAGCGCGAAGCAGTTCAGCATTTGGAAGCTCCCGCACTCGAAACTGCGGGCAAACGCTTTGCACCGCTTGAGTGTCGCATCGTCTTTGAGGTGATCAGCGGTGGAAGGGTTGAGGCCAATGGCGGTAAGCGTGGGTTGGCTTGGGTTCCAGCAAATCGTCAGGCTGTACCGGTACTTCAGATCCTCGGAGAAGGCGGCTTCCCGCCGCTCTCCGTCCACCTCTGCTTCTTTGTAGATCACTGCCGACCTCGCATGACGCGCTACATTACGCGCCCGATTTAAAAAATTCAATAGCAAAAACGGCAAAGTTCATCGATAATGCCGCGCATGGCGTTGACGAATGAGCGAATAGCGGTCGAGGCGCTGATCCGAATCATGCGAGATCCAGGGCTACTGGACGAAATCATGAAGCAGCAGAAGGAGTGGAACGATCTCCTGAATGCGCGGCTCGACAGCATCCGTCTCCGTCCGACGAAGAAGGAAGACGATGGCAATTGAGAACGACCAGGAGTTTGAGGAGAAATTCGCGCAACTCGGCAGGTACTATCGCGCGCTCGGCACACTGTGGCAGAAAACCAATCCGCAGTCGCAAGAGCAGATCGCGCAATGGATCATCGATGGCGGTAAGATTCTCGAGGCGCTTAGCGTCAATCTTGGAGAAATCGAAGAGTACACCGGCACGGCCGATCTCCGAATCATGATCAACGAGATGGCGACGATTCGGGCAGAGCGGCAGGCCAAAGAAAGGAGCATATAGTGCAGCAGGTATTCATTGGTAATTTGCAGTTCGATGCCACGGAGGACGATCTCCGTGAGGCGTTTGAGAGCGAGGGGCTGGAGGTACAGTCTGCTCGGATCGTCCGCGATGTGAACAATCACAACAAGTCAAAGGGGTTCGGATTTGTCACGCTGGCCGACGGCTGTTCAACTGAGGACGCGATCGACCGGATGAACGACTATGCCGTTCTTGGTCGTAAGATCCGCGTGGATAACGTCCGCGCCAAGGCGCGGGCCTAGAGGTGGGGGGTGCGGCAGAAACGGGACGCCTTCAATCCGGAGCATATGGCGGAGGAGACGCTCCTGTCGCCGAACCGGCTGCTAACTTTCCAGCAGGCCGGCGCGCATTTGGGTGTGGGGGCGGAGTCCGTTAGGATACTGGCGAGGAATGGCGCCATCCCGTACGTCGAGGTCAAGGCTGATGGACCGAGGACTAAGCGTATGATCCGGGTCCGGATCGGCGATATCGATGACTACATCCGGAAACAGACGCGGCGAATTAATGTCTGGCATGAAGACGCTGAGATCTGGCCGGTCCGGGTGGCGCTCCGCATTCTCAATATCTCCCGGAAAGAGTATTACCGGCTGAGAGATGAAGGGCTGTTCATCCGTTGCACTCCGGACGAGATCCGCCATGCGGCGGAAGTGCTGTATCATCGTGGCGCGGTGAAGGTTATCATGGCTGAAGTTGCAACGATTATGCGGATGAAGCCGAAATGTCCGGTATGTCGTCGCCCCCGCACGTATCCCGGCAAATTTCACCCCACTGAAAAACAATGGCAATGAACGCAGTTGATCGCGCCGACCGTAAACTCCGCGACCTTGACCGGTATATGCAACTCCGGTCTGGGGCGACCACCGTCCACCGCCTCGCCGACCTCGAGGGCATCGATCCGATCGAGATCGAACAGAGCGTCCAGCGCGGCGCCCGTCAGTACGAGGCGCAGCAGCAGATGTTTCTCCGGGACGCGAAGTACCGCGGCGCGATCGAGAACGAACAGATCCGGTCGAGCCTCCGAACGCTCGCGGGCAAAATGCAGGAGGCGATCTTGCTCCTGCTGAGCGGCAAACGTTCGGTCGTCGAAACCGACAAGGTGACCGGTAAGGTTACGGTCATCGATGTCGTCGATCCGGACGTGATCGTCCGTGGCGTCGAGGCCTTCCGCAAGGCGATTTCGCTGGAGGAGAAGGCCGGGCCGAACACGCTCATCAATGTACAGCAGAATAACGCTGAAGGTGGCGGAGAGATCCGTGTCGGGATGACGTACGAGGAACGCCTCGACGAGATCCAGAAAGCGCAAAGCCGGCAAGCGCTTCCAGCCAGTCGGCAGATTATCGAGGCGGAGGTTGTCCAGCCCGTGGTTGCCGATGCCGCCGTTGCGGACACGGAGGAATTGTTTTGAATAACACGTACCGGTTAGAGGTCCAGTTCGCATGCCCTGTTCATGACGGGCAGATCGATATCTACGATGTGACGATTACTAGTCCGGTGATGATCCCAGTGGAAGAAATCATGGAGTTCTTCGCCAAATACCGTAAGGAGAGGATCTATCAGGAAGTACTTGCGATCGGTGCCGCTACCGCACTCGGCGCGCACGTGAAGATCGTCGGTACCCACTCCTGCGTCCTCGTAACAAGCGAGGCGCCGTGACCGTCCATTACCATGGAACGCCGATCACTCCGCGCCCCGTCCTCCAGTCTCTCGCCGGTCGTCACTTCTGCGTAAGTTTCGCCGCAGACCAGGACCTGCAGGAATGTCACCGGATTGGGCAGGGTGTCATGCTCGACAATGGGGCGTACAGTCTCTGGCGGTTGAACCCGAAGGCATTCACCTATGTGTGGGACGCCTTCTACGGCTGGGCGCGTCCGTGGCTGGACTATCGAACGACATGGGTCGTCATCCCCGATGTCATCGGCGGAACTGAACTCGAGAACGATAAACTGATTGGGCAATGGTTCCAGCGTTTCGGCTCTTACCGGCAGGCTGCTCCGGTGTGGCATCTTCACGAATCGTTTACAAGACTAGAGCGCCTGGTTACGGGGTTCGATCAGGTGTGCTTCGGATCTAGTGGCGACTACGCCACGATCGGTAGCGACCGCTGGAACAATCGGATGAACGAGGTCTTCAACTTCATCTGCAAGGGGTCCGGGGCGCCGCCATGCTGGATCCATATGCTACGCGGGATGTCGCTGGCCGGCTCGATCTACCCGTTCGCCTCAGTCGATTCGACGGACGTCGGACGCAATCATAGCCGCCCGCAAAACACGGCTGACGGGATGGTCGCCCGATGGGACGGAATGCAGTGTCCAGCACGCTGGCAGGTTCAGCCCGTGCAACAAGTACTGGAGGCCGTCCATGCCGGATGAGCGCCCGTTTGCCAGAGCGGCCGGCCTCGTGTCCGGGCTGCTCTACCGTGGGATCGCCAGCCTTGGCCGCGCCGTTGGGCCGTATCTCCGGATCGCACTCATGGTTCTCGCGATTGTGCTGTCTTTGCCGTCGATTGCCGAATACTGGCTCCGGCATGTGCGCTTGCCCGACGTTCCGGTCAGCGCGATCGTGCTGCTGCTCGTCGCCTCGTTTTTCATCCTCTCATTCGCCGTTTTGCTCTATACCGCCTCGTCGGTGCTGCTGACCATCCAGAGCGCCGAGACGACGAACCGGACGATCCAGGCGCGCAAGAGGCGGCAGTTCCAGGCTACGGACGGATCGTTCAGTGCAGCCACCGACGAGAAGGCATGGCAGAGCGAGACCATCGAGGATCTCAGAAAGCAGGGAATCCGGGTGGACGGCATCGACCTGCTGGCCAAGAACGGGGTGTTGAAACCAGAGGACCAAGAGGCCATCGAGGATATGGCTCGAGCCGCACAGTTGCGGCATCGAGGGAGAACAGAGTAGTAAACGCCCGTTGCCGCGGGCATAACTGGAGCAATCGAACGGATTAGACAATCCAAAGACTTCCACGGAGAAACGAATACGTTAACGATCTCGTAGAGGCCATGGACGTCCGTCTGGCTGAGGCCAAGGGCGACCAGAAGGCGTGCTACGCCCGCTTATCGACCACAGAGCAGCGGCTGATCGATGCGGAGATCGCGCGCGTTTTACCGAAGACTCCAGAAGCTCGCCGCGCGTTCCTCGAGGACTACTTCGTCATCAACACCAAGGGTGAGGAGTGGCAGGCGCAACGCCTGCAAACCGTCTGGCCGTTCACCGAAACCCAAGAGATCCTCTGGTTGGAATTCTGCCGTGATTGGATCGCCAATAAGCCGCTCCGCCTGCTGATGCTGAAGGCCCGCCAGATTCGCTGGTCGACGCTCTGCCAGGGCGTCATCTTCCAACTGATGATCTCGACGAAGTTGACGAACACGCTAGTCATCGCCGATCAGCAGGACCGGTCGACGCAGATCTTCGGCATGGCCAGTTTGGCCTATCGGTATCTGCCGTGGTGGATGCGGCCGGAACTGGAACTCGACAACCGCGGCGAGGGTATCTTCAGGTTCGACCGTAAGGATAAACTGGATAAGATCAACAACCCGGGCCTGAACTCCACCTACTTCATCGACGCGGCAAATAAACTGAACGGCTCTTCCCGCGGCTTCACGCTCCACAACGTCCACGCAACCGAGTTCGGCCTCTGGCTGCGTGCGAGGATCCTGACGTCGGACATCATCCCGGCCGTTCCGTACAAGAACCCGAACGTCATGTTCTTTGTCGAAGGTACGGCGAAGGGTGCCGGCGAAATGAACGCGTTCTTGAAGATGTGGAAACTGGCATCGGACGGCAAGGGACTGTTCCGTCCGGTGTTCGCCGCATGGTGGAGAGAGCGCACGTATTGCAAGCCGTTCCCGTCGGCCCTCGAGGAGAGTCAGTTCGATTTCACAAAGGAAGAAAAAGAACTGTCCGATAAGGTGGTCGACGAATTCGGATACCAGATCACGAAGGAACAGATGTCATGGCGCCGGGAACAGGCCGAGCAGGTAGAGGCTACCGAAGGCGACGCCGAAATGGTGGAGCAGGAGTACCCCTCGTACCCGCGTTCGGCTTTTCGCTCAGGCGGCCGCTGTCGGTTCAACCTGAAGACGCTGGCAAAGATCGAGGTGCGCGACGTCCGGTTGCCGATCTGGGCCGGCGATATCGAGCACCGCCGGGATCCTACCGATCCGGAGAAGGACCGCCCGGTGCTGATCCGCTACTTCCAGCATTCGCCGTATTCGACGGTCCCACTGTCGCCGACCGAGAAATCGATGCTCAATGCGGCGCCGATCTGGGTCTGGGAATGGCCGAACAGTAAGGACCTGTATTACGGCGCATCGGACCCGGGCCGCGGCATGGTCGGCAAGGACTGCAGCGCGGCCCAGATCTTCCGGGTTCCCCGCCGGCATGGCCAGCGGATCCGACAATGTTTCGAGTACCGCGGCTATGCTGACGCGAAAGAACTCTCGAAGATCGTGAACACGGTTGGCCGCATGTACAACACATGCGAGTGGGCACCGGAATGCAACACGCTGACCGAGCACATCGGCAACCTGATCACCATCCATAAGTATCCTAAGATCTACCGTTGGCGCCGTCGTGATAAGACGCACAACGCGACGACCTGGTTCTTCGGCTGGGAAACCAACAGCAAGAGCCGGGAAGATCTTCAGACACGATTCGATTCCCATTTGAAGGACGATTCGATCGAGATCAAGTCGGTCCGACTGTTGACCGAGTGTCAGAACTTTATCGAACTCGATGAAGGTGGCCGATTCGAGGCCGCGCCCGGCGAGAAAGACGACACGCTATTCGCCGGCATGATTTGCGTATTTTGCCTACTGGAACTGGATCCACGCCTGTTCGAACTCGTCGAGACCGAGCAGGTCCCGGATCCGACAAGGGGGCTACACAACACCGATCACTCGCTGTTTGACGACGCCGAGAGACCGGGAATACCGGATTACAACATGCTTTAGGAGGACCATATGACCGCAAGAAAAGAGACAAAAGGAACACTGACCGTACCGCCGCTCGAGGAAGAAGGCCTCGCCGGCACACCAAAGACCGAGGCCGGACCGGACGACATCGGTCTGTTCGCTGCTGGAGATACCGCGTCGGAGCCGAAGGCCGAGATAGTACAAGAGCAGGCCTTCAAGGTTGCAGGCGGAGAATATCGGGTGGGCGAATCACTTCCGATATACAAGGAAGTCGAACTGTCAGAGGCGAGGATCCAGCGGGAGAATCTCGAGGCCTGGCAAAAAGGCAAGATGGCCGAGGAGGAAAACCCAGTAATCCGGCGGCGCGATCTGCAGGATGCGCTTGCCGCGATGCGGGCCGAACTCGCCGGCCAACCGCAAAGGGACGGTGTCAACGCCTCCGCCCCGGGCGGCATTTTCGCATGCCCGATCTGCGGGTTGCCGATCTCCGGACCGTCGCTGACAAGCCAGAAGGGCGGACTCTACGAACACGGGTTCGGCGAGAGCGTCAAACTGCCGGGTGGCCAACGCTGCCAATACCAGGGCCGGAAGTTCCGACCGCCCATGGTGTTTCTTGAAGTCGTGCCATTGACAGCGAAGAAATAATCGAAGGGAGAACGCGATGCCGAACAATGAAGTCATGTCAGGCGAGCCGTGCCCACTCTGCCTGCTGCAAAAAGGGCAAATCACGCCGATGGTCAACCGCCCGGGTCAACACTACGCCCAGTGCGGTACCGGGCAGCACAAGTTCGAAGACACCGAAGAACTCCGAACCTATCAGAAGCAGGCGCGCGCCAAATTTCCGGCGGTCTATACGCCAGCCGCGAAGACCAACGAGCCGGATATGGCGCAGTTCGCCAATCAGGATCTCGTGATTACTGCCGAGATCAAGAAGACGATGGAAGATGCGGCCGGCGTCGCGTTCACCGGCGCCGCCGATATGAAGGGCGTCTTCCTCGCTTTCGCTCAGGACAACAAGGACCAGGAGACCGAAATCAAGCGGCTCCGCGCTCAGATCGGAGCGATGAGCCGCCGGAACGGTGGAACGCAGGTGGCAGCCGGCGTGGAGCTCGGACTCGGCCAGTACATCATCACCGTGCCGGAATGGGCCATGGAGGGCGGTATCGCTGCGGCTGCCGAGCACGACGGCATGACAGAGCAGGATTGGATCCAGAACGAGATGAATGCCTATCTGGAGAATTACTTCAATCCGCAGATGCAGCAGAGGAGATAGCCATGGCGGTTACCTACGATTTCGTTTGCGACGACGATGACTGCGGGCACGTTGTCGTGGACGTGCTCTGTTCGGACGGTCGCCCGGTCGGAGATCACCCGAAGCACTGTGGTCGCCCGATGCAGATGAGCTACAAGAACCTCGTGCAATCGGTTCAGGAGTTCGTCCCGTTCACGACCCGCAACATCCACCCGGACGGGAAAGAGTTGCTCGTGCGCAATAAGGGCGACCTTCAACGGTACTACAAGGAATACGGGGTCGTTCACTACGACGACCCGAACCTTGTCGCGCAGGGCGGCGAGATCGTCCGGAAGACGCCAAAGATGGGCAAGGTCTTCGACATGGGACATCGGCGATGAGAACCGCACTCATTACCGGTGTGACCGGTCAGGACGGCTCCTATCTGAGCGAACGGCTATTGGAGCAGGGGTACCACGTCGGAGGCCTCGTCGTCGGTATCGAGGACCGATCGAACATCCGGCACCTCGAGTCGCATCCGAACTTCGATCTGATCGAAGGCGAGTTAATGGATCAGGCTTTCCTGAGTGAGACGCTCAGGACGATCCGCCCGGCTCGCCTGTTCAACCTTGCTGGACAGTCGTTCGTGCCGCTCTCATGGAAGCAGCCGGTGTTCACTGCAGACTTCAACGGTCTCTCGGTCGCCAGGCTGCTCGAGGCGATTCGTCTGGAATCGCCAGATACGCACTTCTATCAGGCGTCCTCGAGCGAGATGTTCGGGAACTCGGACGACGTGATGATCAGTGAGGATACGATCCTCGCGCCGTGCTCGCCCTACGCGGCCGCCAAAGCGTTCGGCCATCACATCACACAGGTCTACCGGGAGAGCTACGGACTGTTCGCCTGCTCAGGAATCCTGTTCAATCACGAGAGTCCGCGCCGCGGCGAAGAGTTCGTCACGCAGAAGATTGCCCGATCGGTCGCCAGGATCGCTAGAGGTGACCGGGAGCACCGGCTGCAGTTGGGCGATCCGGAATCGCGCCGGGATTGGGGATATGCCGGGGATTATGTTCGGGCGATGATCATGATGCTGGATGCGGACGAGGCGGATGATTACGTGATCGCGACCGGCTGGAATCATTCGGTTCGCGACTTCTGCAGGATGGCTTTTGAGTATGCCGGCATTGCGAGTTGGGAACAGTATGTCGAATTCAACTGCCACGGCCTCCAGCGCCCTAAAGACGTGCGGTCTCTCTGTGGAAACGCGACGAAGGCCCGCGTGGCCCTCGGATGGGTCCCGCTGATGACGTTCAAGATGCTCGTTGAGGTCATGGTCGATGCTGCCATCCGCCGTCTTGCCAACGAGGAATTACCGGAAGCGAGGTTGGTATGAGTGCGATCGTCCTGCAGACCACGGCCATCAAAGTCACGAACAAGGGCGGCGGTATTAAGCAGACCGTCGACAAGAGCAATAACGTCTTCTGGTCCGACGATACAGGATCGGATTACGTGACGTTCGTCTGTCCCCACCCGAAATGCGGCCATCGCAACAAGCAGTCGATGTACGAGGCCGAGAACTACCACGACCCGGCGAACGATCGCATCCCGTTCAAATGCCGGAAGTGTCGTAGCGTCATTGAAGTTACGCGGCCAGCCTCCGTGCGTCCGCTGATCATTGTCCCGGGAGCCGAAGTGCGCCGGTCCCAGCCAGGAGGCATCATTGTCAACGGTACAGAGTTGGGACGGACCTAGCCCTTCAGGCCATCCGTACGAGTTCCTCGATTACAAGCCAGAATTGAGTCCGGAGCAGTTGAGCAAGCGCCGGCGCGACTGGCTCGGTGCCGCGCTCGACGAAGCCGATTCATTCCAGAGGGACAGCCGGGAACTGCAGGATCTGCCGCGGGACATCCTCTACCTCATGGGAGACCAGTGGCCGACGCGCCGTCCGAGCTACAAGGCGTCTCCGGTCAACAACCGGTTGCTCCGATCGATGGAGGCGACGGTCGCGATTCTGACTGACATCAGCCCGGATTACGAGGTCAAGGCCAACGACGATACGTTCGACGATCAGGCCAAACTCCTCACGAAGACGATCAAATACTGGTGGAAAAAAAACGACGTCGACTTCCAGCTGGCCATGGCCGTGATCTACGCCTACCTGACGACCGGGTTCCTGCGGATCGTCTGGAACCGTCTGGCCGCGAACGGCAAAGGCGATTTCCAGGTCTTTCCGCTCAGCCCGTACGACCTGAAACCGATCGGGCCGGCGCACAATTTCCAGGACTGGGAGGGCTGTATCTACGAAGCCATACGCCCGGTCGCCTGGTTTCGCCGGAACTTCCCTGGGCCCGGCAGCCTCGTTACGCCAGATCTCAATCTGACCCGTTACGCGAAGCCCCTGCAGCGTCCGCGCGCCAACATGGGAATGTCGCAGTTCGAGATGCTCAGCCCGCAGGCTCAGCGCTGGATCGGTCAGCCGCGGGAATTCGGAGAGAGCGCTCTGGCGCAGTCCTGGTACCGGGAATTCTGGGTTCGCGATTACTCGATTAACACGTCTGGCAACATCGTTAAGATGGGCACGCCCGGTTCGAACTGGTACTACGAGGTCAAGCCGAACGGGCCGCTCTATCCGCGCGGGCGCCTGATCATTACCGGCGGCGCGGACCTGACGGTCATGTACGACGGCCCGAATTACTTCTGGCACGGCCGCTTCCCGTTTATCCCGATCCGCCTGAAGCCAGTCCCGTGGCAGTTCTACGGGCTATCCGAGCTTCGGACCAAGATCCCACTCCAGGACATCGTGAACACGATTCTGGCTGGCGTTCTCGACATGATCAAAAAGGCGGTGAATCCGCCCTTGCTCTTCCCGGACAACGCATTCTCGGACGCGGTTAAGAACCAGTTGGATCCGAGCATGCCGAACGCGAAGATCGGTTACAACCCGATGGCGGCAAGCCCGCCGGAATACGGCAACCCGCCGATCGTGCCAAGCTACGTGCAGAATACCCTGATGTACACGCAGAACGAGCAAGACGACGATTCCGGCCTGCTGGACCTTGGTGGCCTTGCGCGCAAGAAAGTGACGCCGGCTGGCGATACCCTGCAGGGACTGAAGGAAAGCCAGCAGACGATCATGCGGCTGCGCGGTCGCTACATCACGTTGGCTATCCGCGATCTCGGCGAACAGATGACGCCGAACATTATCCAGTTCTATCCGCTCGGGCGCCGCATGTGGCTGTTCGGCCGTCACGGTGTCACCTATCAGGACGTCTGGGATTCGTCGAAGGCGACGATGATCCCGGTTGGACGGAATCCGTCCGACCACGCGGCGAGCTTCCCATTCGAGATCATGGACAGTTCGCTGTTAAACTTGAACAAGAACGACGATCAGATGCTCGCCATGGCGCTCCGCCGGCAGGGAGACATGGACCGGGAGACGTTATTCCAGAAACTGGATCTCTCTCAGATTTACGAACAGGTCGAGCGGAATCTCGAGAAAGAGCACGCGCAGATGGCCAAGGATGCTGCTGCCGCGCAGGCCGGAGCGGCACCTCCAGGAGCGATGCCGGCGCATAGGGGCGTGGGCGGTGACAACCCGTTACAGAATCTCATAGGACCGTCATAATATGGAGATACACGAGACCTACCGTGGTTACAAGATCTACTGGACTGGGTTTAAAGAGCACGTCGACATTACGCGGGAGAATTTCCCGCGTATCGGCGACAGCCTCATCGGGCAATGGATCGGCATCATGGTGGATGCTGCCGGGAAAGCGCAGCACAATCTGTACGTATCGGTCCCTGGTAAAGAGGGAGAATTCCAGCGTGGGGCATCGTTCGACGTCGATCCCCAACCCGGACAGGTCGAGATTACGGACAGTACTCACCTCAACATCAAGATCCAGGAGTGCCTGAAAGGTCTGACCCGCATGCACGTCCTGATCGATCAAATCGGTAAATACGATAAGGCGGCATAGATGGCCCTCAACTTGAAAGACCTCAACCTCGTGACGCTCAATCACGTGCTCCACGACGAGGAATCGATCCAGCAGGCCGTCCGCGCCACCGGTGGTCACCCCGCCTCACTGCGGATGATCATCGAGCGTTGCCAGGAACTCGGCCTCGAGCCGGCTGAGCAACTCCAAAAGGCGATCGATTACGAAGGTCCGATCTTCAAACGCTTGACGCACAGGATAGTCTAGTGGCTGATAGGAGATACGCATGGCAAAGTCGAAAGAGGTAGCCAGTCCGATGATGGACCCAGACCACGACGAGTATCAGACGCGTGATGACGTCAACACGTTAATGCGCGCCGATGAAGTCCATGCGGATCCCAAACGCCACAAGCGAGCGCTCAGTCGACTGTCCGGAACCCTGCAGCGAATGACCGGCAAGAAGCCCGGTCGCTCCAGCGGTCGCTCCAGCGGTCGGTCCGGGCGATAGGAGTCACGATGGCCAAAATTGATATGCCGCCGATGAAGGACGCGAAATCCGTCAAGATCAAGGTGAAATTTGACGGGAAGAAAAGCGACAAGAACGCCCGCAAGGCGGAAAAGAAATCGGACCGCTCCGGCGGCCGGTAGTTCTGGTTCACTGAAGCAGATTTCATTTTAAGGAGAATGATCATGGCACTGGCAAAAGACACAGGCGGATTTCCCGGTCACGATGAAGGATCCAACGGATCGCCGGTGAAGGACGTTTTCATCAGTTCCGGCGGAACATACGCCCCGATGGATCAGGGCGTGGCCGGCGGCACGACGAACAAGAACAGTCTGGGTTCGACCGGTAAGGCCGAAGGCCAGGACTAATCGATGGCGATGCCAGATATCGGCGTCGGTCCTCCGCCGCCCCCTGACGTCTCCGCTCAAATGCGGCCGACGTCATCGGTTTCCAGCAACGGAGGTCCGGATCTGGGTGCCCTGATGGCCCAGTTGGCCGGCGGTCAAATGCCGACCGGTCCCGATATCACGCCGAAGGTTCTGGACGTCCAGCCCCTCTTATCCCAGATCGCCCGACAGGTGCCGAGTCTGGGACCGGACGTCGATCGGTTGAACGTCGAGTTGAAAGCACATATGGCCGGTCTCCCGAACGCGATTGCGCAAATGGGAGCCGGCTCCGGTGGTCCAGCGCCAGGTGCCAGCGGCGCCCCGGGTCCTCCAGCCCAAGCCGCGGCCCCGCAGGGGGCGGCTTCCACTCCGGCCGCCCAGCCTGCCCCTCCTGCCCTTACCAGTCAGATGGGGGCCATGGACACCGCTATGCAACTCGAAGTGAAGCTCCCGTCGATCGGTAAAGACGATCCGACGTTGATGCCGTACATCCAGGGTTTTATCGCGAGGATGCGCGATGAGGTTCCGAAGGTTGTACAGGGAGATACCGAGGCAATCAGTCCGCCGCCACAACCGGCGCCAACGGACGCGATGCTCTCGAAGATTCCTGTCTCCTTCTGAAAAAAAACGGCCAGCCTTGCCGGGCCAGCCGTTTTAGTTGGAGTACCGCTCGGGGAGAGCGGTTGAAGGACTAGACACTTTCAGCCTATCTCATTTTATCCCGATCGGTCAATTTAATTTCTTAAACCAAGCGTAGCCGCTAGCCCGTAGCGCTTAGCCCCACTGGGGCCGCGAAGGGCCCGGAAGCAAGGAGAACAAGATGCCGATCAATCCGAAATTGAAAGCAATCATCGAGGCTGACGCCACGATGACGAACGACTACAAGCAGCGCCTCATCGAGACGATGGACAATGCGCCGGCGGATTTCCAGAACAACTGGATGGCGCGCGAGGACTACACGCGGCAGGCGAATCAACTGAAACTCGATCGCGAGGCCATGGAGACGAAGAACCGCGACTTCTACCGGCAGTCGGAGACGAATATCGGGCTGTGGAAAGATGAGATCAAGCGGGCGAACGACATGGTTGCCGAGAGAGAGGCGCGGATCGCCGAATTGACCGCTGCCCGTGGCGGCACCGGTCTTGAAGGCAACGACGCGATCACAAAAGAGATCAACCGCCTCAACGCCACGATCACCGCACTACAGACCGGTATCGACGAGAAGATCAAGGGCGTCGTCACGGCGCAGGACCTCGAGAAGACCGGTGCCCAGTGGGCTGGCTACATCGGCGCGCAGGTCCTTGAACTGAACGAACTGTCCTGGAAGCACCAGCAGACGTTCGGCACCCGCCTTGGTAAGGCGGATAACGAAGCACTCATCACGTACGCCAACGAACAGAGTGCGAAGTTGAAGCGCTCGATCGGCCTCGAAGAGGCCTACAACATGAAATACGGTACCGAGATCGCCACGAAGCACGACGAGGAAGTCGCCCGTGCGGCGGTCGAGAAGTACAAGACACAGTCCGAAGTCCCCGGCGGAGGACCTGTCGGTCCAGGCGCCGGCGCCCCAGAACGGGGACCGCTGCAGATTCGCATGCAACAAGAGCAACTGCTGCGCGACGGTAAAGGAACCGAAGGCGTGCCACGCAACCTGGAAGAAGCGATCCGCATGGCCGCCGACGAACTTGTCAAGGAAGGCAAGGGCTAGATTTTACGAGGGCCACGACGGCCCGCCCAGATCCCACAGAATCCGACTTAGCTTCAGCCGTAGCCGCAGCCGGCCAGCCGCGGAAGGTACGAGCCGTCGAATGACCTGTCCGGAGATGGTTTGTTGCAGTAGCGACGCGCTGAGCGCGTCAGACCGAAAACCATTTTCTAGTTAAGGAGAAATTCAATGGCATTGACGTGGGGAGACCTGAACGGCAAAGTTCACGATAAGATCATTCCCACGGTCGCAGACGTTATCTACAAGAGCTCTCCTGTCTTCATCCGGATCCGGACGCAGAACGCGCAGCAGTTCGATGGTGGCGTGAAAATTCGCCAGAACATCGGCTATGCCGAACTGAACGGCGGACCGTTTGGACGCGGGCAGAGCTTCGATACAGCATATGTTCCGACGGATACGGCCTTCGAGGTCAATCCGAAGTTCTACTACGTGAACATTTCGCTGTATGGCACGGATGATGTTCTCGCCCGTGGCGCACAACAGGCAGTTCCGTTCGTTGGCTCGAAGATCGCGAACGCGGCCGGCAAGATGGCCAAGTTGATCGCGACCGACCTGTACCTCGACGGACTCGGCACCGGCAGTTCGACGCTGTCGATCGATGGATTCAATCAGTGGTTCGATAACGGGAACACGTTTACGTCGGTCGGCGGCATCACGCGCACGGACGTTGGCGTGTCGAACGGCACGAACTCGCAGGGAGTCAACGGCTACGTCGCATCCTTGTCCTCGGGCTTCACGCTCAAGGCCGTGGAAATCGCGATGGGGTCAGCCTGGTTCGGTCGCGAGCACGTGGACCTGCTCGTTTCCGATCAGAACTCCTGGAACTGGTTCTTCAACAAACTGCAGCCAATGCAGCGCTTCAACGAGGAGAGTTCGGACGTTGCCAAGTCCGGGTTCCGCTCGTTCCAGTTCGTCGGCGCGCAGGTGGTCGTGGATCAGTACGCACCGACCGGTTCCATGTACGGAATCAACTCGAAGTCGGAGAACCTGGCGTTCTACTCGAGCACGCTGAAGCGGTACCAGTTCGGCTTCACGGGGTTCAAGGAAATCTACAATTCGGATGACCGAAGTGGTCAGTATCTCTGGGCTGGCAATATGATTGTGTCGAATCCTCGATACAACTTCCGGCTGACCAACATCCCAACGCTGAGCTAAGGAGGAGAGACATGGTAGCACAAGTTTTGAATCCTGGCACAGGCTACGGGTTCATCCAGATCGCGCAGCCGCAGATCTCGCCGAACGGGTGGTTCAACCAGTTCGACACGGTGGCGCAGAACCCGATCGGCGGAAAGACGCGATGGGGCAACGTTGTTCTTCGTTATGTGAAGATCGACGTCACCGTCGTTCCCGTGATCGGAGCGCCGCTGTACGCCTTGGCCTTCACGCCTGGCGGTACGTCGACGGCCGTCCCGGCCTTGACGGTCGGTGCGGACTACGACGGTTCCGGCGCCACGCTGGGACTGCAGGTCATGGGCGTTCTCGGTCCGTTCACGTTGACGCTGCCGACCGCGGCGTACTTCGGGTGGATCCAGATCGGTGGCGTGGCGCAGGTGGTGTCAACCGGCATCACGGCAACCAGCAACGTCCTGATCGGGTCGACGACGGACAACCAGTTCGCCGTCATCGCGGATGGTTCGAACCTCACGAACATCCCGGCGGCCCGTGTCATGGGCGCGTCGGTCGCCGGTCTCGCGCCGGCGCTGTTGATGAACATGGATTGGTAGAGTCCACGGCCGGCCTTCGGGCCGGTCGCCTCTAACTCTCAAAGGAAAGGAGAACAATTCATGCCAGCAGCAGTAGAGAATGCAACACGGTATACGGACTATTGGGGCCGGACCGCCACGGAGATCTGCAACATCACGTGGAACAACAACGATACGTTCGTGAGCCAGTTCGCGGCGATCATTGCCGCGGATTTCACTCCGACAACGAATGCGAGCTTCGGATTAACGGTTTCGGGCAAGACGGTAACACTCGTCAGCGGAGGATCGCTGACGGGGATCATCCAGATCGCCGCGGACAACTCGTAAGACGGATCGTTCGATAACCATCGAACCTCACGGTGACGGTATACGCCGCCGTGAGGTTTTCTTCGTCCGTCAATACTCACCTTAAAAAATTAAATTGACATGCTCGTCCGGTTCACGTAAAACGGGACGGCATGACGCGGAGTTGGCAGTCACTCTAATGGCGATTTTCCTCTACTACGGCGAATTCGCGCACTACGGCTATTGCGAGAACTGGATTGCCGCAGCGCTCGACCGGAACGGGCACAACTGCCTCCGGATTTCCAGGGCAAAATGGTTCGATCCCGAGCGGCTAATCCAGATCATCGAAACTAACCGCGTTCAAATCCTACTGATCTCGAAAGCCCCGGAGATCGCGCCGTCCGATCTGGAACTCGTCAGGCGCCGGACGAACGTGCGGATCATCTGGTGGACGTTCGACTGGATGCGCCATCCTGAGAACTGGGCATGGTACAAGCCGCTGGCTCAAGTATCGGATCTGTGCTTCCAGACTGACGGCACGGACGAGGAGGGCTTCTACGCCAGCCACAACATCGCGCGCATCGAATTGCATCAGGGCTGTGTGCCGCAACTCCATGACGTACCGCGAGAATCCAATATCTATCTCGGATCGGCAAATGGGCTAGAGGTCGTCTTTATCGGATCGAACTATACGGACCGCCGGCATCGGTTGATGGCTGAGTTGAGCCAGTACGACTTTCAAAAGTGGGGAGAGCCGGCAAAGCAGGTCTGGGGAAATCAGTTCGCCCAGGCCTGCTATTTCTCAAAGATCGTGATCGGCGACAACTTCGTCAACGACGTGCCGGGCTACTGGTCCGACCGGGTATACCTCGCGCTCGCCTGCGGGGCATTCTTCCTGACGGCCTACGTGCCGGGAATCGAGAAGGTCTTCCGGAACGAATGGAACCTCGTCTGGTACCACGATTTTGACGAGATGCACGAGTTGATCAGACGCTTCCTGCCGATGGAGGCCGTGCGCCGGTCGATCGCGCTGAACGGGTACCGGTTGGTCCATGCGCAACACACGTACGATCGCCGGATCCAGGCGATATCACACGAAATCGAAAGGAGGCTGCAATGGTAATCAAACCGAGTGAGCCGCTGCCGACATTGGTCGCCCTCCATGAATGGCTATCCAAGCAGGGGTGGCCGGAAGAGATATTGGTATCAGGAGACGACTACACGCGGCTCTTGAACAAGTTCTCCGGTCTGGCGCGTAATCCACGATTTATGCATATCGGGCCGACGATCATCCGTCCGAAGATGACGCCAAAAATAGATCTCAGCGGAGTGAGGGTATTGGAATGAGAACAGGATTTCTACAGGGCCAGTACTGCAATGTCCGGCATCCGGGGACGCGGGAGACGCACGTCGACACGATTAAGAAACTTCGGCGCGAGGTTGAATCTCTGACAGGTAAGTCTGAGTCTCGAGAGCGCCGGTTCGAGAGGATTGCGCAGATCATTCGCGATGTCGAACAGCGCGCCGCCGCCAACCCAGATCACCCCACCATCGCCGACGAAGTCACGCTCGAGGAGATGCTAGCGATCTACAGCGCGGCCACGCGTACCGGGCAAGGTCGCCCTCCTAAGAAAAGGGCATGATCTTCACCGAGCAGCAGATCGGTCGGGCGATGGAGCGGGCGATGGACGTGTTTCACGGCCACGCGCAGAAGTTCGGAGCCGCGCCTGAACAGATCATCTCCGGCACAATGATGGCCGCCCTGCTGCTGACCGAACTTGGACTCAAGAATGGCGAGGAGGGTATCCGCCCGGCGCTGGACCGCCTTCACGGCGAACCTAAACCGTACGACTTCCTCAACGAGACGCACCGGCAGGCCGTGGCGCTCATGCTGCAGCAAATGTTCGAACCGCTCGGCGTCTTCCGGATCTTTCTGATTGCCCTGACGCCCGAGCATAAAACGTTCATCACGGACATCGCGAGGGATGGCGTGGAGAATCTGTCGATCGAGCAGATGCGCGGATTACTGCTGGCTGTGGCCGAAGATGACGATGCGGAGTGGATGTTATGAGGTGGGTAGCGACAAGTGTCCGGTTGACGAACGCCAGTATCGATCAGATGTGTGCGCCAAACTGCAACGATCAGATCGCCGCCCGGGCGTTCGGCGCGATCTGTCACTATTCCCCGCTGGAGATCGCGAAGTACGCTGACGAGTGCGATGCCGTGTTCGCCACGATGTGGAAGGTGCGCGCCGACTTTGAGCCGCGCTGGATGGACGCGCTGCATACGCTGGCGGGTCTCGGCAAGAAAGTGGTGCTCTTTCAGGAGGCCGAGACGGGATGGCCGCTGACGCGCTCGTGGGAGGAAATGAAGAGCTTTATCGAACTGCTCGGCAAGGTCGATCTCTTCCTGACGCACAATACCCGCGATACCCACTACTGGGGGCGACTGGCCAGCAAGTCTTATCGCTGGAGGACATGCCTCGATCTATCGCCGATCTGGAGATATACCATGGATCCGGACCGGAAGGCAGATCGGCCGATCCTCTTCGGATCGAGCTACGACGACCGGGCAAATGGGCTTGCCGGTCTGCTTGCGGTGAAAGATCTCGGCCATCCGCTCTGGCATCAGAACCGATCGACGGGCTACATGGATCGCAATAAGGAACTACCGGAGGTACTCGGTGTCAAGATCGACAAGGAGATTCCGCACGATAGTTGGTCGGATTGGCTGCGGGAAGTCTCCGGGGCGTATCTTGCGGTCCACCCGATGCCAGCGGCGGCTGCCGGCCGCGACCAGATCGCATTCGCGGCGCTAGGAATCCCATGTATCGGGAATGGGGAACTCGAGATACAGCGAGAACTCTTCGGCAACCTACAGATTAGCGACATCTACAATCCGAAACAGATCGAGGATGCCGTCCATTGGATACTGAACGCGCCCAGGGATTACGCGACGATCCGAGAGTACGCGATACATAAAGTCAGGCAGGAGTATGGGCTAGCGGCGGCTGACTATCAGGCCGCAGAGATCAAGCGAAAGATGGGGTGGCTATGAAACGATTCGAATTTCCAGTGCAGATGCTGCGGTATACCGAGGATGCGAACGATGGCGTCTGGACCGACAAGTCGCACTATCTGATCCTTTACGCGATGACGCACCTTGTGCGGCCGGAGAATGCGATAGAAATCGGATCGCGCCGCGGCGGATCAGCCATGTGGATTGCGAAGGCGATGGAAGAGATCGGCTTCGGGAAGCTCTACTGCATCGATCCGTTCATTGCGGCCCATGGCGGTGCTCCAGGATTCCTTGCGCATTTCGCGCACAACCTTGAAGAACTCGGATTGGACAATAGGGTCGAATTGCTCGAGATGCGTTCGGACGACCCGGACGTCTCGCCGATACTGCCTGACGAAATCGAACTGCTGTTCATCGACGGTGACCATTCTTATCAAGGCGCAAAGGAAGATTTGGAACGGTATGTCCCACACGTGAAGTCCGGCGGGTGCGTCATGATCCACGATAGCCTCTGCGAGGTCGGGGTCAAGGCCGCCATCGAGACGTCGCAGGAACTGCTGTCACCGTACGTCCATTTCACGATGGAGAACCGGAACGGGATGTGGATCGGGGTCAAGATATGAAGCGACGAGACCTGTACATGGGCACGACTAATATCGATCCTGTCCGGACGATTTCCGAGATCCAGGCCTACCTCGTCCGGATGGGCGCCACGCGAATTATGAATACGTACGAACACGGGGAAGCGGTCGCCCTGCATTTCGTGTTGAAGGTCAACAACGAAGAAATTCCGTTCGAACTGCCGGCGCGCGTCGATCCGATCTATCGGATTATCCGCGGCGATGGACGCGGACGTACACCGCAGCGCGATCTGGAGCAGGCGAAACGGACGGCGTGGCGGCAGATCTACCGATGGATTCAAGCGCAGTTGGCGCTCGTGGAGACCGGTATGGCGAAGGCGGATGAAGTCTTCATGCCGTATATGCAGGTCGCGGACGCCCAAGGTAAACCGACAACGCTCTACCAGCGAGCGGTAACTGGAGGTCTCGGGCGGCTGGCGCTGGCCGAGCGGAGTGAAGCATGAAGCACACGATGGTCATCAACGGGACGGTTACCTACGAGTTGGAACCGGAGAAGGAGAACGAGGACGACCGCCACATTATCGAGATCATGAAGACCAAGGGCAAGGTCACGATGCGGCAGAGTTCCAAGGGTGGCGTCATCTTCGAACTGGAGCGTGTAGTGCCGGAGAAGGTAGAGCAGGAATCGCCGAAGGACCTGAGCGCGATCCCGGCAAAGAAGGTGGAGAAATGAGGCCGATCCCGGTTCTCCTCGTCACGTACAACCGTCTGGGATACACCAAGCAGGCTTTGGAGTCGATCTGCCTGAGCCCGGGGTTACCGATCGAACTCTACGTCTGGGATAACGGTTCTACCGATGGGACAGCGGAGTGGCTATCCGGCCAACGACAGCGCCAGCATCGGAACACGGCGAACTTCAACGTCTTTTTTTCGGAACGTAATGTCGGTCTTGCTCCAGCGATGAACTGGTTTTTCCGAATGAATTCTGCTTGGCCGTTTGTCGCGAAGGTCGACAACGACACCGTACTGCCGGACAACTGGCTTGCTGACTTGCACGGCGTGCTCACGGAGAATGCTAAATTCAAGCGGCCAAGGCTAGGTGCCGTTAGCGGCACGTGCCTGCGGCCTCCGGGGCTAACCGCTGCGGACTGGTACGGCAACATGCCAAACTTTCCGTTCCAGGACGGGCGTCTTTATATAAATCCTGCCTGCCTCGGCACCGGCGTTCTGATCAATATGGACATGATCCGCGAGCGCGGACTGTTATTCGAGAAGTTCCCGCGCGCTCCCGGCGCCGGGCCGGACGACCCGTGTCTGATCTCCGGATGGGGCGCGTACATTCAGGAAGCCAGTGCGTACTCAAACTGGCGGTTCGCGATGTACTCCAAGGTACCGGTCCAACTGCTGAACCTGAAGGAGGACCAGGTTCTCTCGAACGACTACCCGGAATACGACGCCGAGATCGCCGAGGTGCGCAACCAGGGCAACGCGTGGTGGGAGTCGGTCGGCGGCATCGAAGGCGTGCGGAAATATGTTCAGGAGCACGGCGGTCTAGAGCCGTTGCCGGGCTACAAGCCGATCCGCGACCCGGTCGGATACAAGCGGGACAACGAACCGACAGTACTGCTGACCGGCGCCGACGATCTCGAGTATAGATCGACATCGGAATTCTGGACTGAGCGGATCGCCGCCTACGGCACGACGCGCTCGACGTTCCTGCAGACCCCGCAAGCCCGGATCAACGAATTCACGGCCCAGCATATGCAGGTGCTGAAGCGGTATGCGGTCGGCAAGGACGTGCTCGATGTCGGCTGCGGTTGGGGGCGGATGAGTCAGTCCGTCGCGCAGTTGGCGAAAAGTTATATCGGCGTCGACTTCATGCCGGCGCTAATCGATAAGGCCCGCGAATCGCTGCCAGATCTCGACTTCAGGGTAGCCAGTGCGACGGCGCTTCCGTTCGAGGACGCGTCGTTCGATCTTGTGATTGCCGTGACGTGCCTGTCGAGTTTCGCGGCCATTTTCAATCAGGTCCAGAAGGAACTCGGGCGGGTAGTGCGGCCCGGTAGCTACATCATCTACCTCGAGGAAGACTTTGTGCGTGTCGGATGGAAACTGGAGAACTTATGAACGATCAGGCGAACACAACATCGAGGATGGTGCAACCGTGAAGACTGGACTGAACATTGGTTGCGGGACTAAGTACCTCAAGAGCACGCCAGAAATGCGCTGGATCAACGTCGATATGGATCCGCATCACGCTGCGGATACCCACGTGGACGTGGTGGCGCTCGGCCCGTGGTCGCTCGACACGCTGGTTGACGAGATCCTCGCCGAGGACATCCTTGAGCACATTCCCTGCACCCAGAACAATCCGACAGAGTGGAAGATCGTGCTGGGACAGTGGGCCAAATGCCTGCGGCCCGGTGGCCGGATCCGGATTCAGGTTCCGTCGCTCGATGCGATCTATCGGGCGCTGTCCGATGGCGACATCGATGAAGATACGGCGAATCGCGTGATTTACGGAGAATGCACGACAGCGCTCGACCGGCACTATCAACTCTTTTCGAAAGATAAGCTCGGACTCGCGCTGGCAGCGATGGGCATGCAGGTCGTCGAAACGTTCTACCTGCACGTCAATATTGTCGTGATTGCGGAGCGGCCATGATCGGGCGCGAACTCGGCTCGATGATGATCGAAGATCGCGTGATCCAGGTGATCGAAACCGAGGCGACCAAGACGGTCGATAACCGGGCGGATTTCTTAGCGACGGTCGCCGGGGCCGATTTCAGTGCGTTTATCGGATCAGTGATTGTGACGGAATGGTGGGCGCTCGTCGGGGCTGAGAAACAGCCGATCGCATACGCCAGCCTAGTGGCGGCCGACGCGGATTCTCCGGAGGTTTCCCTCCTCGTGATCGTCCATCCCGATTTTCGCGGACGCGGGGTTGGTAAATTCATGACGCGCTTCGCCACGGACCAGGCGATCCGATTCCGCAAGCGCAGCATCGTCTGCAAAGTCGAACCTAGTTCACCGATCGTCAGAACGCTCATGGACGAGGAATTCGATCCTGATCCTAGCCGGCGCGCGTTCCGTAAAGTTCTCAAATGGAGGGAAGAGCATGGAAGAGTCACAGGCGACCTTTAAAGGCTGGGCGCTCGTTGAAGTCTACGGACATTCTCGAGCCGCCGGCTACGTCACAACCGAATATTTCGGCAATGCCTGCATGTTCCGTGTCGATACGCCATCACTGCCGGAGCGTGAATGGGTGCTGGCCGAGCCGGAATATACAGACCATGGCTGGACTCAGGCCGGCGCGACGGTGAAGCGCGATGAATCGCCAGCACGGTCCACACTGCTCGGTCCGGGTGCGATCTTCCGGATGACGCCGTGCGACGAGGCGGCGGCGCGCCGTGCCATCGACGAGATCTATAAGCGTCCGGTAATCGTGCTCAAGATGCCTGACCGCCCGGCAATTGCGCAGAAGGCGGAGGCACTGCCGATCGATCCGGTATGCGGCAGCGAAGTCGGAGCGGAGTCGGCGTACAAGGCTGAACACGCAGGGACGGTATTCTTTTTTTGCAGTAGCGACTGCCGCAGTGAATTTGGCAGTGATCCAGAAGCGTATCTCCCGGAGCCGCAAACGCCGGAGTTGGAACTCTAATGGCCGAAACCGATATCGAATGGGCCGATCGTGTCTGGAACTTCCTCCGCGGCTGTACGATGATTTCGCCCGGGTGTCAGCATTGCTATGCGATGCAGCAGGCGCACCGGTTCAATTACGCTGGCGGCGCCTATGAAGGCCTGACCGAGATGGGGCCGGAGGGTCCGCGATGGAACGGAACTGTTCGATTCATCAAGGATAAACTAAGGGAACCGCTCACGGTTAAAGCACCGAAACGTTGGTTCGTCAACTCGATGTCGGATCTCTTTCATAAAGATGTTGAATTCGACCAGATCGATCAGGCGTTCGCGATCATGGCGCAGACACCTCACCACACGTACCAGATTCTGACGAAGCGTTCGGAGACGATGCGGATTTATTCGAATTCGGTCGAAGCGCTGAGTCCGGTGGAACGGTCCATGCGCATGCTACGCGCTCAATACAAGGGGCACCCGGCGGAGCATGTCGTGCTGTCCGGCATCGATCCGGCTAATGTCGGACCGTTTCCGTGGCCACTACCGAATGTATGGCTAGGGGTCTCTGTTGAAGATCAGGTGCAGGCGAATAGGCGGGTACAGGCCCTGCTGGACACTCCAGCCGCAGTTCGGTGGGTCAGTTACGAGCCAGCACTCGAACTGGTCGATCTGACGAATCTGTCAGTGATAGGGCACTCGCTCGATGCGCTGGAAGGCGAGTGGTATTCGAGTAACACCGGCTGCGCAGTTTCAGATAAGACGGATAACCGGCTGGACTGGATCGTGGTTGGAGGAGAATCCGGCCCTCACGCCAGACCGTTCAATATCAACTGGGCGCGCTTCGTCGTCAGGCAGTGCAAGACCGCCGGAGTCGCATGTTTTGTGAAGCAGGTTGGCGCGAAGCCATACGCCTGCCGCGAATCGACAAAAGGAAGATTCCGTGATCATGTCACCTGCATCGACGAAGGGTTTGAAGATATCCGAGATCCGAAGGGCGGCGACATGTCCGAATGGCCAGAGGATCTCAGAGTTAGGGAATTCCCACGACATCCGCCTTCGGGCGAATCCGTAGCGTAGAACGGTGCTCTGCGCATGTGTAGCACAACTCGTTCAGCGGCTCGTTCTTAGTCAGTTCGAGCCGCCTTTTTAAGGAGTGGATATGGAGCAGAAACCAAGCGTCGGAAGAATCGTGATCTACCATCATCCCGGCAGCGCGGATGGCAAGTATCCGCCGCAGATCTCACCCGCGATTATTCGAGCAGTGGATCCGAGCGCGGAAAATCGGTGCCAGATTTTTGTTTTCGGTCCTCTTGGCCAACATCAAGACTGGGCAGAATACGGCACGGGCCCGTCACAGTGGTCGTGGCCTGAGCGCGTATGACCCACACGTACGCGCTGCTGGAGGTCTCGCCGTGGGCATACGATGAGATTAAGGGGAAACTGCTCGATGCGGGATACCAGCACGCGATCCATGAGATCGGTAAGATCGGTGAGATCGGTGAGATCGGTGAGATCGACATGCACGGTATCGCTCTCGTTAAGCGCACCGAGACCATGTGTCCTTTCTACGCTCAGAGTCCTAGCCAGGAAGAGAAGTATTTCTGTTCTGAGCCTTACGGGCACACCACGATCCATCTTGACCATCGCCGCGATCCTCACAAGCCGAAGCACTGGACTCGGATGACAGACGGTGAACTATTAGACCTGGAGGGTTAATGACCACTGGAATCATTTCGTATCTATCGCAGCGCGGCCTCGGCACGATGTGCCACGACCTGCGGGAACATCTCGGAATCACTCGGCAGTTGGTCATCCCCGACATCGGGTGGCCGATGCACCTCGAGTGGGCCAACGGCGAGGAGTTCTACCTGCACCAGTGGGAGGTTCAGAAAGATGATCTCTCCGCCTGGCAATCGACCGACGGCATCGATACCGTGATCTCGATCGAGACCGGCTTCGGGGATCACACGTTCCGCTACGCGAAAGAACTCGGGATGCGCACGATCCTGATCGTGATGTGGGAGTCGTTCAACCCGCACCTGCCGGCCTATCAGAGCGTCGACCTCTACATCTGCCCGAGCTTCAAGGCGTATCAGGAGGTTCCGTTCGACAACAAGGTCTTCCTGCCGTATCCGGTCGACACCAATCTGTTCAAGTTTCGGCAACGGTCCGGGCCGGCGCGCCAATTCATTCACAACGCCGGGTCTGGAGGCATGAACGGACGTAAGGGCACGCGTGAGACTGTCGAGGCCTTTCTGAAGGCCGATCCTGGAACATGGGACGCGACATTGCGGATTAATTCGCAGGTCGATCAGCCGTGGTTTGGCGAGATCCGTTCGCCGTACGTTACGTTCAACATCGGCGGGTTCATGAACCGCGAGGATCTCTATACTCAAGGCGACGTGCTGATCTACCCGTCGAAGTACGACGGCCACGCGCTCGTGACGCTCGAGGCGATGGCTTCCGGGATGCCCGTCCTGACGACCGACGCCGAGCCGATGAACGAATACTGGCCGGCGGGACACAAAATGCTGACCGGGGTCAGAAAGCAGGAGCCGGCCGGCATGATCAACCCTCACTGTCTGGCCAGCCACGTCGATACATACCATCTGGCCGAGCAGATCCGCTGGGCCGGAGGGACCGATATGGAGCGCTACTCGACGGAAAATCGCCAGATTGCGGAAGTCCGGCATTCCTGGTCCGCCCTCCGGGACCGGTGGATGTACAGATTGGAGAAGCGATGAAGACGCGAATACCGATCGCCAGCCCGGACCTCCGGCTCGAGGAAATGGATAATCTGCGGATTGCAATGGCGGACAGTTGGATCTCGCAGGGACAGTTCGTGGAGCGGGCGCAGGTGTTGCTCTGTAAAATAACCGGTCGCCGGTACGCGCTCTGCTGTTCGTCCGGCACGACGGCCCTCGTTGTCGCGCTGATGGCGACAAGCGGCGGTGGCCCGGTCCGCACCATTGCGACTCCTGCGCTAACGTTCGCAGCCGTCCATAATGCTGTCCGGCTGGCGGGTGCGAGACTGCAATGCCTCGATGCTGACATGCTGACGTGGCAGCCGCTCAACCACGATTATCGTGGCGTGACATGGGACACCGTTATATCTGCGCCATGCTACGGATCCGTTCACCTGCCGGAGTCGCTACCGCACGCGACGAGGACGTTCATCGAGGACGCCAGTGAGTCGTTCGGTGGCCATGTTGGCGACGTCTGGGCAGGCGGCGACAAACGGGCGCGGATCTCGACCTTATCCTTCTACGCAAACAAGATCGTGACGGCAGGCGAGGGCGGCGCGATCCTGACCGACGACGAGGAGTTGTACAAGGAATGCCGGCTGATCATCAACCATGGGATCGCCGACAAGAGTTACGTGCCGCTCCGGACTGGGATCAACGGGCGGATGACCGACCTGCAGGCGGCGGTGCTCTGCGCGCAACTCTCCCGGTTTAGCGAGATGCTGGCCCGCCGGTACGAGATCATGCAGTATTACGAGGCTGCAAGCCGTGTGGAGGAGTGGAACCTGCCTGGCATCGCCAGTGACGAGATGCCAGCGCCTTGGGTATTTGCGGGTGTCGTTAAGGGTGGCGTTCCAGCACGGCAGCGGATCATTCAGGACTGCGAGCAGGAGAATATCGAGTGGCGTCCGTTTTTCCCGATCCCGCCGGAGGGCGAGCACTGCGGGAGCGCCAGATTCTTGAGCGGCATGGGCCTCTGCCTGCCGCTCTCGAGCGCGATGACGGACGCGGAAGTCGAGCGAGTTGCGGAGGTGATCCGTGGATAAGATTGATGACTTAATCAAACAGCCGGGTTGGCATTGGCTGAAACTGTTAGGACCTGGCGTCGACGAATATGGCCATACCATGGAGGACGGAACTTACTATCCTCCGACGTTCAAGCGCTCTTTTCAGATATGCGCGCTGCGTTCTGACGGCACGTATTTCTCAATCAATGTCATCTTTGAGCCAGACGTAGACCGTGATCTTCTCAAGAAAATAGGTACTCAGTTCAAGAACAGCCTAGAGACTCTTGAAACATTCAGGACCTGCGAATGCCTCCTCGGCAAGACCTGTGAAAAACATGGAGGATCCGCTGATGTATAGAGTCCTTGTTGCCGAGCCGGTCTACCACGGGCTACCGCCAATCGTCTACCACAACCGAATCCGATTCTGGATGGAGGCGACGACGGTCGGCCTGACACTCCTTCCGCCGAAAGAGAACGGCCCGCCGCTGGACATCATGGCAATGGCTCGTATCCAGGCGCCATTGTACAAGGCCCGCCCGTACACGATCGGACCGCGGGAGAACATTCGCATGGGGCGCGATCGGGCAATTTGCGAGGCCATGGGGGAAGGCGCAACTCACGTCCTGTTCATGGACGACGACATGCTCGTGCCGCCGGATATTCTTCAGCGGCTCCTCGAGGTCGACAAACCGATCGTCGGAGGTCTCACCCACCGTGATAACGGAGATCCGCTGGTCTGGCGGGCGATAACCGAAGGCGACGACTCTGCGGCCCTCAGTATCTACGCCGGCTATGATGTCGAGGAGGTATCGTGGAAGGATCATCCGAAGACCGAAGCGTTTGAATGCGCAGCGATTGCGGCCGGCTGCATGCTGATCCAGGTCGACGTTTTTAAGGAGTTGAAGAAGGCTGAGCCTCTCCGCTGGCTCTTCAACTACGATGAAACCAGTCGCTCGATGGACGTCAATTTCTGCCGATCCGCGCGTGCTGCTGGATTTACCGTTTGGTGCTGGCCGGGCCGCCCGTGTATCCAAATTAAACACTATGACTGACAAAGAGCGCATCCTGATGCACGTCGTCCGTGGATTATCATCGGCATCCGTCCTATGCCGGGCGACGAACTCCGATGGCTACAGGAGCGGGTCTGAGGCCTTCCGAGACCGCAACGGTGGGTTCTATGTCCATTTCGCGCCATGGGACAAGCCGAAGCCTGGCGACCTCGTTATGGGGGAGAGCGGCAGAGTCTGCGATTGGCTAATCGCATGGTATGTCGAGCCTCCAAAAGAAGAGTACGGGTATCACGTTGTCCGCGAAATCGGAACCGGGCAACTCTGCAACTACGGAAACGAGCGATTCTCTCCCATCCGAGGTCTGACGGAGACACAACTGCTGGAAGGCGAGCAGTACAAATTCTACATCAAGGTACTTCGGGCGTTCGGCGGGGGCGACGAATATCTTTATCGGTTCGGCGGTCTACGCTTCGATGGGCAGACTGCGTATGTTGCCGTCCGGGAGGCCTTCGGTGGCTTTGCCGCCAAGTCTATCCCGTTCGAAGTCGAAGTGCCTTTCAACAAAAAGATCTCAGTCAAAGCCATCCTTGCGGCGATGCGCGCGCAAGGATACGGGACGAGGAAGTTCGAACACGAGCCGCAAGCAGGCCCTCCGAAACCCACTACCGTCATCGCATTCCTTTAAGCCGCTCTTTACAGGCATCTTAGAATCATCGTGAGATGCCGACTCCACAACAACAGAACTTCAGGGGTATGGTCGATGCCGTCCTGAAGAAGTTTCCGAGCTACGATAAGACGCTCTGCGAGCAGGACATAAACGACAGCATCCGCATGCTGATGGGGCGCCGTAACTGGAGCGGATTGGTCGTTTATGGGATCCTCAGCGTCCCCGCCCAATACGCGACAGGGACCGTCACGGTCACCCAGAATTCGAACGTCGTGACCGGAGTGGGAACCGTCTGGCCATTCAACGACGTGGTCAATACGACGCTGCTCACGGCAACGATCGAGGCCGGCATTATCGACTTCCAGCCGACGGCGCTGACCGGAATCGTGCCAGGGATCTGGGTCACGATCGATGGCGGAAACGCTGGCGAGGAAGCCGTCTTCGTCATGTCCGTCAACGCTGCGGCCGCCACGTTCCAGGCGGCTTGCACCAAGACCCATACTTCTGGCGTCACGATCACCAGCGGATCCATGGCGGGCCGGCAGTTCCGGATCAACTCCAATTCGCCATTCGTCACAGCGGTCGGATTCACGAGCGCGACCCGCATGCTGATCAACCAAGGCTGGCCGTACCTGAGCCTGGCGACCCAAAGTTACGAGATCACGATGGTCTACGCCAGTCTCGGACAGGATGTCAAAGAGGTCCTGACGATGGTGAACCCGGACCGGCAGTACCAGTTCATCGTCAATGCCGCCAAGGTGCAGTTGGACGCCGACGACCCCCGCCGCGCCATCAGCCAGATGCCGTACAAACTGGCATTCCATACGACCGATCCAGCTGGAGCTCCACTCTGGGAAATGTGGCCGCGCCCGACCTCGGTGGCGGCATACCCGTTTTTCTACATCAAGGCCACCACGCCGCTGATCTCGGAGAACGACATCCTGCCGAACGGGATCCGGTCCGACGTGGTCGTGAAGCTCGCCAAGGCCGAGGCCGCGCGTTGGCCCGGACACAAGGTGATTGACGGCGGGATCTATTACGACCCGCGGCTTGCCGATTCGCTGGTGGCCGAGGCCGAACGGGACATCGGCTACATGAAGAACGAGGACGATTCGACGGCCATCATGCAACTGGTTTATCAGTACCGGAAGTGGAGGTATGGTGGCCCCGGCCCGGATTACTTCCAGAACGATTACGAGAGCAACTTCGTATGAGCACGACGGCCGGACAGATTCTGGATCAGGTGCTGGACCGCCTCGAGGAGTCGCGCACGAATCCCATATGGGTCAGCCGGGCCGAGTTGCTGGTCCATCTCAACGATGCGTTCCTCGAGTACACGCTGATTGCCGGACAGATGACCAGCGAGCGGACGTACGCTCTGATCGGCGCGAAACTCCAGTCGGTCCCGCAGGGCGCCATCGCGATCATCCACGTCTCGTACGCTAACAAGCGGATCCGGAAATCCTCGATTGAAAACTTCGATCGGGAGAATCCGAAGTGGGACGGGCTGGCGGGGCTACTGACGAAGTGGGGGCCGGCAGGATTAGATCGCTGGGCCATCGATCGACATCCGACTGCGGCAGGCACGAACGTTACTTTAGTAACACTTGACGATCCGCCGCAGTTGACCGAAGCGAGCGTGATCGATCTGGCGCAGGAGTACATCGACGGGCTGACCGAGTACACGTTCCACTTTGGCCGGTTCAAGGAAGGCGGCGCTGAGTTCGTACAAGCGATGCCGAATTACGACCTGTTCCTCGAAAAGTCTGGTCACCAGGCACAGCGCACGTTCTCGCAGCAGTTCACCAGTTTCTCGCGGGATCCGAACGCGGATACCGGCGAAGGCTATTCCACCATCGATCGGAGTTAGATGAGCACGACGGTAGCGACACTGATCTCGCAGTTGTCAGTCCTCGTTCAGGAGAACGGGAGTGTGTCTGGCGGCTACGACTGGTCGACCGGGTTCTGGTCCATCACTGAAATCATCGAGTATATCAACGTCATCTCCAAGGATTTCGTGCTCAGGTCTCAGATCATGAAACTGATCGGAGCCGTGCAGGCGGTCGCGGGCACCCGTCAGTACAGCGAAATGCCGTACACGATGCAGATCGATCGGATTGCGTTCAACAACAATCCGACCTACCGCACGACAAAGGTCAATCTGGACCGCGAGAATCCGAACTGGCGCACGCTATCCGGAGTCCCCCGGAAGTATCACCAGGACATGCTGCCGACGAAGCAGTTCGAGATGGACCGGGCACCGACGTCCGGCATGGTCGGCAGCGGATACTTTCCCGTCGGGCTGCTGGGAACGGTCCGGTTCATGTCTTCGGGCGGACGTCAGGTCTCCGATGCCGGGATCGTGGCGACGCAGGCAACGCTGACCTCGGCGACGGCGGCATTCACGGTTGGCGATGTTGGGACCCTCGTGGCGATTGCTGGCGCCGGTCCGGCCAAAGGGCCGCTGATGACGACGATCGCGACGTTCCTATCGGGGACGCAGGTCCTGCTGAATCTGAACGCGAGTTTCACGGTGACGAACACAGCGTGCTCGATCGGTGGAACCCCGTACACCCCGACCGGGCTGCTTGGCGTGCCGCGGTACTTCTTCGGACAGCGCGCGCGGAACGGGATTCTGCCGCACGGTGATCCGTATGCCGGCACGATCCGCCAGTTGCTCAGCGGGAATACGAACTTCGAGGTGCTCGCGACACGACTGATGGACAACGTCAGCGGGACAACTGACCTGCTCCGCGTGCCCGACTTCTGCGTGCTGTACATCAAGATCGGCGTGCTCGCCAAGATGCTCCGCAAGGAAGGCGAGGGGCAGGATCTGGACCGCGCCAAGTATTGCGAGATGCGTTACGAGCAGGGCGTGAAACTGTTCCTGCGGCTGATGACTGCCGCGAATCTTCCAGTGGCCCAGCCGCAGGGAGCGACGAATGGCTGACACGATCGTCTTCGGTCCGATCTTTCTGGAAGATCTACAGGTCGGTAACGGCACGGTGGCCGACATCACGCTGCCGGACAATTCCCAGCAGACGCTCACAAAGATCGGCATCCAGAGTTTCCTCGGAACCGCGTACGTCAACGCGTCTGATTTTACAGGCTCCGATATCGGGGCGAAAATTAACACGGCCGTAGCGGCCCTCCCAGCAGCGGGCGGCGTGATCGACTGCCGCGGCCTGACCGGCGCGCAATCGGCCGCTGCGACGATCACACTCAGCAAGCAGATCGCACTTCTACTGCCGATGGGTTCGATCCAACTGCTCGCCAATCCTGGGATACTAATCACGAGCGGAGGATGTCAGATACTCGGACAGGGGCAGAACGCAACGGTCCTGCAGTACAGCCCGTCCACTACCGCATCGGCTATCAAATGCCAGGCGCTCACTGCGGTTGCGATCGCCCAGATCAAACTGTCCGGATTCACCATGGATGCGACAGGAAATTCCCAGGTGAAGACGGCCTTCCAGATCATCGACTCAGAAGAGATGGAAGTCAGCAACATCGCGATCTCGAATTGGAGCGATGGAACCAAATCGTCGGTCGGCCTTGAAATCAACGGTCGGCAGGCGTTTATCGGTGATCGACTGACGTTCAACTGCGATCTCCCGTGCCATATCAAGACGGATCCGAATACCTCCGTCGTGGCCGCCGACCACTTTCATTTCTCGAATATCTACTTCATTGCGGACGCGTCCCAACCATGCTGGTTGGTGGATAGTGGCGTCTGGCTGACGAACTGCACATGGGACGGATACCAGGCATGGGTTGGCGGGTCTCACGGGATCCAGTGGACCGGCTATAACGGCTCGACCCCGGCATACAACATCGCCTTCCATAACGTTCGGGCCGAACAGGGAGCCGGCGCTGGCGGCGGCAACTACGTGTTCCATCTGAACCCGACGCAGCAGATGTTCTCCGTGCTGATCAGTAACTGCACCAGCGACAGCACCCGCAACTTCATCTTCATGCGGACGGCGCGAAACTACCTGCTGGAGATAAATTTTTACGATGGGCTTGGCGTCGCGCTCAATCTCGATTCTTCCTGCAGCGGAGACGAGGAAGCGAACTTCTGGAACATTAATGCTGGCGCTTCCCTGTCGGTTGTTGGCGCGCTGCGGACCGCAATGGGATTCGACGAGACCGGCGTTGGCTATTCCAAACCCGTCCTTGATCTCGTCGATGGTACCGGCAACATCGCCCAGTACCGGATCAACGGTGGCCAGATCGGCGCGACTACGTCGGCGCATGGATCCGGTACGGCCTACACGATCACGACGACTCCGGCGGCCGTGGCATTCGGAACGACCAGTCCGAGCATCGTACTGAGCAAAATCGGGACCTACCTACTCTTCAGTCGTGTCGTTGTCGAGTATGTAGGAGCGACGTTCGCCGGTCATCAAACCGTAACGGTAAAACTGCGCCGGACGAACAACACTGCATCGGACCTCACCAACGGTACGACGTTTCTGGCGCTCGATATCGTGACGACGAAGACAGCGGATGCGATGGTCATCGAACTACCGACAGTCCCTTACGGCACGCTCAACACGACCGACGCGATCACCCTGTTCGCATCGGTCGACGTTGGTCCGTCCGCCGGATCGATTGTGATCCGCGAGGCGGAAATACTGGCACTGAGGATTTCGTAGAGCATGGAAAACATCGTATTCGGACCCATCTTCGAAGAGGACCTAGCGATAGGAGACGGCGCGGTTGCCGTCGGGTTGCCGGACGGCTCGACGCAGACCCTCCACAAGATCGGGATGCATACGTTCACTGGCATCTTAAACGTCAAAGAGTTTGGTGCCATGGGGGACGGCATCACTGACGACTATGCGGCAATCATCGCCGCCTACAACGCCGTTAGCCCAGGCGGGACACTGTACTTTCCTGGAAACTCGACATACAGAATCTCGCAGCCTTGGACATTGACACGCAGCAATGTCAAAATTCTCGCCGCAGATCCAACGGCTATCCTGCAGTACGTCGGCGGCGTCACGACTTACGTGGTAGGGGACGACGGCACTTCAAGCGTTCTCTACTTCAACAACGAGATCTCGAACCTGACCATTCGCGGTAACGCGAACGTCCAGAACGGACTGCAGATCACCTCGCAGCACCACTCGAAGTTTCTGAACTTGCGTATCCAGAACGTCGCATCGACCGGCATGCTCGTCAAGTTCGCTGTCGGCAATCAATATGATGTGCGGGTCTCAAACAACGATTGTCCAGGTAATAACTACACGGTCCAGCCAGCGGTTGGTATAGATTTTGCTGGATTGGATGTTAACCACGCGGCTACTGGATCTGAAGCCTATCTAATTGTGGAAAGCGTATCTGGTTCTGGAATTAAAATGGGGTTCACGGATTTCATGACGTTGCGCGGGTTCTCTGAATCTAACAACCGTGGACTGGAAATCTACCAGCAGACATTTAACCTGAGCGTCATCAGCATGGACTTTGAGTCCAACGCGACTGAAGACGTGCTGTTGAACGGTATTGGCTATTCTCAATTCATTGGGATCAATTCAACCAACAAGTTCAATTTCAATCAGGGTCGAGGCATTGCTCTGATTGGCGGGCAATTTAAGGATATCGTCATCGGGGTCCTTGGCTTGAATGCGTACCTTACCGGGCAGTTGATCTACATTGGAACGATTACAGATAACCAGCCGGATTTGACGGTTAGATCACCTCTCATTCGTTTTACTCCTGGACCTGATACCTTTAGTTACGAGAATCGTTTTTACGGAGATTCTGTAGATGTCAACAACCGGCTGAATGCTCCAACGCTGCTTCGAGTACGAGCGTCGGCCGCACAGGCAGGCGCTGCTGTTTTCAAGGTTACAGATGATATCGCATCGACTGAATTCGCTAAGATCTTTCCTTCCGGGGCTATTCAATCGGGGCAGGATGCCGTAGCGAGAACGATTCTGCAGCCAGGAAGTCCCGGTTTGATGGGTGCAGTTGACTTCTATCTCGGTGGCACGCACTATGCAAGCCTCGGTGGTGGAGCAGCGGGCAATTTTCCTCTCACACTGTTCAATGGCGCTAAGTTTGGTATCGGCCTCGGCCTCACTGGTGAATGGTCGAATACGATAGCATACATAGCTTCATGGAATCCGGCTAATGTTGTGAATGGATCTCAAATCACGGCCACGTTTAACGTCCCCAATGTCGTGCTTGGAGATACTGTTACTCCATCATTCGACCTTGATTTACAGGGGATGCAACTCACTGGATATGTCAGTTCTCCAGGTGTCGTAACGGTCGTGCTGAGAAACGGCACTGGAGGCGACATTGATCTAGCTATTGGTAATTTACGCCTCGACATCTGGCAGCATTAATGAGCACTAAAAACAATGGCTGACGTTCAATCACTGACGATTAATCTCGAGAACCGTGGGCTGATGATCTCCCGCCCCGGCGACGTGTTGCCGGAAGGCTACCTGACATCGTCCCTGAACCTCACCTCGAATAAGACCGGATCGATCCAGTCCCGCGGCGGTAGCGCAAGGGTGAACGTGATCAACCTCGGTGGACCGGTCCACTCGCAGGGCCGCATCATCACAGGCTCCGGGGCCGCTTATCGATACCAGGGAGCCGGCACCTCGCTCTACCGGGAGTGGACGCAGATCGCGACCGGACTATCCGGTAATCAGTTGACATTCCGCGAGGGCGGCCCCGACGAATCGATCCTGCCGCAGGAGATCGTGTTCGATTCGAACGCCAGGTATAAGGACAACGGCGCGCTCACGACCGGCTTCGGCATTGCCGGTCCGATGGCTGCGGCTTCGGCGGTAGCGGCTGCCGCCACAACGAAGACGATCGATCTGTTTGAGTACGCCACCAACCTCGCGATCCAGAACGCGTGGACCGCCGCGACGGCCACGGTCACGACATCATCGACAAACCCGGCACAAGGATCGTTCGCCGGCAACATTGCGATTGCCGCCGGAGCGACCGGAACGATCACGGCCAGCGCGGCCAGCGTCACGCCGTTCGCGCCGATCAACCTGAACCAGTTTGCGATCGCTGGCGACTCGGATGACAACGATTGGATCGTTCTCTACGTTCGCGTCGACAAGCCGCAGTACATCATCGAGGTCCGGGTGATGTTCGACGTCGACCCGGCCACGAACGACTTCACCCAGAATTTCTACTGGAAGGCCTTCACGGCGAACATCCTCGCTCCGGCTGCCACCAGCACATCTACGGCGTCGACGGCCACGCAGGACCTCGCCTCGAACGTGCCAGTACGACTGTCCGGCGTCGACAATCAGGACCCAAGGTTCCAGCAGATTCCACCCGACGAACTTGCGACCGGGGCGAATCAGTGGCTGCAACTCTTCGTCAAGAAGAACGAATTCACTCGCGTCGGCACCCACGTCAACAACTGGGGCAACGTCGCTGCGGTACGGATACAGGTCACGGCCGGCGCCGGTAGCGGAGTCAACGTCGGAGTCGACGGATTGATCATGCAGGGGTCCACGACGGGTCGGCTCGACGGCACGGACTACCTGTGGATCTACCGTTACGAGAACGAGAACACGGGCACGACCAGTCCGTTCTCGCCAGACATGGTGCCGGCGGCGAACACGACCGGCACGACGATCCAGGCGACGAAGGCGACCGTGACGGTGCGCAATCCGCGTGATACGCAGGCAACGCACATTCAACTCTACCGGTTCGGCGGCGCGAACACGGCCTACCTGTTGTCGATACGCCAGGCGGTTACCGCGTGGACCGGTACGACGACCATCACCGACGGCGTCCCGGATCAGGATCTTGGCGACGTGGCCGACTTCACGCAGATCGAACTGGCGAACTTGCTGCAGACGCCAAGCCAGACCTGCACGTCATGCGGAAAGACAGTCAACAACGGCGGCGCGTTCACCGATTACACCGCGAACGTCAGCGATGATAACGGTGGAACTTACGCCGATCTTTCGTCGCTCGGCACGCTGAACAACAACTGGCTCGTCATCGGGGCCGATCAGCAGTTCCGGCAGATCCTCATCGCGATGGACGGGAACGTCAACACGAACGCCTCCGTGCTCACCGTGCAATATTGGGACGGCGCGGTCTGGCGCGCGGTGATCAATCAGATCGATGGCACGGCGGTCAGCGGAAAGACGCTAGCGCAGCCCGGAACGATTCAGTTCGAATTGCCGCAGAATTGGGCGACGAACACGGCGAACGGCCTGTCGGCATTCTACATTCGGCTGACGTTCGGCTCCGCACTGTCGGGAGCGGTTCATATCACCGAGGTGCGGCTTAGCGCCAACGCGTTCAACCCGACAACCTGCGAAGTCCATGCCGGCCGCGTCTGGACCGACGATACGCAGCACACCGATCGGATCTGGTACTCGAACCGGTTTGCGATCGAGACGTTTGCGGATACGAACTTCATCGTCGCGTCGACCGGCGGCGATCCGGTGGTCAAACCGTACGGCCTCGACGATCAACTGTTCGCGTTCACACGCAAAACCGTGAACCGGATCATCGGCTCAACGGCGCAGTCGTTCGATCAAATTCCGACAGGCAGCGAAGAAGGGCTGTTCGGCGAGGCCATCTGCCGCGGGCGTGGCCGAATCTTCTACCGGGCATACGGTGGCATCTATGCCCTGCCGGCCAGCGGATACGCCACAAAGGTCTCGATGCAGATCGATGGACTCTTCCACGGGTTTGGCAGCGAGGATGGCTCTATGGCGCCGATCGATCAGACGAAGGCGGCGACCGAGACGATGGAGTTCTTCGACGCCAAGGTGTGGTTCAACTACACCGATATCAACGGTACCCGTCTGGAAATCACGCTCGATCTCGATACCGAACGATGGGAGCCGACCGACCGTCCCTCGACGTCCTACCTCCGGTTGGACGATGTCAGCCAGTTCTATTCCGGAGCGAGCGATGGCCTCGTGTACCAGCGCTACACCAGCAATCAGGACCAGGGCGTCAACATCGCGCTCCGGTTGGGTACCTCGTACGTCGACTTCGGGAACGCGACGGAGACCAAGCAACTCGTGGCAGTCCAAATCGACGGCGACACGCAGGGCGCGGCGATGACGTTCCAGGTCCAGGGGGACAACGGGCAGGGCTTCTTCCAGACCAGGCAGTTGAGTAGCGCTGGACGGAACATTATGTCGTTCAACTTCGACGATGAGACCTTCGCTCGAAATGTCAGGGTATTGCTCAACAGTCAGAACGCCGGTGCTCTCGTCAAGTTTTACAAGATCACGTTCTTCTATATTCCGCTCGTCTCGCCACTGACGAAACTCGTGACGGACTGGGACGATCTCGGTTATCCGGGGGATAAGCGGCTCCGGCAGATGCAACTCGAGATCGACACGATCGACACGCCGGCCACCATCCTCGTCCAGACGAACGATCCGACTAACAACCAGATCATAACGGCCCAGACACTGACGGTACAGGCGGCGACGCGGCAGATTGTCCCGTTCTCGCTCGCCGCCGATCTACTGGCGAAGCTCGTCCGGCTGAACATCACCAGCGCGGCCGGCTTCCGGTACTACAAGCATCAATTCGAATTTCTGCGGGATCCGCTGCAGACCACCCGCTACGACACGTATGAGTTGGATTTCGGCTACACCCGATGGAAGTACATCCGGCGCGTCTGGGTGGCCGGCAACACGCCAGCGATCGTCACCATGGATGTCTACGTGGACCAGGCTCTACGGCACAGCCGGACGTTTGAACTCACAAGCGGCTCCGGGTGGGCCAAGATTCAACTCAAAATGCCAGCGGCGCTGAAGGGCATGCTCTTCCGATTCGTGTTCACGACGACGACCGGCTGCAAGATCTTCCTGGATCAGTCGGATGTCGAGTGGCGTCCGCTGGCGGAGCCGCGCGGCTATCATCGCGCGCAACTTCAAAGGACGGCCTGATGGCCCAGCAGGACGTACAGGGCACCACCAAATACATCCAGATCAACGAGCGAGCTTCCGATCCGGAGAAATGGAACGAGGTTAACCGCGCGCTCCGTTACACGTGGGAGCAGTTAGCCAACCTGAAGGGTAGCCTCGGTGTCCCGATCATTACCTCCGATCTGGATCTCGGTGGCCACAAGGCCATCAACGCGGCCGATCCTACGGCAGCGAAGGATCTGATCACCAAGGAATATGGCGACGCGACCTACGTAGCCAAGACGACTTCGGTGAACCCCGGCCCGACCGGGACTCCGGCGGATAATCCGGGGACGTCTGGCGGCAGCGGGGGCAGCGGCCCGACGGTGGGCACAGCATCGTCCAGTCTGCAATTGGTTCGCTGGGACACGGTGACGACGCTCGGATCGGCGAGGATCCGCGACGACAACACGTACATCATTGTGGGGACCGGGACGACGGACGCTGCGGTAACGTCGAACGCGCTGATCGTCGGCTCGAGCGCGAACGCCGGTGACCTGTTGGTCGTGCGTGTCGGAATCAATTCCGAAGCGATCCGGCTTCTCCCGGGCACCGGCGGCAACCTGATCAAATCGGATATCACCGGCGCCGGCACGTATCGCGACCTCGTCATCCACACGAACAACACCGAGGCGTTCCGGATCAATACCGGCGGCGATGCCACGGCGATCCGCGACGTGATCGCGAATCAATTCCTCCGCTTCAAGTCCGGAACGCTGTTCCGCGGCACCCTCCAGCACGGGAATACCGGGAACCGCGGCTATAACTTCCCGGATGAAACGTGCGATCTGGCCTACAAAACGTCGGCGGCGCTGACAGCGAACGCGCTGGTGATCGGCGCCTCTGGCGGCGGTTCCAATACTGGCAGACTTGATGTCCTGGCGTCGCTGGGAACCACCACGACCGTCCTGCATGGTAACGCCGCAGGAGCCCCGACATGGTCCGCAGTCGCCCTCGCCGCCGACGTATCTGGCGTGCTACCGCTCGGGAATGGTGGAACGGGCGGTACGACCGCAGCGACAGCGCGAGCGAGCCTTGTCGTGCCGACGGCTGGAGTTGGCGCTCCGGGAACCTATACGTTTGGAACACACACGGTCGTCGTCAACGCGGACGGCCAGATCACCTCGGTGACGTAATTGACTCGTATGGTGAACTAAAGGCTTATGGAAAACATCATATTCGGCCAGATCCATGAAGAGGATCTGCAACTCGGTTTCGGCACAGACGCTGTCGTGCTGCCGGATAGTTCGACGCAGACTCTTCATCGGATCGGGCTGCACACCTTTGCCGGCATGTACAGCGTCAAGGACTTTGGCGCTATTGGAGACGGCATCAACGATGATACTGCCGCCATCCAGGCGTGTATCAATGCCGCCGGTGCCAACTCCCTGATCTGGTTCCCGCCTGGAACCTACAAGACCACAAGTCAGGTCACCGTTGCCAACAATCGAGTCTTCCTGAAAGGAGCTGGCCCCGTAGCGACACAATTGCTATTCGCCCCGACGGCCAATGGAACATGCCTCGCGTTTGACTCCGGTCAGGAAATATTCACAGGCGGCATTAGCGGTATTGGCTTTTTCTCCAATGACTCTACCTATGTGAAGGTGGCGTTAAACACGGTACAGACTGCCGAATTCTACGTTGAGGACATCGTGGTCGGTGGAAGCGTTGTCCATGGTGGAACGCAATACTGGTCTGATGCCACAAATTCCAGCATCGGCATTCAAACTAATGGGCACGAGGCCACGGACTTCAATCGCATCTCGATTGCAGCGGACAATCCAATCTACATTGGCAAGAACCCGAACAGCACGATTGACGCGGACCACTTTCACTTCCGCAACTGCAATCTTATCGCGAACCAAAATCACGTCATTACCTGCCAGGACAATATCTTCATCCAGCACATGTTGTTCGATGGCTATCAGGCATGGGTGAAAGGCTTCGATGGCTTCCACTACATATCGAATGGGACCGGTGCTGCAGTCGGTGCCCGAGTGATGGTTCGCTTCGACAATGTCGGACGGGAGCAGGTCGAAGATGCGACACACTACTGCTTCCGCTGCAACCTCAGCGGTGGCGACGCAATCCAGTTGTTGACGATCCGCAACGCCTACGGCCCCACTCTCAACGAAGGCGGCGGTCTATTCCTCCGTGGCATCAACGGTGCCAGCATCGACAACTACTGGTACATCGGGAACGGCACAGCCCTCAACGCAGATGCGACCTGCGCCGACTTCATGTTCAACAACTGGAACTTCTCTGCGAACGGAGGCACTCTATCAACGACTGGATTTACTGGGTTCTTCGTCTATCGAAGCGAAACCCAAACGCTGGGCCTGAATACCTTTAGTACCAGCGGCATCCTGAATCTAGGGAATCTCGGTTTCATTCGTGAATTGAACAGCACGGGTGTATCCAGAAGACTCATCGGGATTCCGGCGAGCGATTTTATTACCGTGGACCCGGACGCTATTGGTACCATCATTGGCGAGACTCTCGGTGGCGGTCTACGCATCAATCACCTTGTCCCAGCGACTCACCTCGTTTCCATCCCGTATGCCCAGAACTATTCTGCTGTGAACTCCACCAGCACGGATACCGTTGCTATTGTCGGGGTAGGAAATGCGGGATTCGGTCTCAACACGGTCAACTTTGATGCTGGCCAGAACGGAAGCGTATTTGGGTCATGGTTAGCCATCTATCAGTATCTTGAGGGCGTTGGTATTGCGGACCCGGCGAATGCGCCGGTATCGCATGGGCGGCTATATTTCCATCTGAACGGCGGCGGCAAGATGGAACTTAAGGTACGCTGGCCTACAGGAGCCGCTCAGGTGATCGCGACGGAACCATAGGAGTGCAATGAACGAAGATCAGAAGAAAGCAATCCGGGCGGCGGTCCTCGAGCAGCCCGGCGATTCCAAGATTCAGTTGGAATGGTGCCTTGAATCGCAGACCGAGTACACGCGCCAGATCAACCGAGTCATGGCTAAGTTCCGGCTCGCCGACTACATGGGCGACGAGGAAACGATGAAGGCTTGCCACGATAACATGGGTGACCTCAAGGCCGGACTCAGGTTCATCCAGTCGGAGATCGTCCGGTTGGGCGAGGATGTCAAGAGCAGGGAGCCTCTTCCCCCCATGGAGCCTCTTCCCCTCGTGAATAGAATAGAGTCATGAACGCGATCGAAACCGATTTCCACCCGATAGTCCTGCCGTACTCCCTCGAGCGCGGCAATCTTCCGGACGATATCCTCCACAGGCTTTACCTCCGGCTTGAGCAGGACGGGATCCTCGTCGACCTTGTTCCGGAATCGAAGATGACCGAGGAGGACTTCGTCGAGTTCGTTAACGGCCCGGCATTGCTCAGCATCTTTCTCGATGCAGGTACTGGTCAATTCGCTGGCCTCGCCTGGATCACCCAGATCGAGCACGGCGACTTCATCCAGAAGGGATGCGCGGGCGTCGCCTTCTTCAAGGACTATCGAGATCCGGTAAAGACCCGCATGTTTGGCCGGATCGTGCTCGGCCACTGGTTCAACATCCTTGGAATGAACATCGTGTATGCGATGACGCCAGCCTCGAACAAGGCCGCGATTCGCTATTCACAGGGTGTCGGCTTTCGATATCTCGCGACACTGCCCGGCTTCACGAGCCGCCGCGGCGCGATCACGGACGGACGGATTGCGTACATGACCCGGGAAGAGTTCAACTCCAGCCCGGATTAAAAGGAGACCGTGGGTAAGTCAGCGGCGCACCAGTCCCAACAACTACAGTCCGAGGCGGCAACACGCTACTCTAACCTCGCGACCTCGCTGATCGGCGAGGCCGGGCCGGCGCGCAACCAGGTCTCCGACTACTACTCGAACATCATCAAGGGCGGGCCGCAGGCATACGCCGCAGCGGCACCCCAGATCGCGTTCACGAAGACGCAGTTCGGCAACGCCCAGAAACAACTCGCGGAAACGGCCCCGGCCGGCGGCGCATTTATGGCGGGAAGCCGTCAACTGGCCGAGCAGAAAGCGCAGTCGGTTTCTGACGTGTATAAGAGCCAGATCAATAACGCGCTGCAATCGCTGACCGGGATCGCGATGGGTGAGACCTCGGCGGGAGAAAGCGCGGTAGGCGGCGTATCGCACGCAGGAGATTCGCTGGCCCAACTGGCGGCATCGCAGGCTGCGGCGTGGGGTTCTGGTCTTGGCGGGATCGCCGGAGGCCTCGGGACATTCTTCGGATTGGGGGGCATGGGCGGCGGCGCGAAGCCTCCGGCGTGGACCCCGCCATACCAGGCGACGGGATAGGAACATATGCCAGCGATTGACGCACTCGGAAGTATCGCATCGGAGTTCAGCAAGGGATTCTTGCAGGGGCGCTTGCTCACGGCACAGAAAGCCATTCAGGCGCATCAGCAGAACCTCGAGGATATCAAGGCGCTGTCCGAGGGTGCCGATCGGTTCAAAGACAATCCCGCCCTTCAGGAGCAGTACCTTAGCCAACTCCACGACGCGCTCGGCAAACTGCCGAAGCCTCCAAAGACGGCTACCGGCTCCCCTACCGATGCCGGCTCTGGCGGCATCATGGACTTCTTCAAGAGCATGTTCGCCGGCAAGAAGACGGCACAATCCCAGCAGGTCGCGCCCGGCACTCCAGGGGTCGGTCCGACGGCTCCGCCGGCCCCTCCGTCGTTGTCCCCGAACAGTCCGGACAGTTTCACATTCGGCGCCCCAGGTGCATCGATGACGCCATCGCCGTCTGCCGGCATGGCGGCTCCGGCGCCGTCCGCAGAGTCTCCAGCGTTTGCGGGTGGCCCCGGTCTTCCGCAAGGTCCTGGCCTAGGTCCTGTGCCAGCGCCCGGACATGTGCTCGGTCCGAACGGCACGCCGGCCCCGGCGGCAGCGCCCGCTGTCGGCTTCGGAGTCGACACGAACCTGCCGACTCCGTACGAGGCGCAGGTATTCGGCAAAGAGAACTGGTACAAAGATCCGCAGTACGGATTTGTGGATCCGAAGACTGGTCAGGCAACCAAGCCGCAGTTCGCGCACTCCCCGACGGCCGAGGCAGCCATGGCTCATCGGTATGCTTATTCGCATGCGCACACGGCGCTAAACGCGCTGGATCAACACATCGAGTCGTACAACAACGCGAACCCCGGCAACGCCATCGAGACCGAGGCCGATATGCTCTCCTCGCCGCTGGCTGGCGAATACAAGCACGTGTCGGAAGGAATCCGGTCGTACGAGCGCGAAGGCCTCGTTCCCGGCAGCGGCCAACAGGGCGAAAAGGGAACGCTGGATCAGTGGCGCAGCACGGCATTCGAAGATGCCAGACCAAACTACGACAAGGCGCAGCACCAGCGCGACAAGGCCATCCGGATCAATTCGAAGCCGGACGCCGTGATCACGCCGTCGGAACGTAACTGGCTGAACGGCTACAAGGCCACGCTCAAGATGGACCGGGAGGGCAAGATGTCTCCCGAAGAATCTGAGACGCACGACGTCAACGAGGCCTCACGCGCGGTGGCCGCGAACCCGGACATGGTTTCCAATCCGGAGAAGTACGCGACCTCAACCGATCCGAAAGTACAGCAGCAGTTCCACGCCGTCACGGACGCCCAGAACGTCCTGTCGGCACACGCCGCTAACATTCAGGCGGCGGACCGGGCGAAGCTCACTCCGGAGAACCGGCAGTTGGCGGACTGGGCCGATAGTTACGACAAGGCTACCCCGAAGCCAACTGATCCTAAAGCCGCACTGAAGTGGCAGGCGGACAAGGCCCGCTCGATGGCGAGCCTCTATACCGGATTCCATCCGCAGCAGGCCGGCATCAGCGTGTTCCCTGGTATGAATCCGGCGACTCAGGAAGAAGAGGTCATGGCCTACAACCGGGCCACCGGCAAGTTGCAATCGACCGGTGCCAAGGTCAAGCCAGCGGCGTGGACCCCGCCGGAGAAGACGGTGCGCCCGATGGTCAACACGCCTGGAATCGCGAAAACTGATTCGCGGTACAACAATCCGGCCTTCATGCAGCCCGGCGAACCGGTACAGGTTCCGGATGTCTACAAACTGATCGAGGAGAACCGCCAGAATCCGAACCGGGTGCCGATGAACGTACTTGAAGACATCCTGCAATATCAGAAGAACTTGCCGGATGAGGACAAGGCCGAACTGAAAAAGTACGTCGGGAACCAGACACGCCCCGACTTCAACGCACCACCAAAACCGCCGGCCAGATAACGGAGCGCCATGGCTGAAACACTGACGACTCCGCCGCCGGTACAGGCGCCAACCACGCCAGCCGCGCCGCTCGGTCGGTCACAGCAAATCGATTCGATCATCAAGGCCTTACCGCCGGATCAGGCCGCCGACATCCGGTCGAAGTTCGATCAGACGCTAGGCCACGCCGAACTCGAGCAGTACGTACGCGGCCTGCAGTTGCCGTCTGAATCCAAGAGCCGGTTGTGGGATGCCTACTGGGACACCGAGGCTCCGAAGGTCCGACCGACGCCGCTGACTCCGAAAGAGCCTTCCACATGGGACATCATCAAGGGCGCGCCGGCCGCTGCCCTGCAACTCGGCAAGGAACTGCAGGCACCAAACCTGGCGAAGGCGACCCCGCTGGTCCCCGTTCCTGCTCCTCCGGTCACCGGCACGAACCGGCAGACGGTCACACCGAACACGCCGGCCACCCCGACCGACCTAACGAATCCGGAACTTCGGCTCCCGGCCCCGGCCGCTCCGCCAAAGCCGCTTTCGATTGCCGGCACTCACGGTAATGCGCTAGTCATGAGCGACGGTTCCCAGACGACACAGAATCCGAACAACCTGCGCATCTATCACGATTCTGGCTATCCTGAACTAACGCAGACCGATCTGCTGAAACTCCAGCGCGGCGAATCGCTGACGCCGACCGGTCAGGCTGAGCCGGGGACGATCAAGAATCTGTACAACCGTCCGATCTTGAAGAATCCGGACGGCTCGATCTCGACCACGCGTTCGATGTCGTTCGACGAGGGCGGCAAAGAGGTCGTCGTTCCGACGGTCGTTGACGGCAAACTGCTTAGCGATAAGGAAGCGATCGACCGGTACCACAAAACCGGAGAGCACCTCGGCAAATTCACGAACGTCCCAGACGCCGAAGCGTTCGCGCAGAACCTCCACGAAAGTCAGGCGCAGCGCCTCGGGTTGCCGATCGACGAGGATCACGACAGGAACCGGCAGGTGTCGCCATTCCGCGACACGTCGGAGAACGAGACGCCGGAGGCACTGCAGGCGCGGGTTGCCGGCCTTGAGCGCGGCGCGATTGCATCAACCGGCGGAATGAAGCCGGAGGAGCCGAAGCCGTGGACGGCCCTCGCGCAGGATCTGTACCGGCGCACGGTGCGCGGCGGGGAGAGCATGCTATCCGGCGCCACCCTTGGCGTGGCGCAGGCCGCGACCGGCACGATCCACATCCCAATCCTCGACAAGAATTTCAAGGTCATCCCGGGCACCGAAGAGAAACTGGAACAGTTGGGCATGGCGGCGCCGGCGGATAAGTGGCAGGCGGCGACAAATGTCGTATCCAGCCTGATCGGTGCGAGCGCACCGTGGGCAAGGATCTCCCGGCTGCTAGCTCCGCTGTATGGAACCGCTGAGACCGGGATTGCGGCGAATATCCTGTCGCGGCTCGAGAACACGCTCGGTACGGCGTTTATCGTCGGAGCGGTCGAACCGAAAGAAGACACAGGGGAGAAGAATCCGCAGGTCGGATTCCACGAGACGCGTCTTGAGCACATCGCCACGACCATGGGAGCGGCCGCAATCTTCCATACGATCGCAGAGACGGCAGGCGGCATCGGTACGGCGGCAAAGATCAAGGCAATTAACGATCTCAAGGCTGAGGTATCCGAAGTTCTGTACGGCCGGCGCCCGGACACGTTCGATCCGGAGAGCGCGAAGAAGATGGCTGGCGACCTCGTCGATCAGGCGGTCGCCGAGCAGGGTGGCGTCGAGAACGTCTCCCGGAAGTCGATCAAGGACAAGGCCGCGAGAGTCAAGGGTGCATCGAAGGAGCCGCTCGCCGTCCCCGGGCAAGCGCAGGTCGAAGCGCCAGCCGGTGGACCTGGCCGTCCAGCAGGTGAGACCGGAGGGCCGGCGCCGTTCGAGGAGCCGGGAACCGTCGAAGGCCCTGGATTCACGGCAAAGCCAGGAGCGCCAGCGGAAGCGGGTGCGCAGCCGCCACTCCCGGGTCCGGGCGAAGAAGTACCGTTCCCGCCCGGAGCTCCGAAGCCGGGCGAGCCTCCAGCTGCCGCAACAATCTCTGGTGGTAAGACCAGCACCGTCATCCCCGCCGCCGACGTCGAGACAGTGCAGGGACCGAACCGTCAGGAGATCCATCCGGACGCGATCCCCGAGAACAAGAACCTGCCGAAGGGCATGGAGACGCCGGATGGCGACGTCAACCACGGCTCCTCGAGCGTCGGCCTGAGCGAAGAGGGCAAGAAGGACGCGGCCAAACTCGCCGCGGCGACCGACCTGCCGAAGAAGATCTACACGAGCGACGCGCAAAGGGCGGTAGAAACTGCGCAGGTGGTCCAAGGCGCTCACCCGGACATCCAGGTCGTGCCAGAGCGCGGATTACAGGCGTGGGCGCTTGGAGGCCTCGAGGGACAGCCGATGAAGGATGTCCTGCCGAAGATCAACGCGCTGGCGCAGGATATGCCGGATGCGGCACCGAGCGGGCGCGGTCCGATCTCCACCAGGGACGGACAGAGCTTCCATCAGTGGGAAGATCAACTCGGCCCAACGGTCCAGCGGATCATGGACGAGTTCGAGAAGAATCCGACGGAGAGCGTCGGCATCCTGAGCCACTCCCGCGTCTTCCAGTGGATCCACGCGTGGCTTGAGGGTGGGATGCCGGAGGACTACCGGATCGACCCGTCGAAACTCCTCCGCGCGTACGCCGATACGGGTGGCCGCGAGTATTTGTACAAAGACAAAGACGGCTGGGTGCTCGACGACAAGAAGCCACCGAACGGTCAGGCCAGCATCCAACTGATCCGGCACGCCCATGAGCGTCAGGCGAACGTGCCAGCCGGCGCTGTTCCGCCTCCACCGGCAGAAGCGCCACAGCCGCCTGCGCTCAAGCCGAAGAAGCAGTTCGTGATTGCCGGCAAGGACGTGGCCGGAACCTATCAGGGCAAGGTTGTCACTGCGGACGGTACCGTCCACGAGCGGCATCCGAACTATCTCAAGACGATGAAGGCGTTCGGTTATCCGGAGTTGACCGACGATCAGTTCCAGTCGATGGGCGGAAAGATGCCGGAGACGAAGCCGGTCTCGGCGCCGGAAGCGCCGAAGCCCCTCCCGCCCGTCGCTGGACCGCCGGTCGCGGCGCCGCGCGGTAGCTATTCGGTCCGCCAAACACCAGACGGCAAGTTTGAAGTCGTGCGCCCGAATGGCGCGCCGCTTCCCCGTACTCCGTTTACCGATCAGGCGTCGGCGCAGGGTGTCGCCGACCAGATGCAGAAGGAGTACGAGACGATGGCGGGCGGTCTACCGCCAGCCGCACCTCCTGCTGCCGGTCCGGCTCCTGTGCCAGGTCCGAAGCCGGCCCCGGCACCAAAGCCTGCGCCGAAACCGAAGCCGACAGGCAAGGCGAAGAGCGACGCGGAGATCGTGAAGGAGGCGCTCAGCGAGACGCCGAAGACCGGCGCGATCGACGATTTGATGAAGGATCTCGCGCTGGGGCCGGAGAGCGCGATCAATCCGAAGAAGATTAGCGACTTCGTCAGCGAGATGAAGCGTTCGAGTAACCTCGCGCTCAAGGGTCACGCCATGCCCGACGAACTCCAGCGGATGGTCGACCGGGCCGAGAACCTTGCCGACGAAATCGATCAACGATATGAGTCTGGCAAGACTGGCGGCATCGATAAACTCGAGGGCGAACTTGACGACTTGATTGATCGTATCGATTCCGAGATGTCACAGTCCGAGGTGGAGAACGTCTTATACCCGGAAGATGCTGAGGCCGGGACCGAAGAAGATCTCGCCCGGCAATACGACGAACTGGTGCGCGGCCTCTATCCAAAAGACGAAGTCGTTGAGCGCATCAAGGACATCCTCGACAAGGCGCGCTTTGGAACCGGCCACACTGGACCGCGCGAACTGAATCTCGGATCCGACGACGAACTTCTCGCCGCCGCGAAGGACGCGTACGATCGGGCAAACTCCATCCGCGAACGTCTGAAACCACCGAAGCCTAATGAAGTTGCCCGCGTGAAGCAGTGGCTCGCCGATCGGCAGAATATGATCAGCGAGATGAAGACCGGAGAGGGCAAGGCCGCTGCCGGTCTGGATCCGCGCATCGTGAAGACGCTCGGCGGCAATCTCTATAACGGCGATCTCGGCGTCGTCGCCGTGCGCGAGATGCTGCAGAACGCCCTCGACTCCCTGCGCGGACTGGACAATCCGGAATCGCGCGGCGTAACGATCGAGGTCGATACTAACAGGCGGACCATCTACATGGCCGACAACGGCTCCGGTATGACGCCGGAAGTCGCGCAGAAAGAACTGATGGACATCGGCGGCAGCAAGAAGGCCGAGGGTTCCTCCGGCGGGTTCGGGATCGCCAAGGTGGCCATTTTTGCCAACGCCGACGAGATCGATATCCATACGGTCGCCGAAGATCCGAAGACCGGCAAGCGCTTCGTCACGACACTCTACGGTAAGGGGGCAGATTGGGTCGATCCAGAACTAGGCCTGGACGTCGAGACGCATCCTGCTGACGAGGAAATCACTGGGACCAATATCCGGATCAAACTCAGCCCGGACGTCACCATGGGGCAGTTCTACATGGGCCGGTTCGCGGGCGACATGATGAAGTCGACATCGCTACTGCCGTACCGGGTCAGTTTCAAACTTAACGGACTGTTCATCGAACCGAGTTCCGTGCGGCTGCAGAAACTGGCACAGGTCGAGACGCCTGGATCGTCTGCCGATATTCATCTGGGCGACGGGAAGGAGAAGGTTGGCGACTACGGAGCGGTTACCTATTCCATCTTGAATAACGGTCTGTACCAGTTCAACAACAGCATCAGCGTGCCGAAGCATCTCTCCGGAACCATGCTGCCAGGCCCGCTCGTCGTCAACATCCATCCGAAGGCCGGCCCCGAGGAGGCTGGATATCCATTCGCGCCGGACCGTGAACGCATCCGCGATCACGACCTGACGGAAAAGATACGGGAATGGCTGAGTGATAACTTCGTCCTCCGCGCGCTCGAGGGCGAGAAAGCCGCCTACGTCGACCGGATACTGAATGCCCCTGTCATCCCTGGACCGAATTCGCTCCCGATCGTTGACACCTCTGGCAATCTTCCGCCGGACCAGGTCGAAGCGCTGTCGAAGCGCCCGTACGTCCAGCGGCTATCGGACCAGATCATGTCGTCCATGGACACGCTGCTTGGCGCGATCAACCGGGGGCGAATGGACGGCGAACTCGATCCAGCCGCTATCGGCATCGGCCTCGGCACCAAATATCTCGGTATCAATATCCACGGCAAGATGCTGGATTGGGATCACAACCTGATCCTCGTGAACCCGTACACGATCATGGACGAGGTCCTCTCCGCCATCCAGTTCCGGCACATCGCCCCCACGGAAGGGCCGGCCATGGTAGCGGCTCGCATTGTCTCGACGCTCGTCCATGAACTGAGCCATCAGGCCGTGCGTGATCACGATGAAAAGTTCGCAGGCGAGCTCTCCAGAAACATCGACCTCACGCTACTGGACTCGGCGCACGTGCAGGCCGAACTGCAGGCCGTACTGGAACACAACGGCGGCGAGGCATATAGTGGACTCTATGACGACCTCACCAACCTCCGGCCTCAGTGGGCAGGAGAAAACATATTTGGCAAGATTAGCTCCAGCGTTGCAACCGGAGGAGATGAGCAAGCCGGTGCTGAGGATGTTGCTGGAGAAGGCGCAGTCGGAGGGCGTGGACGCGGCGAAGGTCTACCGAGCGGCGGTCCAGGTGCGCAACCCGAAGTGGCCGGCGGCGCCGGACCTGAGCGAAGTGATGCCGACATCACCCAACTCGACCCCGGTACCCGGGCCAAACTCCTAAAGCTCGGCGCCTACCTCTATCAGACATCGCCCGACTGGCCAGCGTGGTCGCACGCCATGAGTGCGGCTGGCGACTGGGTGGCACCTTACCTGCCGACAGCATATGCTTTAATCGACGACGTGGCGGCCGCGACCGGGAAGAAGCCGGTATCCGCTCCGCCGCCACCAGAGAAACCGGCACAGGAGCCGACCGCCGGACCGCCCGATCGCGGACCGCCGCCGGTACCAGCGCCGCGAGGAGAATCCGATGTCAATGCTAAGCCAACAACCGGAGTCGGAAATGGAGAGGGTCCAGCGGGCGAACCGACTGGCGGAGCAGGAGGTGGACCGCCTGCCGAAGGACCACGTGGAGAAGGTGGGCCGGGAGAACCTGGTGTCGGATCTGGCGAAGGAGTATCTCCAGGGAGGCCTTCCAAGCCAGGAGCTCCGAGAAGACCTCAACAACAGCAGCCTCGGCCAGCCACCGGAGAACGTTTTACCCTAGTCGGGAAAGAGCCGATCGATCTGACGCCACAGCAGCGGCGCGAGATCAACGCCAAGGCGATTGCGATCGCCGGTGCGAAGAACCAAGGCGACCCGCTCACGCCAGAAGAGCAAGACATCCTTCGCCAGTACACTGGCCAGGGTGGGCTGGGAACCGCCGATGAAGGCGTCCTCTTCCAGCATTACACTTCCTACAAAGTCGTTCAATGGCAGTGGGACAAACTTGCTGCCATGGGCTATCCGCTCGAAGGCGCGAGCATGCTCGAACCAGCGGCCGGCGTCGGTAACTATCTCGGCTTCGCGCCTGCTGGCGTGCGAATGACCGCCGTCGAGATCGATCCGATTGCGGCGAAGATCACGCAGTTGCTGTACCCGGACGCGACCGTCCATAACAAACCGTTCGAGAATTTCAATAGCCGGCAGAAGTTCGACATCGTCATGTCGAACGTACCGTTCTCGGCCAGCCGAGGCGAACTCCGCTACGCGAAGGATGCGCAGGAATACAAGGACATCGACACGCTGCACGATTTCTTCTTTGTGAAGGGATTGGACGTGGCGAAACCGAACGGCCTCGTATTCTTCCTGACGTCGACCGGCACGATGGACAAAGCCGGAGACGAGATCAGGAAACTGATCAACGAGAAGGCGGAGTTCCTCGGCGCGTACCGCACACCAGCTGGTGAGTTTAAAAAGAACACCCAGTACGGCGGTTCTGTCGACGCCATCCTGCTGCGGAAGCGTACGCCCGAAGAGATCGAAGCATTCAAGGCGCTAAAGGAAGGCAAGATTGCCACCGTCGAGGACCTCGCTAAGATGGGGTTCACTCGTCCGTTCGGCTACAACAAGGACTGGGTCGAATCCACAACGACCGACAAGTTCTCGAAGCCGGATCAGCCGCCAGCCCGCATCTCGAAATACTACATCGAGAACCCGGGGCAGATGTGGGGACAGCCGGAGGCCGGCTATGGCGTGCGACAAGTCACGCGCATGGGCGTCCGTCCGACAAAGCCGATCGAGGACTTCATCGGAACGAGCCTTGGAGATCATATCCAGTGGAAGCCGGAAGAGACGGTCGCGGCGCCGAACGCCGAGATAGAGACCGAGAAGCCGGTCGGCAAGGCGCCGGAAGGTGTACGCCATGGCACACTGATCGTCAGGCCCAAGACGAATGATCTGGCATTCGCCCACTCGGACGGGAATATTTACCCCGCGTTCCCGAAGGGGCTACCAGAGAAAACGCAGGGACGATTGCTCGCAGCCGTCAATATGATGGACATGGCGGACCGCCTGTACGGCGCGCTCCGGCAGAACGACGATGCGACGGCGAATAAGATCCGGCCACAACTGAAGGCCGCGATCACGAACTACCGTTCACAATACGGCGACAAGACCGGCAAGAAGTTAGGTAAGCCTCCTGGCTACGATCCGTTCCTGTGGAGATTCCTGAACGGCGGAACGGAGTCGATGGTGCTGTCGTTCGAAGATCCGCGGCGGTGGCTGCTGGCCGGTCTGACGGACGACGAAGGAAAGTTTGCCGACATCTTTGATCGCAACACGATCTACCGCCAACCGGTTGTCGCCCGAGCGTACAACGATAAAGATCTCGCTGATGTCGCCAAGTTTGTTTACGAGCAGACCGGCGAATTCGCGGCCTCTCGTCCGGAGATCGAAGCGAAGTACAACGGGGAGCCGGCGGATATCGACAAGGACCTCGTGGGTAAGCCCGGCTTCAGCATCGAGAGCCTCAGCGCGGATGGCAAGCCGACGATCAATATCGACGATGAGTACATGTACGGCCCGATCTGGCCAAAGATCGATCAGACCGAGGCGATGCTCCAGCAGGCCACCGACCCGCAGATCGTATCGCAGTTGAAGCATCAACTCAGCGGGCTGCACGCGGCGCTGCCAGAGCAGGCGACGATCCAGAACCTGCCGGTCGACCCGTTCGCTTCCTACATGGACCAGGGAACGGTTATCCAGTGGCTTCGATCGTTCGGCATGAACGGCATTCAGGAATACGTTCCAGAGAATAACCGGACCATGTGGGAGATCGGAGGAGCCGGCCGGCTCAAACTGAACGTGATCACCGATCCGAAAACGAACCAGATGGCCGACCACGAATTTACGGCCGAGGATATTCAGGGGTTCCTGAACCACAAGCGGCTCACGAAGTGGATTGATACCGGTGAAACCGATTACCGCGGCAATCCGAAGAGGAAAGAGATCTTCGATCTCGCCAAACAGCGAATCATCGATCAGGTCGGGAACCATTTCAAGGACTGGTTCTCGCAGAATCCTAAGCTCACCGAGCACCTCGTACCGACGTACAACCGGATGTACCGATCCTATCGGCACCGGTCTCCGTCCTCTCAGGAAGTTCAGGTCAACGGCATGTCTGGCACGTTCAAGGGCAAGCCATTGAAGATCGGTAACCACCAGTGGGAAGTCGCCAATCAAATGCTGCATATGCGCTCTGGTATCAACGGCCAGGGTGTCGGTAGCGGTAAGACCATGGCGATGATCATGCTGGGCCAACTGGCAAAGCAGCGTGGACTGATCAGGAAGCCGATATACGTCGTGCCGGCGAAGGTGATCAAGAACTGGGGCTACGAGATCATGCAGATGTTCCCGAACGCCTTCATCCTCGACACCGGTGGCATGAACTCGAAGAACCGCAACAAGACGCTGCACCGAGTAGCGTCCAGCGATGCGGACTTTGTCCTGAGCACCTACGAAGGGATGAAGGAAATCCCGCTACGCTCCGCCGAGGAGTACATCCAGGAGGACCTGCGGGAACTGAGCGAGCGCCTCCATGCGGTCAGCCAGAAGAACGACAAGAAGACGGAGTCCATGATTCAGGAGCAGATCCGGAAATACTCCGAAAAGTTGGCCAAGATTCAGGACATGAAGAAGACGAATGCGATCTTCTTCGAAGATACCGGAATCGATTCGATCATCGTGGACGAGGGCCACAACTACAAGAACGCTCCGGTTCAGTACATGGACATGTCGGATTGGCTGCACGCCGGATCGTATTCCGATCGCGCGGCCGACATGGGCTACAAGACTCGGTACATTCACGAGCGCAAGGGTGGCCGTCCAGGACAGAACGTCTGGATGGCGACAGCGACGCCGACGCCGAACAACCCGATCGAAATCTATTCGATGATGAAGTACATCGCGCCGGACGAGTGGAAGCAGCGCGGCATCCACAACGCGGGCGACTTCGTCGAGCAGTTCGGCATCGTCGGACAGGTCGAGGAACCGTCGACGACCGGAGTGCCGAAGATCCGGACGGTCTTCCTTGGCTACAAGAACCTGAACGATCTTCGGTCGATCTTCCGCCGCTACATCGATATGCGTCCGACCAGTGCCTTTGCGCTGAATCGTCCGACGCCGGCGTACACCGAGCACCTGCTGAATCCGTCGCCTGCGGTGATCTATGAAGCCGCCCGGGTAGCCGAGTTGGATGAATGGGTCACGAAGCATTTCGCGGACGCAGCGGCCCATGGATGGAACCATCTGTCGGTCCTGACACTCGCGCGTAAACTGGCTGGCGATCTCGCCATCTACAACCCGACGAAGTATGCGAACTCGTTGGGGCGCGAAGGCTCGAAACTGAACGAGATCATCCGGCAGGTCAAAGATTCCGAGCAGGGTGACAACACCCAATTGATCTTCATGGATATCTACCGGGCCGTCGCCCACGTGGAGGAAGGCAGCAAGGAAGAGAAACTGATCCAGGCATGGCTCGCCAAGAAGGGCGAGGGTGAACTGCACGGCGTTGATGTCGATGACGATGCTGCGGCTCTCGTTAACGATCTCGAGGCGTCGTCGACCGCAGCCAGCGACACGAAAGATAGCAGCGACAAGGCGACTCCTGGCAAGATCAAGACCTACGAATTGGTCAATGTCCACAAGTCGATCAAGGAAGCGCTCATGGCCGCCGGCATCCCGGAAGACCAGATCGCGATCATCAATCAGGCAACGAATAACAGCGCGGCGAAGAAGTTCAAAGTGCAACAATTGAACGCCGAAGGTAAGGTGCGCTTCCTGATCGGGACCACGTCATCGATGGGCGAGGGCATGAACCTACAGGCGAACACGACCGACATCCATCACTACGATGTTCCGTGGACGCCGGCCGCATTGGAGCAGCGCGAGGGCCGCGGTGTCCGCCAGGGCAACAAGCAGGAATCGGTACGTATCCATCGGTACGTCGGCAAGGGAACGTCGGACGCCAAGATGTACGCGATGCTGGCGCGCAAGGCCCAGTGGAACGAGAACCTCTGGTTCGGTGACGCCGATCAGGTCATGGACTTCGATCAGGACCATCGCAACTACGCCGACATCTCAGCGGAGGCCCAGATCGATACTTCGACGCTCGAGTATTGGCAGGTCTCGCGGCGCATCACGACGAACACGGAGAAGTTGGCCGAACTTGAGACCGATGTCGTCGCCGAAGACCGGCGGATGCTCAAGCAGGTACAGGATGAGATTGCCAGCCGCGAGCAGAAGATCGAACAGTACACGGCGGACATTAAGGCCGGTCGCGGCAACGCCGACTACACAGCGCGCCTGATCGAACAGCACCGCAGCGCTATCGCGAACCTACGACAGGAAGAGCAGACCCGCGCCGAGACGGTCGCTAAGGCGGAGAAGGCTATAAACGAAGCACGCAAGGCGATCGAGGCGGACAAGGCCAAACTGAAAGAACTGATTCCGGTAATGAAGGAAAAGGGCATGCCCGTCCTGCCGGAACATGAAGCGATGGCCACCGAGCCAACGCCATCGCCCGATCAGCCGCCAGTGCCTGGACCGAACGCCATGGGTTCACCATCGCCGGTGCCCGCACCTCCAGAGCAACGGGAAACGACGCTGAGTATCCCTACCAGAGACGGAAAGGGCCAGACGGTGAAGGTGTACCCGGTCGTGCCCGGACTGGCCGTTACACCTGAACTGGAAGGCGAAGGCTTCGAGATCTTGCACACTGTATCCGGAAACCGAATCGCAAAGGCACCATCGATCGGGAGCGGGGTATTGCTAGCGAAACGCCTAGCCAAACTGGGCGACTGGAACCGCTCTGCGGAGGCACTGCAGGCCGATCCGGCAATCGTGGATGGCGTGCGCAAGGAACTCGGGCAGAAGGGCGCTGTGAACTTCTGGCAGAAGAGGCCTCCTCCATCGATTCAGCCGAACCTGATCCCATCTCCAGATCCGGAGATGCGGAAACTGATTGATGTCCCAGCTGGTCAGCGTAACGTCTGGCAGGAGATCAAGGACATCCCGGGGCAGGTCTACCGCTTCATGACCGTCGCCCGCTACAACGAGAACCTCCGCGATTGGCCGGGCTTTTCCGAAGAGGTGCGGCGCGCGCAGGAGCTTGTGCGGGACGCATCGGCCCAGACGCAGAAGGAGATGGAGAAGGTCGTCAAGGGACTGGACCGCTCAGGCTACGATGCCTTCCGTTCGATCGTCTTCTGGGAAGACATGTACGAGACGGCCGCCCGTGAAGGCGAAGACCGTGTCCCACTGCCTGGCAAAGACCAACTGAACCGTATCGATGCAGAGATCGCCCGGTTGAATTCGATTGCCACTCCTGCCGTGCGCGATGCCGTCGATCGATTCCACGGCTGGATGGAAGACGTCTGGAACGAACTCGCCAGACGCGGCAAGGTCGACCCGGATGAAGGCCGGATCAAATACTTCCCGAATCAGATCATCCGCGGCATCGGTGATGCGATTGACCGGCTACCAGGTCTGCCGACGCGCATGCAGAACCCGCGCCGGCTCTACCTGCGTAACCGCAAGGGCCATCTCGTGCCGCACGATTCGGACTGGATCCGAGTGATGGAGCAGTACGGTACGCGGGTTTATCTGCATAACATGATCGACGATTTCATCAGCCGTACCGCCGATGGCCACGATTTCAACCAGTGGTTGGACGATACACAGAGGCAACAGTTGGTCGGCAACAGGACCGGTCAGGCCAAGATCGGACGGTCTTACGTGCTCGACACCTCGACGCTGACAGTGAAGCAGAAGGACGAGATCCTGACGGCCAGCCGCGGCGGCCCCGGCTACACCGGAGAACTGCCGGACAATATCGTATTGAAGGGATTCCAGTTCAACCCAGGCAACGTGATCTACCCGGTGCGTGCGATCAATGACGAGGTGATCTGGGATGCCGTGAAGGCCGGTATGGACGAACTGTCCATCGACGTCAACGCATTCCGGAACGCGGCGCTATCATCCCCGGTGCCGCCACAGTTGGAGACCGATACCGGCGAAGAGTTGACGCGCCCAGCGCTCGCCCTCGGCGGCAAAAACAAGATCTATCTGCTGCCGGCGCCGATCGCAGACAAACTGGAACACTTCCGGGAGAACAATCTCGAGAACCCGTTCACCGAACTCGCCCGCGCGGCCACCCGCGCCTGGAAGGGGACGGTGATCAACTCGTCCGGGCTGACGTACTACACGCACATCACGATCGGCAACGAGATAGCCGCTTACGCCGAGGATCTCGGCTCGCTGATGAAGCAGCCGGCGGCGCTCGACGCGCTCAGAAGCAAGATGACGCCGCCGCAGTACCAGCAGGTGATGCAGTTAGCCGAGGACTTCAGGATATGGAACTCCGTCTTCTACGCGGGAAGCCAGCCTCGAGCGGTCAACGCGCCGGCCTTCCGGGAATTCCGCAATCCGAACTGGCGCGACAACCCGATCGGCGATCTCGTCCGCGAATGGCAGCGCGCCGGCCAGATCGTTCAGTCGTTCCCGAAGTTTGCGAAACTCATGGCCGACTTGGAACGCGTCTCGAACGGGCAACCGGTTGTCGTGAAAGGGATCAGCCTTGGCGGACTGGATCCGAAGTCGATGCTGGCGTTGGGCAAGGTGGCGCGTGAGTCCATCCACCCCGACTACGGTGCCGTATCGCCCCGCATGGACCTGTTCTACTCGGTGACGTTCCCGTTCTCGGTCTTCCACGTGAAGATTATCGGGCCGTGGATGCGGCGTATGGCGCACACCGGGAAGTTTTTCCCCGGTGACGAGTTTCTGCTGAAGATGGTGCTCGGTCTATTCATCAGCACCTTCGTCTGGAATCACCTGCTGTATCCGGAGATCGAGAAGAAGCTCGCCGACTGGCAGCGGAACATGATGCACCTGAACACGCCATTCCACGACGAGAACGGCAGACCGGTGATTCTCGCCATGGAGACGCCGACCGATATCGTGAAGCAGTGGGGCGGTCTCCACACGCTCGAGTCCAACCTCGACCGGGTGCTCGACGGGAAGTCGACGCTCGAGGATGCCGCGCGCCAGCAGTTGGAAGACATGTTTGGGCATCAGCCGCACGGCGGTCCTCTACCGACGGCGCCGGCCGCCATGCTCTACCAGTTGCTCAACCCGATGATGAAGACGTACATCGACCTGCAGGCGAACAAGGACTCGTTCACCGGGCAGGATATCGTCTCGAAATCCGAGCCGAACCTCTGGGGCGATCCGAGCAAGGACAACCCCCAGACGGATATCGGCAAGCGCCTACAGCGAGAATATGTCGCAAAGAAACTGATCTCACCGTACATGCAGTTGATGCGCGCCGAACAGATGGACAGCCCGGACTCGCCGGTCTGGAACTGGCTGACCTCGAACGGGCCGTTCGCCTGGAAGCGGGCACTCGGTATCCGATCGGTCGATCCGAACGGTCCGGACGTGAAGGACTGGTACAACGACCGGAACTGGAATCAGTCGCTCTACGACGTGAAGATGTACAAGGTTGCCGACGCCTTCGTGATGTGGGAGTCCGGCCAGATCTCGCTCGACCAGCGTGACGCCATGATCGAACCACTGCTGGAGCAGCCGGGCCCGAACCCGACCGGCCCGCACCCGTTCTCGGCTCAGGCTGGATCCGAGCCGAGCGATATCCAGCGGATGCGGGAGAAGCCGCAATACCAGATCCGTGTGGTCGAAGGCCTGATGCACAAGACAACCGATCCGGAACAGAAGAAAGCGTATCTCAACGAACTGGACGCGTTGGAATATCAGATCCACCGCAATAGTTTCAAAGCAACCCCAGACCGCATCCGTGGATTTATCGGGCAACCGCCGGTGCCGGCGCCGGTGACCCATTGACGCCGACGATAGACTGACCCAAGGGAGGACCGTAAATGTGGACACCTGGCACGCCCATTACCTTTGACGCCACGGGCAAATCTATTTTGACGACGACGGTGGGCGCGGTCAAAGGCCTGCGCATCTACCAATTTCCGACGAACACGCACACGATCTTCTCTGGCGACTCCACGCTGGATCCGACGGCGACACCGCCGACCGGGATAAGTGGGTGGGCCGGCGCTCCAGGCCCAACGGGGCCAGCCCCGCTGATCGATGCGTACGAGACGAACTCGATGAATGGTATCGACGCCAACAAGATTTTCGTTTACGGAACCCCAGGAGAGATTGTTCTATGGTCGTACGTCATACAATAGCCGCCCTGCTTTTGATTCTGTGCCTCGGCGGTATCGCCCAGGCTGCCGACGTCGAAGTCACGCCACGGCTACCGTTCTCTGCCGTCGTCTCGATATCAGACTGGACCGACCTGACGAGTACCGGCGTCGTTCTACACAAACTCACGTGGGCGACGAGCGGGACCGTGACCGGGGGTGCCTGCGCTCTCCAGCAATCACCAGACAAGGTGAACAGCATCACGACGCTGATCTCCGCGCAGACCGTTACCGCAAGCGGAGGCCCGACGTCATGGACCTACGCGAACGCGAACTTCGTCAGGATCAATTGCACGACGCCGATCACCGGGAGCGGCAACGTCAGGATCACGTACGATGGCGTTAATCCGAAGCCGACGACAGACGTCAACGGGACTCCGCTCTCCGCAATAACTGATCCCTGCGACGGACTGGTTCCGGCGGCACCGATCAACGCTATCGTGGCCAGTACGACTCTCGTAAAGATCGTCACGAAGTCCACTGGTAAAAAGAATTACGGATGCGGATTGATGGTCATCAACGATAGCACGACGACGATCGCGCATTTCAGTCTGATCGAAGGAACGCAGACGACAAACCCGTGCGATACCGGAGCCGTGGCCGTTGTCGGCAGCACTACCGCCGGGAACGGTGTCCCGATCGCCATCAACGCTGGCGGCTTCTTTTGGAGTCGCACGCTCACCGGCACCGCCGTCACGCAAGACTGGTGCATCCAAAACGACGGCTCGGCTTCCCTAAAGGTTGTATTGGCGGGGATTCAGCAATGAGCCTGCGCCGCATAGCGTCTGCACTATTGATCATCCTTTCGCTCGGGCTGTGGGAGCAGTCCTTTGCAGCCGTAGCGGTTAACGATGCAGGTGCGAAGGGTACACCGACAACGGGCGTTTCCATGTCGATGACCTACACGACGACGGCCGGAGCTACGATGATGACCGCCTTTATCGTAGCCGACAATTCGATTACCAACCCGATCGCGATGACCTACAACAGCGTCTCGCTAACGGAGATTCCTAGCACCCGAATTGTATCGGCGGGGAACTTTACGGCGATCTGGTTCTGCGTTGACAATCCGTCGGTAGGTGCGGCGTTGACGCTGGCCGCAACCTGGAGTACTTCACGAACCGTTAACATCGGAGCGGTCACCTTTAAGGGCACCGGTACCTGTGCTCAGATCGACCACCCGGTCACGATGTCTGATATCACCGGCACAGTGACAACTCTGAATGTTGGACCGATTACATCGACGACAGACGGTGCCACGGTCGCACAAGGTTGCGATTCTCATGCGATGACACTTGGTGGAGGTGGGCAGATTGCGATCTACAACGATGGCACGATCGATGCCGCAGGTAGTTACATTATCGGTGGGACATCCAATACTCACACCTGGACCGCTGCCGCCAGCAACGTCGTTGGCACAGGATTTCATATTCCAGCGACGTCTACAAACAGCGGGCCATCGCCGGGGAGTCTAAGCCTGCTCGGAGTTGGTAAATAATGAAGCGCATTGCCTGGCTCGTCCTGTCGCTCGGGTTCATCGCTTCGCCTCTATTCGCCCAAAACGGTACGACGACTGGAAGTTGCACCAACAACAGTTACCCGAGGGTATCGTTCACAACGATCTCGGTGGAGTGCGCTTACTCCGGCGACGCCAACAACGACAACGCAGCGCTCGTGGAATACACTCTCCACAACGCAGGGGCATGGTTTCCTGCCTACGCTCCATTCATCGACAAGCGTGCGGTCATTGCCAGCGACAATCCGAATCAGCACTACCACGAGGCGCGCGAATCCATTGTCGGGTTAACGGCGAACACCGCCTACGACGTGCGCATCACCTGGATTGACGGAGATGGTGTCGCCGGGACAAACCCGGTCGTCATGACCAACGTCATCACAAATACCTTCACTCCACCTCTCGGCGGCAGTGCCCGGACAGCGACGGACGATTCCTCACTCCAGGCGCTGACTTCCGGCGCGGCGACGCTTACTGCTGGCGACACAATTACGGTCTCTGCTGGAAACTATTCGCCTTTTACGATCAACCGTTCCGTCGGCAACGCCGGCGCGTGGGTGAAGCTCGTTTGCGGCACCCCGCTGGCGTGCCATGTCAGCGGGGTTGGCGCGACGAATATCAACGTCAGTGCGAATTTCTGGTGGATCACCGGCTTTGATCTGACGGCTTCGGACGGCTCGGCGATTCGCCTTGGTACCAGCGCGAACCATGTGCTGATTGAGAACAATACGCTTGATTCAGTGTCAACGCTGTGCGCTGGCGGAACCTTCCCAACGACGCATTATGGGGACGCTGGCATTGGTCTTGGAGCGAGCGACAACAACATCTACCTTCGCAATAACACCATTACTGCTTCAGCTGCATTGAGTACGCCTGCCTGCACGTGTAGCGGAACAAACATGTGCAACGGCGGAAGCAATATTTACGACAGTCCGGCCGCTGGCGTGTCCATCATAGACAACAGTTTCGACATCTCTGTTGATGGCAACAATGTCGTCGGTGGCTTTCGCGACGCGATTACCGTAGACGACGCGATCTTCGTAGAGAACGTGGAGATGCGCAACAACTACGTGGAGGGGTACAAGGACGACGGAATAGAGATCAAGGGATACGGTCCGAACAACAGAATGGAAGGCAACATCATGTATATCTTCAATTCTGCTGTCGGCGCGGGCGGCTTTGGAGAGACGTGCATGGCTCCAACGGGAGAGCCTGGAGGCAAGCCGTACGGCCCGATGTACATCTATCGGAATACCTGCCGTGTCGGCAATGGCTATGCTGCAGCGGCAAATTCTGCCTGGAAGACAGGCGGGCAAGACCCCGTCCCACTTTTCTATTTTCATAACTCGGTTGAACTATCTCAGAGTTCTTCAAACTGGGACATTTGGGTTAACGCAGGTAATCTCACTCAGGCGGCCAACAACATCACGACAACGAAGAGCGGCCACATCATTACCAACGGGACCAACACGATCAATACCCTCAACAACATGCTCTACCAGTACAACATGGGGTGGATCAAGGGTGGCGATAACACGTGGGCCAAGTCATGGACGGTGAGCGGCGTCACTTCAAACTACGGAACGAACGGTGATCCTGGGGCCGCTCCGTCCTTCCAGGCAATCGGGCAGGAACTGAATACCAAGCACGGCAATCCGATCTGGACGAATCTCGGTAGCAATACTCAGGCGCTCCAGATCACGAATACGAGCGGTGGATGGAACGCCGGTCTCGCGCTTAATAATTTCAATGGAGCGAACTCGGCGTGGCCACTGTCGAGCGGTAACAGCAACCCGAACATGGGAGCCTACGAGGCCTCGGCGGACGTCGTCCCGCCGGTCGTCGGCTCGCCATCGACGATCACGGTCAGCAATATCAGCGCTACCGGGGTGACGTTGACCTGGAATCAGGGGACCGACAACGTGACGCCGCCGGGGTCGCTGGTCTACAAGAGCTACTACAGTTTGTCGAGTAACATCAGCACGGTCGCGAACATGATCGCGAACGGCACGCTTGCCAGCACCGACACCGGGGTCGGCACGACAAACATTTCAGGTCTGACCTGTAACACGGCGTACTTTTTCAACATCGCGCTCTACGATCAGGCCGGACTGTCGGCGCCGTACACGATCACCGGTTCGAATACGACCAGCGCCTGTGCGCCGCCACCGCCGGTTGGCACTAGCACGGGCACTGGCGCGGCTCGCGTCCGTACGCGAACACGATAAGGAGTACCCATGGCAAAGTTTGATATTCCCGACGAGGGAGTGAGCTTCGACGAGATGCAGAAGCAGCACTATGAGACCTATCCGCATCCCGGCCCTGATTTTGGCCCGCCCCCGCAGGGCATGCACTACCAGGATCCAGCGCGCGAGCACGAGGCCGGTATGGATCAACTAAAGCAGGATCGCGAACGCGCTCGGCACGAATGAACACCGAGGATCCAAGACTGAAGCACGCGGTCGAGATGGAAGGATGCACCGACCATTTCTATCTGGACGGCGCCGGACTGGTAACCATCGGCGTCGGCTGCCGGATATCCATCATGGACCGCGGCGCTGGGTTGCAGATGTTCCTCGATGACGGAGACCTGGCATCGCTTGAGCAGATCGGCGCGGACTACGAGACCGTGCGCCATATGAAGCCGGGGCTGGCGCTGAAGGAGTATCGGCAGGCCACGCGCTGCCGGATGCGCGACGATCAGATCGTGGCGTTATTTAACGAGCGCTGGCATGCGATTCAGTTGGAGATAGAGGCCTACACCGGGCCGATCAGCGAACTCCCGATGCCGGCACAAATGGGAATCATGGACATGGCGTTCAACGTCGGTGCCACCGGTGTCGTGCATGGCTTCCCGTCATTCACGAAAGCCTTCGAGACTCGAGACTGGGCGACCTGTGCCATCGAGTGCATCCGCCTCGAGAATCCACCACATTCAAACGGCGTCCAGCCGAGCCGCAACGTCTGGACCGCCGATCAATTCAAATCAATTGCGGCGGAGTGAGGACATATGACGATAGGAATTCAAGTGTTTTTGACGGTTCCGATGAAGGCTGGCGATAGTTATCCCACGCCGTTCGGGCCGCAGATCCTCGAGCAGGGACAGATCGACATGCAGCCGGCCGGCACGTACGTTCACACAGTCGGTGCCACGCGTACGGCGGCAGCGGATCTCGCAGGAGACGCGCAGACGATTGCGGCAAGGGAAGCCGAGCGCATTGCCGCTGACCTAATCAGTGGACCGCCGGTCCAGGTGGCGGTCCAGCCACTAACGGTCGACGAACTCGCGGCCCAGTACACCAAAGATGAACTGATCCAGGCCGCACTGAAAGCGACGAAGTAATGGGATTCAAAGATATCTTCAAGACCGCCCTGCCGTTCCTGTCGGCGGCTCTTCCGCTCCCGCCTCCGCTCGGACAAATTGCCAGCCGGGCGATCGGATCCGCGCTGGGCGTCGACAACCTCACGCCGGACAAGGTCGATGCTGCGGTCGCGAATGCCACGCCGGAACAGATTGCGGCCCTCAAGAAGGTGGAGAACGACTTCGCCCTGCAGATGCAGGAGATGGGATTCAAGCAGGTCGACGATCTGTTGGGCATCGATGCGGCGGACCGGGCCAACGCGCGCGCTCGAGAAATCGCGACGCATGATCAGACGCCGAAGGTTCTCGCTGGCGTCGTGGTAGCGATGACCATCCTCGCCGAGGGATGGATACTCTACCATGGTATGGGCATGCTCGATGCGACATCGGCGGCCATCGTGGGCCGGATCCTCGGCACGCTCGACTCGGCCCTGATGCTCGTGCTCAGTTATTACTTCGGTTCGTCCGCCGGGTCCACCGAGAAGACGCGGATGATGAACAACATGGCCACGGGAGGGAAATAGTGCCTATCCAGATGCAGCGACTGAAGTCCGCGTCCGGTAACCACGTTGCGGCCGGCTACGATCCGCTGGAGCAAGTCCTGCGGGTCGAGTTCCGAGGCGGGGCCAAGCGGGATTACCACGGGGTAACACCCGAGGTGGCCAAGACAGCGTTCGAGGCACCGTCGTTCGGGCAGTACCTGAATAAGGTGATCATCCCGGCGGCGCCGACATCGATTCCGAAAGAAGGTGAGTGATGCCGGTACCGAAAGGCCGCGAAGGCGTCAAGGAAGAGATGGAGAAGTTTAAGGCCGGCGATCTTCATTCCGGATCGAAGTCCGGGCCGAAGGTTACGAGCCGGAAACAGGCAATTGCGATCAGTTTAAGCGAGGCCGGCATGTCGAAGCGCAAGCCGAAGCGTTCCGCCGGTCGGTCCCGTGGCCGCTAAAGCAACTAAGGCGACAGCTGGGTACCAACCCCCAGACCAGGGGCCATTCCACTGCAAAGGCTGCACTCACTTTGATGCCAAAGAAAACCTATGTACGGAAGTCGCCGGCCCGATCGCCCCGGAAGGCTGCTGTAACTACTACGAAAAGAAAGACACCTCCACGGCCGGCGTCATCGCGGAAAACTACAAAAAACGTACGCGTTAAACTCGACCCGCGGCTGAGGTTCGGCTTCATCCTGCTGGGAATGCTCGGCTCGCTGGCCGTCGTGATCGGACTCGGCCACGTCGAGGAACGGACGAGCTTCGGGCTGACTCAGATCGTCAATGGTCTGCTGATGCTGGCCTCTGCCTGGTCCCAGTGGGCATTCAGCACGATGCCGCCGGAGCATCTTTCGGCACGTAGCCAGCTGGCGGGACGCCGTCGCACAGTCCGTCGTGAACGATCGGTCCGCTCACGACCACGCACGGCCCCTCTTCCGGATTGAAATGAACGCAGGTTCCGCAGCAGGCTTTCATCGTGGCTTTCATCGTCGCTTCTCCAGTTTAATTTCTTGAACTAGACTTCAAGCCGTGGTACCGTGCCAGTCAATATGAAACGGCGTGAATTGTCCGCCACAAATCGGCGCCAGTCTGAGGAGAGCACCATCGTCAAAACCGAGGAGCAGCGCGAGAAAACGCCCATGGACGTCGTCATCGAGATCGAGACGCTGCGTGTCCGTCTGGGTATCAAAAAACAAGACCTGAGCGCGGCGGCCCATATAAAGCCAGAAATGTACAGTTACATTCTGCGCCGTGCTCGTGATGGAGAGTCTCTGCCGGAAGTGCGCATCAAGGCGCTCCGCCGGGCTCTTCGGAGATTCGAGAAGAAAAGCGCATGAAAAAGAATCGCAAGCGCACGGTGACTCCGTGCCGCTGGATCCGGGAACACAATGGCTCGATGAAGCCGGAGCCGGCCCGGCGCCTCGCCGTCGGTACCACCGTTTACTCCGTCATGAATACCGGGCAGATTATGCTCGAACGGACGGCCAAGAAACTGGGCCTATTCAAGGCTGCGCGGGAACTGCCAACCGGGGAGAATCAATGATACGCAACGTCACACACAACGAACAGAATCAGCCGATCATCCAGATCACCCGGGCCTATAAGGTTTCGATCGGGATCCCGGCCACCGCCGACAGCAACTTCCCGCAGAAGTCAGACCACTTCCATATTCGCAGCCGTAACGCGAAGGGCGAGTGGGTCGACGACAAGAAGTTCATGGCCCAACTGCAGGAACTCTATATGCCGCTCGTCGACGTCGATGACGGCAAGGGCAACGTCTCGCAGATACGCGTGGCGCTCCGGGAGTTCGATATCATCTTCCTTAGCGACGATATCGAAGAGATCTTCCCAACCGAATACGCGTGGTGGGCGACGAGCGAGAAGAAATGCTCCGGCCATGGCTGTGACGACGCGTTCCGCCGCGTGACCGCCCTGCCGGAGAAAGAGCGCCTGAAGTATCCCGGCGTGGATCTGATTCCATGGAAGCCGTGCGGCGAGGGATGTCCGGAGCTCGAGAGCAGCAAGTGCAAGCCGACCGGAGAACTGCGCTTCATCTTCAAGGACCGACCGGTGATGGGTAGTATCGCCGCGCTCTCGACGACCTCTTACCAGTCGATCAAGCGAATCCATTCATCGCTTCTGCAGATCCAGTCCGTCACAGGTGGACGCCTACGTGGCATCCCGCTGAAGATCGTGGTGCGACCAGGCAAGACCCGGTACATTCAGGACGGCAAGGCAAAAAGCAGCATGGCGTTCTTTGTGAACATCGAGTTCCGCGAAGAGGATTACAGCCGACTGGTGCCGGCTCTTCTGGAACGATCGGCGTCGTACGAGAAGTCGCTGACGACCGGGCGCCGGATGCTAACCGAGGCGGTGGATGCGGAGGACGATGCTATCGATGTCGAAGGTGCCAGGATCGAAGAGACCCCAGAGGCAGAGAGGGCCGCAGAGATGACGTCAGAGTTCTTCCCGGAGAACCGGACGGCCTCAGCCAGCAAGCCGGAACCAGATGCCGACGATCAGGCGATTACGCTCGCCTTCAACTCGCTCGGGCTAAGTCCGGCGCATAAGGAGCGGCTCTATCAGTCGCTCAAGGGCGACATCGCCTCGATCCGCGAATGGATCACCGACTTCGGGAACGGAGTCGCGTCGCTGAAGCTCTCGGCGTCAGCGACGCAGGAGTTTTATATGAAGATCGTCGTCCAACCGCACAACCTGAAGGCCGGACTGCAGGCATTGGTTGCCGCGAAGGTGGAGACTGCGGCGGAACAGCGGGCTCCGGCACGGTCACGTAAGGGTACAGCGAAGAAGGCAGCGGAAGTGCCGCCAGCCACGAGCACTCCGGCTCCGGTCCAGACCCAGCAGCCCACTCCAGAGAAAAGGGAAGAGCCGAAACCGGCCCCGCCAGCCGAGCCGAATCTAGGAACATTCACGTTCTAAACCGCACGGGCGCGCAGTTTAAAAAATTAAATTGCGCGCCATTTTTTTTCCTGTTAGTCTACCGCCGATGTCAATCAGGCCAGTTATCCGACAAAGCACTCTCGAGACCGCCCGATGTCTTTACCGCTTTCATAAGATCCACGTTGAAGGCGTTCAGGAATTCGAGTCAGAGTTCGCGCAGCGTGGTACCGATTTTCATCAGATGGGCAAACTCTACGTGGACTATCTCGTCGCGACGCAGCAGGAGATGGACTGGGAGGCTGCCGACCGAATCGCTTCCAATTCTGGCGTAGTCACGTGGAACCAGGACGCGATCGACCTGTTCTTACCGTGGAGTCGTGAGCGCGTGTTCGAGCCGTCGAAGATCGTGGCGACCGAGTACGAGATCCGGCTTAACGCTGACGGCACGCCGTGCTTTCACGGGGACCACCGATATTCCTGCGATCTGGACCGGCTGGAGATCGAGGACGGCCACGCCGAGATCTTCGATTACAAGTCGCACTTCGGCGTATTCAACCCGACGACGATCCAGTCGGTAGTCTATCCCTGGATGCTCTGGCAGATCATGCCGGATCTTAAATCGATCACGTTCACGCTCGACTTCGTTCGCTGGGGAATCTTCCGGTCTCGCACGTTCGAACGTGAGCAGTTTGCGCGGATGGATTCCTTCATCCGGAATCAGGTGCAGCGGCTCGAGACAGCGTTCGAGCGCGACGAATGGCCGGCGGAGGTGAACAGCAAGTGCGCCTACTGCCGGCTCGAATGCCCGCTGGTTGGACGGGGATTGACCGAGCAGTCGATCGGCCAGATCAAATCTGCCGAGCACGCCTCCGCGATGGCCCAGCAGGTCTTCGCGATGCGCCAGGCCTCGGCGAGGATGATGGCGAGTTTGCGAGCTTACGCGCTCACCGAGGGGCCGGTGATGAAGGCCGGGAGCGATCTCAGGCTTGGATTCAAGAAGCAGAACCGCACGGCGTACAAGGTGCGGACGATCCAAGGACTAAACGATAAGCATGGGTTTGATCCGAACCGGGCGCTGGCGGTGGACTCCAGCGAGATCCGCCGGATCGGCCGCGATTATCCGGACTACGTGACCGAGGCGAAGAAGACTGCCCGCGACACGAGTAGCACGAAGTTCACGTTCTGGTCTGAAAGCGGCGACCCTCTGGAGGTGGAAGACGATGACGGAATCGATTAATCCTCGAGCAATGCTGATCACCGAGCTCGAGTTCAGTATCGTCGGCAACCCGAGGCCGTGGATAGACGACATTCAGACGTTTCGTGACGTTGATGCCACGCTGTGCAAGCGGACCAACGGACGATACTACCTGCCGACCTCATTGCCGCCAGTAGATGCGGTCATCCTATTTCAGATTCTGATCGGCGAGGGCGAAGAGCGTTGTATGAAATTTGTAGCCGTACTTGGAGGGAACTAACGTGAAGATCGAAATCAAATCGAGATGGACCGGTGCGGTGCTGTTCAGCGTGGAGACGGAGAACTTAAGCGACAGCGGCGCGTGGTTCTCCCGACCGCTGTCTCACTTTAAGGTAGATATTTGAATGAAGATTCGAAAACTCAAACTGCAAAACTTCTCTTCTCACGTTCAAACCGAACTGGAATTCTCCCAGCCCTGCGCGATGGTCGTCGGCTACCTCGGTACCGGCAAGACATCGATCGCCCAGGCCGTCGAATTCGTCCTGACCGGCGACTGTGGCTATTACCGCAAGCGCACGGACGACAGGAACGAACTGATCCACGATCTGTTTCCAGAGGGCGCCGCGCTCACGGTAACCATGGAGACCGACCGTGGCAGGTTCACGCGGATGAAGTCCGCCATGGGCCAGACGTGGTCGTTCGACGATCAGGCGATGCAGAACGTCGACGCGATGGACCGGGCCGTCTCCGGGGCACTGAACGTCACCAAAGACATGCTGTCGGCCATCCTGAACGTCGGACGGTTCTTCGACATGGAACCGGCCACCCAGAAGGAGATGATCATCTCGCTAATCGGGGCCGATGTGACTCCGGAGAAGGTCGTCGAATTGTTCAACGTCGACGGCGATGCCAGCGAGGCGTTCAAACTGCTGACCGGCCCGATCAACTCGTTGGCCGCTATCCAGAACGCGTACCAGTACTCGTTCGAGCGGCGGACGGTCGTGAAGCGCGAACTCAAAGATCTGAAACCGCCGGGTGCGCCGGAGGGTGAGGCTCCGCCGGTCGATAAGATCCGGGCGCTGCTCGAGACGCTGCGCAAGGAACTGGAGACGAAGGTCGCGGCGAGGGCGCGCCTAGATGTGTCGTCGGGTACCGAGAAGACACGTGAGCGGCTGAAGCGTGAGCGCGAGAGGCTCCTCGCGATGGAGAGGCCGGGGCTGGCTGAATTATTAAAAGAGCGATTGCAGGCCGAGATCGACGCGACGAGTCACTACGCCGAACTGTATACGGCGGTCGAGCAGAAGGTGATCTCGGCCCGTGCCCAGATTCTCTCCCGCGACGAGAACGTCAAACTCTTATCGAAGTTCAACGGTCGATGCGTTGCCGGCGACCATGTGTGCCCTGCGCCAGCGAAAGATATGGAGGCGGCCCTCGAGGCCCAGCAGCGAGTGCGCACCAAACTCAAGACGGACGTCTCCGCACTCGAGGCTGAACTGGCTGATCTCGGCAGAAAGCGCGACGACAAGACCGGATTCAATGAGGCCTACGCCGCCGTCAACAAGCAGGAAGAGGCGATCCGCCTGTACGAGCATTCACGTCAGCAATTGACCGCCGTCACCAATGAACTCGACGGACTACCAGACGCGTTCGTCACCGACACGCGGGCGATCGACGGCGAGATTCAAGTCCTGCGGGACCGGATCCTGAATGGAGAGAAACGGCTTGCCGATTCCGTCTCCTGGGTGGAACGCGCGCGGCAGGTGACGGCCGTCGCCGAAAAGCGGGCACGCCTCGAAAAGGAAGTGTCGCAACTGGAGCAACTGGTCGAATTCTTTGGACCGAAGGGCGTCAAGGTGAAGCTCATCGACGAACGGATCGGCGGCTTCGTGACGCAGATCAATCAGAACCTCGCGCCGCTCGGCTTCGAACTGGCCATCCAGGTCGAGCCGTGGCGAATACTCTGGGGGCGGCGGCCGATCAGCCGGATTTCCCGGTCGGAGCGTTTCCGGATGGCTATCCCGTTCCAGATTGCGCTGGCCAAACTGACCGGGCTGAACTTTATCATCGTCGATGACGCGGAACTGCTGACGCCGGAAGCGCGGAGTCAGGTGATGCGGATGATCGTCGGGGCCGGCCTGGATCAGGCGGTCGTGATCATGACGTTTATGTCTGAGGAGCAGTTCCTCGACAACCGGAAGGGCATGTCGCCGATCCTTGAACCGTTCGTCGTGAAGAAGGTCGATGGCGTGTCGACCGTGGAGAAAGTATGAAAAGCATTCGCGTCTGCGCGGAGCATTCCTATCCGGTTGGGCTGACGCAGGAACCCCCTGAATTCGTCTGCCTGTTGGGATACGAGCGGCTCACGATCGAGGAAACGAAGATCGTCGCCACTGATTACTTCAGGATCGTCCGGTTGGTCACATCGCGTGCGGACTGTCGGCCACGGCCGGCGCAGAAGAAACGGAAGAAGACATGAAGGCGCTGACGCTCTGGCAGCCGTGGGCATCGCTGGTCGCGCTTGGCATGAAGCAGGTCGAGACCAGATGCTGGACCACGAAGTACCGCGGCGAGTTGGCCATCCACGCTGCTGCTAAATTGCCGCCAAAATGGCTCGGGGCCTCCCGCCATGATCCAACCTTCCGCGATGAACTTGCGGACGTATTCGACGTACGCCGAGACCGTGATGATCGGTCCGGTCCGCACGTGGATGGCGCGATTCAGTCACTTCCGTACGGTTCGATCCTTTGCATCGTGCGCCTGGTCGGCATCGAGGAGACGCAGGAAGTGCGTGAGACTTTGTGCATCCGGGAAAACATCTTCGGTAACTACGAGGATGGACGGTATGCGTGGTTCCTTGAATTAGTCGAGCGTTTCGAGCAGCCGATCCCGGCGAAGGGAAATCGAATGCTCTGGAACTGGGAAAGGAAATCTAATGTCTAGTGTTCTTGGAGTCGATCTGTCACTGACCGGAACCGGGCTGGCGCTCGTCTGCCGCGAAGGGCCCGACCGCCTCAAGCGGGCGATGCTGTACGTCGATCAGTTCGATTACGTCAGCACAATTGACGGCGTGGTCATTCGGTTACACCCGCCAAAGCCTGAGCCGGGCGATTCGGCTAATTATAGTAAGTTCCGCAACTGGCAGTACATCCGCGATTCCGTCATGCTATTCACCGTCTTCGCTGACTTTGTCGTGATCGAGGGCTACGCGTACGGTGCAAGTTTCCATCGCGAAGACCTTGCGGAAATCGGCGGCATCATACGCTACGCGCTCTGGTCAGAAAATGGAGGCCTGGGCGGGCCGACGATTGTCGCACCGACGATCCTGAAGAAGTTCCTGACTGGCAGCGGCGCCGGCGGTCAGAAGGAACTTGTCCTGAAGGAGGTCTACAAGCGCTACGGTCTCGACGTCACTGACAACAACATGGCCGACGCCTACGTACTGGCGAAGATTGGCCAAGCGATGGTCGACGGGACGTATGGGCTACCGGCATTCCAACGGGAGATCGTCGAGAAACTGCAGGCCGGACCGCAACCGAAACCCAAGAAAGCCAAGAAACGGAGCGCATGACGTTATTTGTACCTTCTACCGGTGGACTAAGTGTGGATACACGTCCCGAAATCCATATTATTGTCAAGCATAAAGTCTAGTTTAACTACTTACGTTAAGTAGTATATTGACACAAGCAATCAATGAGTTTAATCCGATGCTCGCGCTTATCGAGAAGGAGGCACGGTGACCGAACTGACCGGACTGGATTTGAGGCGGAAGGCGTGCGACTTGATTGATGATCAGAGAAGGGAGGCACGGGCGAATGCGTGACTTTAGAGTTCTCAGCCTTGGGGCCGGAGTGCAGAGCACGACACTGTATCTGAAATTCGCATTGAACCATTTCGACGGCGACAAGTATCCCCGTCCCCAGGTCGCGATTTTCGCCGATACCCAAGATGAACCCCATTGGGTCTATGAGCACTTGAATTGGCTTGAGGCCAACTTCGGTGACAGGCTGCCAATTCTCCGCCCAACCAAGGGTTGCATAAGCACTGACCTTGCCAGAGGAGAGAACTCGACCGGTCAGCGGTTTGCGTCCATTCCGGCGTTCACTGTTTCCAAGAAAGGCAAGAAGGGCCGCACACGTCGCCAGTGCTCCAAGGAATACAAAGTAGTCCCGATTGAGCAGGCGATCCGCTACAAGGTCGTTGGGCTTGCTCCACGCCGACCGTTGCCGAAAGATGTTACGGTTACTCAGTACATTGGAATGAGTCTGGACGAGGGTGGCAGGGCTAACCGACTCCGTGCCCGATTCGCGAAGAAGCCGCGATGGTCCGTTGAGTTTCCGCTGATCGGAATTGGCTGGACCCGTGGAAGTTGCGAGACATTCCTTCAGCAGATTGTTCCTCATCGTGTCAGGCGATCCGCCTGCAAGGAATGCCCTTACCATTCTGACCGTGAATGGTATGAACTTTCCCAAGATCCGATCGAATGGCCGCAAATCTTGGAGATCGATGAAGGGCTTCGCATTCCGGGCCGCATCGTTAACAGGAAAATGCGGCAGGAATTGTTCTTGCATAACTCCTGCAAGCCGCTCCGCGAGATCGACTTTCCCGCGCTCATTGAAGCCAAGCGTGTTGAACAGGAAGAACTCGCTCGAATTCGTGGCCTGCAAGGGCAACTTATTGGAATGGAGTTCAACCATTTCACGGAAGAATGCGAAGGCGTGTGTGGTTTTTGAGCACATTTTTGGAATTTCCATTAGTAAGTTCGCGATGGAGCAAGTATGGCCCAAAAGGGAAGGAGCGGGGTGAGATCACATGGCCCGCGGTACGTACTGGAACGGCAACTCGCCGCCGCCGAATTCCGCGCAGAGCAGTTACGAAAGGAGATCGTCACCGCAGTCGAGATTTACTGTGGGTCGATTTCCGGTGCAGCGACTAACGCGATTCGAGAGGATTATCCAGAGATTGCTGAGGCTATCGACAACTTGCACGCTCGCTGTCTAGCTGCCGAATCCCGCGCCGAGCAGGCCGAGAAACGATTAGAAGAACATCGCGAATCGTGCCGTGCCGCCCTCCGATGTTCGGTGCCGAAGGAAGAACTTAATACCGCTATTCGTCGCGCAGAGCAGGCCGAGCAGCGGTTGGCGAGGGTGAGGGAAGTGTTGGACCTTGTTGCCAAAGATGATTTCTGCGCGTATACCCACACGGCCAGAAAAGCCTTGAAAGAATTGGAGGAGAAATGAACATTTTACTTTTGCTGTTTGCGGTCTCAAGTTCAGACATGCTGCCTCCATTATCCTTGACTGAACTATTCACTCTTTCACTGGTCGCCGTTTGCTGCTGTGGAATGGCCATTTTCGCCTTTCTCACCGTGCGACAGAACCGAAAGCGACGTGATAAGTCGAGGACGAAATGACCGAAACCTTAGAGCAGGAGAATGCGCGGCTGAAGGCGGAGGTCGAGACACTCCGCAAGAAGTTCGATCTACGCTTCTGCCATCTTCGCACTGAACTTGAACATCGGCAGCAGCATTGCCAAGAGCATCTATTGATGATCGAGGAAGACGAAAAGCGCATTGCCGAACTGGAAAAGCAACTATCCACTCTTCAGTCCGAACAAGGAAAGGAGCGGGGGTGAGATCGCATGGCACGTAAAAACAATCTCACTGGACTCGAATTACGTAAGGCTTGCTGCGAGGCGCTGGGGTGGCATCACGGCGACCGCTTCTGGCATCACCCGTGGTGCGGTGAAGAGAATGGATGCGTGACCGGCTGCGGCGTTCGGCTGGCGAATATTGCAGGCCTCCCCGCCATCGAGTCCGAGATCGGCATCGCGTGGCCGATCTTTGTGGAGTGGGTGAAGAAGCACAAACTGGAATGGCAGATCAGCCCTTCCAATCCAGAGGATAGGCTCGAAGAGCATATTGTTATCTGGGCATACAATCCGGCGACCGAGTTCGAACTTGGAGTCAGCGACTCGACCCTCCCGCTCGCCATCGCCCGCGCCATCGTGGAAGCAGAGGAGAAAAGGAAATGAAAGCATTGACCTTATGGCAACCCTGGGCATCGCTCGTTACGCTGGGGGAAAAACAGGTGGAGACGCGATCATGGTCTACTAGCTATCGCGGAGAACTAGCAATCCATGCCGCTGCGAAACTGCCGCCGAAATGGCTAGGTGCCTCTCGACACGAGAAACTGTTCCGCGACGAACTCGCCGATGTATTCAATGTTCGACGCGATCGAGACGAGAGATCTGGGCCGCATGTCGATGATGCGATTCAAGCGATACCCTACGGGGCCATCCTCTGTATTGTCAAATTGGTGGCTATCGAAGAAACCGCATTAGTCCGCGCCACTCTCGGCCAGCGCGAGCTCCTATTCGGCAACTACGAAGATGGTCGCTACGCATGGTTCACCGAACTGGTTGAGGTATTCAATGATCCGATCGCAGCTAAGGGAAATCGGCGGTTGTGGAATTGGGAGAAAAACGCATGAGACTGGGGAAGGAATTCAGTCACGATTCAATGTGTGACATTTACGATCGACCGCCAGAATTCGGACGTCCAGCGACAGGCCAAAAACCGTGCAATTGTCACGTTGCCGAGATCGACACCCTCCGCGCCGAGTTGAAGCAGGCCCAGTGCGCTAATCAAGAACTCCGCGATCTGAATGTGGCGGGTAAAAAACTAGGCGATTGGATAGATTTAACCTCCAAGCTCGCCGCCGCCGAATCCCGCGCCGAGTTGAAGCAGGCGCAGGAGCAAATTGATACGCTCCTTGCCGACTGTCAGGCCCACGGTTCACACATTCGTGAACTTCAAGCCGAGTTGAAGCAGGCTGAATTTGACATAGCTAGAAAAGCTCGCGCGATTATCGCACTAAATGAAAGCTACAAGGCGCTGCGAGACGGTCTGGAGCCGAAACTTGCAGAGATCACTGGAAAGAGAAACGCCGCCGAATCCCGCGCAGAGGAAGCGGAGCGGTCAGCAGAAGCGGCTGAGGCCCGCGCCGAGCAATGGGAGCGCAAATTCAATGATGACGGTCCACGCTGCAAGGTACGCACGGATTCCAAAGATGGTCGCTTTATTGCACCAACCGACTGCGGGAAGGAAGATTTAGAGCAGCGGTTGGCGAAGGAATCTCGGGGCAACTGTGCGGATTGTTCAGAATCCATGCTCGGGCAGTTGGGCGGCTTTACGCGAATTGGCGAATACCGCTGCTACTACTGCAAAGCATGGTTCTGCGGGGATCATGCTTTTGCGCACTTCGACGATCATGATAAAGGGCAGCAGAGGCGCATATCCGACCTGGAGCAGCGATTGGCGAGGGTGAAGGAGAAAGTCCTTAACCATGGCCGACATGCCCATGACTGTGCGTCTCACTATGGGCATAGTCTTCAGTGCGACTGCTGGAAGTCCGCAGCCTTGAAAGAACTGGAGGAAAGATGAAGCGCACACCATTTTATGAAGTGACTCGGTTGGAGAAACGTCATGGCTAAATCAATTCCGGGACCGTGGACCGCTAAAGGCTACCAAGTATTCGCACTTGAAGAGCATCCGCTTCGCATCATCGCCTATGCGAGGGGCTTGAACATCAAAGAACGCACACCTGAAGACGAAGCCAACGCCCGCTTGATCGCGGCTGCGCCGGATTTGCTGGAGGCGTGTGAGGACTTCGTCGAAATGGCGGAGACTCCGTACAAGGACACACGCCTATTAGTTCAGCGAGCGAAGGCCGCCATCCAGAAAGCGAAAGGTGCCAAATGATCGAAACCTTAGAGCAGGAGAAGGGGCGGGATGGCGCGTAATCGAACTATCCAGCCGGAAGTACGGAAGGCAATCGTGGACATGTATCGTGCCGGCCTGGGCTGGGTTAAGCATCCGGGTTTCTACCTGAAAGAGGAAATGGAAGAGCGAGGATTGTTTGCTAGGGACTTGGCTTTTATTCTTGGAGTTCCAGAGCAGTCCTTGAACACTATTTTGTCCGGCAAGCGTGGTATCAGCCCTGATATGGCGAGGGCTCTGGGTGAAGCCTTCGACGTACCGGCTGAATTCTTCATGAACCTACAACAGGCATACGACCTTTCCCGTGCCGCCATGCCTGACCCTGGAGTAGCAGAGGCCTAGTCTTTCTTTTTCCAACGTGCATGAGCGGCGATTTGCGCAATTTCCCCCACTACCAAAATTTTCGATTGAATTAAACCAAACGCGGGTGGATGATGGCTCCCCTGCGGAGGAGTGGAACCGGTGAGTCTGGAACTACGGGACTATCAACAGGCGATGTACGCCGAAGCCAGAGAACTCCGACGCGCCGGTGCCCGCTCCATGATCTTTCAGGCTCCGACCGGCTCCGGCAAGACCGTCCTCGCCGCCACGCTCCTCAAAAACTGCGTCGATAAAGGATTCACTGCGTGGTTCCTCTGTCACCGCCGCGAGATCCTGCGGCAAAGCCTGATCAAACTGGCCGAAGCCGAAGTACCTGCCGGTCTTGTCGCCTCCGGGACGCCGATGGACAAGATGGCTCCGGTACAGGTTTGCTCGATCCAGTCGCTGGCCCGTCGGCACTTTCATCTGCCGTCGCCACACCTGATCATATGGGATGAATGCCACCACGTGGCCTCGAATACGTGGAGCGCGATCCATGCTGCCTATCCCGCTGCGGTCCATATCGGACTAACGGCCACCCCGCTTCGCCTTGACGGGGCGGGGCTAGGGAAATACTTCGATCATCTTCTGCTCGGCCCATCGGTCCGGAGTCTCATCGATCAGGGCTGGCTATCCCCGTACAGGATCTTTGCTCCCAGCCGCCCTAACCTCGACGGTATCCAGACCATCGGCGGCGACTACAATCAGAAGCAACTCCACGAGCGGATGGGGTCGACGAGCGTCGCTGGGGACACCGTTAAACACTACCAGCAGCACCTCCAGGGCCGCCGGGCTATCGTATTCATGTGGTCGGTGCCATCGTCCATCGAAATCGCCGCACGGTTCAATCAGGCAGGTATCCCGGCCGCCCATATCGATGGCGGAACGGACGAACGGACGCGCGACCGTGCGATCCAGATGTTCCGGGACGGGCAGATCCTCGTACTGACGAACGTCGATATCGCCAGCGAGGGCTTCGATCTTCCAGCCTGCGAGGCCGGGTACTTCTGCCGGCCAACCCAATCGCTCACTCTCCATCGGCAACAGATGGGACGTGTCTTGCGGCCGGCGCCTGGCAAGGTGGCCTACCTCGTCGATCAGGCATCGAACTGCCGGCTGCTCGGTCTGCCCGATGATGACTATGAGTGGACGCTCGACGGCGCAAAGAAGAAAAAGCGCAAAGCCAAAGACGAGGAATCCGTCCGCGTCTGCCCGAAGTGCTTCGAGGCGCACCCGCTCCGGGTTCGCGTCTGTCCATGCGGCCACGTGCTTGTCGAGGCTCGTGAGATCGACGTCGACGAGAACGCTCAACTCACCGAATTGAGCGAGGAAGAGATGCAGCGGCTTCGCTGGCGGCGCATGGACGAACAGTCGAATGCGAAAGACCTGACTCAGCTGATCGCGTTCGGACGCTCGAAAGGCTACAAAAACCCGGAAGTCTGGGCAAGGATCGTGTTTCAGGCAAGGAAAGATAAAAAGGCACGCAAAGATGCCGAACGATTGCAATCTCGGACTGAACTGTTGGCTGAACTGACCGGACAGTGGAACTTTTAAAAACATCTGGAGGACAGAATGAATGTCATACCGCTTACCGTCGACGAACAGACCGCTCTGAAGAACGCACAGCAGGCTGTCGCCGACGCTCAGGCTGCAGTGAAGACCGCAGCGGCTAACCGCAACCGTGTATTCAATGGCATCCTCGACCAGCACAAACTTTCGACCGGCAGCGACGTTCCGATCTTGACCGAAGATTGCCAGTTTCTGGTGACCGGTACGATATTCACCTAACTTCGCGCAGGAGGACCTGTGTTTGTTGTCCTAAACGCCGCAGAGATCGCGGCCCTTTGGTGCTTGCGCGGAGGGTGGTCTGAGTACTGATTTTGATCACCTGAATCGAATTCTCCTCTCGCAGGGCGAGCAGTTACTGAGTGCCTGGCTTCCAGGAGGCCGGCGTATCGGAACGGAATACGTGTGTGCGTCGCTCGATGGCGGGGCCGGACGCTCATGCTCCATCAATCTCAACACTGGGATTTGGGCCGACTTTAGTGCGGATGAAATTCGCGGGCGCGATTTAATCGCGCTTTACGCGCAGATGCACCACATCAATAACGGACAGGCAGCCAAGGAACTGAGCGAGAAATACGGCGACGCGCCGGCCGTCACCCGTCCTAAGCCGAACGGCCACGCCGACCCGGCGCAGAAGATCGCGTACGTCGTGCCGGACGATGCCCCAGAGCCGGACCTCCATCATCGAGACCACGGGGACCCGTCCCGCACATGGGTCTACCGCGACGCAGAAGGCAGACGCCTGATGATTGTCGCCCGTTACGATCCACCCGACGGCGGGAAGCAGTTCTGCCCGTTCGTCTGGGACGGCAAGCGCTGGCAGAAACGCCACTGGCACGAACCGGCGCCGCTCTACGGCCTCGACGACCTTGCGCTCCGACCCGACTGCTCGGTCATCATCGTCGAAGGCGAGAAGGCTGCGGACGCCGCGCGTAAACTCTGCCCAGGGCAGGTCGTCGTCACATGGCCGGGCGGATCCAATCGGTGGCACAAGGCAGACTTTTCGGCAATCTACGGGCGAAAGATCGTCCTATGGCCCGACAACGATCAGGCCGGACTGCAGGCGATGCACGGGCTGGCTCGAGCGCTACAAAGTCACTGCCCGACGATCAAGATCTTCAACGTCTCGGACATGCCTGCGAAGTGGGATGCCGCCGACGCGGTCGAGGCAGGCTGGACGGGTCAGCAGTTCGCCGAATGGGCACAGGCGCACATGACCGACATCCCGGTACTTACGGAGGCCGTGTCAAGGACTGTTAAGGGGGCGGTGGATACGCCACCCGGCGCCGCAGCCGCCGCGAAGCCGAACGGCCACGCCTTGGTCAGTTGCTACAGCCGGTGGGAGCAATGGGGACTCTCGAAGACCGGAAGCATGCCGAACCCGAACGTCGACAACTGCGTGGCGATCCTCGAGAACGATCCGGTGTTCAAGGACCGGATCTGGTACGACGAGTTCCTCTGCAAGTACATGGTGACCGATCCTTCCGGCCGGACTCGCGAGTGGGAAGAATCCGACGAGATCCAACTGCAGGTGTACATCCAGCGGGAACTCGGCATCCACCGCATGGGGTCGGAAGCCGTCCGCCGGGCCTTCATTAGCGTCGCCCGGCGCCACGTGCGCAACTGCGTGCGCGACTGGCTCGATTCGCTGGTCTGGGACGGCATACCGCGGATCGCCAAGTTTCTCGAAGACTGCTTCCATGCCAGCCCCACGAGCTATGTTAGCGCCGCCAGCCAGAACTTTTGGCTATCGATGGTCGCCCGGATCTACCGGCCCGGCTGCAAAGTCGACAACGTCATCGTGCTTGAGGGTGGACAGGGCGTCGGCAAATCGAAAGCTCTCCAGATCATCGGCGGGCCGTATTGGGCCGAACAGCATGCCGGTCTCGGTAGCAACCAGTTTTATGAGGTGTTGCAGGGCAAGATGCTCATCGAGATTGGCGAGATGGATGCGTTCCGCCGGTCCGATGACGCCGAAGTCAAGCGGGCGGTCACGTGTCCGACCGATCGGTATCGTGAGCCGTACGCGACGAAGGCTGCCGATCATCCCCGGCAGTGCGTCTTTGTGGGGAATAGCAACCGGGACGACTATCTCAAGGATGAGAGCGGTGGCCGCCGCTGGTGGCCGATCACTGTCGGCGGTGACGTGGAGCTCGGAATCATCACGGCAAACCGGGATCAGTTCTTCGCGGAGGCCGTCGTTCTGCTTAATCCGAAGGGTGGCTGGAACGAGGAACTCTGGCACTTCAACGGTGGGCAGAAGTGGTGGGAGATGCCGAAGGGTCAGACCGAAAACGAACAGGAGAAGCGGCTGCAGGACGATCCGTGGACGGAGCACATCGTCCGCTATCTGGACTACGAGCACATCGGCAACGAGTGGACGCCGCGGTTGGTCCCGATGAACCAGGTCACCATGAACGAAATCCTGATGAACGCGCTGTTCTTTAAGGAAGTCTCACGGATCCAGCGGAGCGACGAGAAGCGGGCTGGTGCCTGTCTGACGGCACTCAAGTTCAAGAAGTACTCGGCCCGAACCAGCGATCCTGATGTCTTCACGAAAATCTGGAGGAGGCGAGATGCGACTGGATAGGCTCCTGCCGGAAGCCGCAGCGCTCCGGATCTTTGCCGATACCTGGATGCAATACATGGCCATGATCGAGGCGGACACGTTCGATCCACGCACGCTCGACTTCATCATGGACGTCGAGCAACAGATGCGCCGGCTCCTGCC